ATATATCCAAAGTCTACTTGTATCCAGTTTGGAGGAAAAATTGCAATTACTTCCCCTTGCTGCCTTACACTTTTTCCCCTAACTTTGACTTGCATTCCCTTTTTAATCTCTTCTAACTCCATAATATTCTCCTTTCATAAGTTGCTAAACAATCTTCTTTTATACTTCGAAATCTTTTTCTAAAATTATTACTCTTATCTAATTCATACTGAACTGCTAATTCCCAAGCACAATCCCAAGCAGCTTTTTCTTCTTTTATTATCGCCTCTTGGGTTGGTGCTAAATGTCTTACCATTCTGTCACATGGAGATAACAACAAATTAACCTTTTCATGTCCCAACTCGTGAAGAGTAGAAATTAATTTTTCAACAACTCCTCCGTTTCCTCTTAACTCAATTCTTAAAGTTTTCATTCTTTGAAACTTATTATAAAATTTTGTATGAATTTCCCCACACACTTTATTAAACCCATTATTTACTTCAACAAATAAAATGCCTCTTTCTTGACACTTCTTTTTCAGATCCTCAAAAACTTCTGCGCAAGTCATTTATTGTTCCTTTTCCTTTCTAAAAGCTTTTCTCCTAATTGCTCTTTTTATTCTCTTCACTTCCCTTTTAATCATTCCAGGAACACTATCCTTTTCCTTCTCTACTTTTATTTCAATCAACTCAGGATGTTTCCAAAAGGTCTCCGTAGTCACATCGACTACGTTTTTATCCTGAGTAGTTATAATGTCCCCTTCAACCTGATAAGAAGAGGGTAGCACACCCCAAGCTTTCAATTCATTTAAAAGAAAAGACTTGTGCAAACTGCGTTTAACTGTTATACGATAAGTTTTCTTTGCCACCTTTATTTCCTTTTAGCCTTCGAAAGCTGCGGCAATCGATATACACACATCAATCAATCGCGCTTTCGCTGCTTCCTCTTCTGGACTCAAATCAGTATCCTCCATATGATCCGCACAATCCTCTAAATCTGGAAGAGTATTTTGGAATCTACAATAACTCATATTAGACATTTTATTTCTCCTTTCTACCTTACATTTCGCCTTGCGTTAGTTAATTGTGGGGAGCTATTAATTCTTTTAATTCAAACGTTCCATCACCTTTAGCTATACATCCTTTTGTTAATTCATACACTCTGCAACACAGAGCATTATGCTCTTTACAAAATTTCTCTGTCTCTTCTCTAGTATTATAAAGGACAAAGGTTACTAAAGAACCACTAGAGTCAGACTTCTGGGTAATTACTAAATACATTTAATCCTCCTTTCCTTAATCTATTATACACAAATGTTTGACAGATTATAGGATTTTTTATTCTTCTAGCACCCGTTGCCAATATAATGAACAAGGTTTTCTCTTCGAGTATTCTGGATCTTCCCAACCATCCTTTACCTTATATCCATACCTTACTAATTGGTTACAACAACAACAAAGCTTATATGCTTCTTTTGTCGATATTCCAAGCTTTTTTCCTATCTCTTTTGTGTTCAGAGTATCTCCAAGTTGTTTAAAAAGGCTTAATAATTCTTTTTCTTTATTAATAAATTGGAATTCAGCTATTTCTAAAATTTCTCCTTCCTCTACTCTTCTAAGCATATCATTGAAAATATCACGATCCTGAAACCAAAGGTAGTCTCCATACTTTCTTTTAATGTTTCCAAATCCTCCTGGTCTTTCACCTCCTACCTTTACATTTTCCTTAATAGGAAAAGCTTTGTTTAAATATTCTCTAAATTGTTTATTAGTAATCTTCATTTAACACCTTCTTCTTTTACCTTCTAATATATTATACACAATTTAAACAAGTTAGGAGCATAAAAAAACTTTTTTCCCAAAAACCCTTTGTTTTCTATCTTGAAAACTTTTCTTGAAATTGCACAAAAAAATTTAAGATGTGCACATTTGCCTTTTCACCGTAATCCCACCCCCCTAAACTCCTTATTACTCTTTCCACTACCCCTATTTCTCGCTACCCTTATCACTTGTAAACTGTCTACTGTCTTTTTTCAACCCTTATTCAATCCCCCCATTTACCCTTCTTATCTATAAAATTTATTCCCAATATTGTCAATAAAGGGTTTAGTATAACCCAATTATACTTACTTTCCTCCCCTTGTCTAACATTAAATAATAACCTTGTCTTAAAATAAAAGAATCACCCCTTTTGTAGGGTGATTCAATTTATTTAATACCTTTTGTCTTGTTTATATGTCTATTGGTCAAGATTTTTGTAATTCCTTTTATTCTTTCCTTATACAATAGTACCAAACCAAACCATACAAGGTTAATAAACAGCAAATAGAAACTACATTTAACCAATCCATTTTACTCCTTTCCTCTTTACTTTACTTTTTCTTTCTTACTTTCCTATTTTTATGATTTTCCTTTTTCATCGAACTAACTCGAAATTAGGAAACTAGATTTTTACCTATCAGCACTTCCGCTTTTGCTTCCTATTACTCGTTGAACTGTAGGATTATAATAATACCCAGTGTCGTGTTCTGGGTCTTTAGAACAAACAACCTCGAAATGACTTTCTAGTATTGACGTTGCTCCAGCAAGAATTAAAATTCCCGAATTAGACTCAATAGAACATTCCCAATGTTCTTCTGCTTTTACTAATAAAACACTACCACAAATTTGACATTCTATTCCCATTTTCTTACCTTCCTTTTCTATTTCTCACTTAAATTTTATAACTACAATATAATACTACCAAATACTCTTTGTCTGGTCTTAATTCATTTGTAGTTATTCCCCCAAGTAACAATACTGTCTTTAGTTTTTGAATTTTTACCTGACTTTTTTTGGGCATTTAACCCTCCTTTATAACTATACTTTACTATTCTTTTGTAAAACTTCTTTCTATTCTTTACTTCCTTCTTTTCTCCTTCTTTTCCGAGTTATCGTTTATAATTTTGTATTTATAAAATATGTAGTCAATAAAACTATCAAAGGATCTTTTGAGCTTTCCTAATGCTTCTTCTGGAGTTGCTCCTTGCCCAAATGTATTTAATTTGTCCAAGTTATCTTTTATAGTGATAGAATAAATATCCTTAGTAATAGTTTTTTTACCAAAAGGTATAAATTCTGGAAATGATTCTTTTGTAAAAACAAGGCCAAACTTATTTACTTTTTTCATTCTATTACTCTTCCTTTACTTTAAATTTTCTGTATCCTTTTTCAATAAATTCTTAAAGTTCTTCCCATCCCCGAAATGCTTGTTTAAAACCTTGGCAATAGCATCTGGTATTGACATTATCAGACCGCCCTCCGGAAAATTTACAGGGGAAGAACCTCCTATTCCAACTAGTTGTTCGATAATTTTATCCACCCCGATTCCAGACCTCAACGCTAAAGAGATCAGCCGACAGATTGCCTCTGTATCGGCCATAGTGGAATAGCCCGATTTACCTATCTGGGCAAAGACCTCAAAAGGCTTTCCATTTAAGACATTTATGGTAACATAAAGATTTCCGTAACCGGTTTTAATCTTATCGGTGATCCCAGTTAAAGTGGTGGGCCTATCTTGTGGCTTTATCTCACCTTCAGTCATTTTTTATTTCCTTTTCGATAACTCTTCTTGGTATATATTTCCCAATTGTTCCTTTTTATACTTTTTTGTACCTTTTAAGTAACTTTCTATTTCTTTTGGATTATCAATCTCTTTTACCATCAATTTTTTAACTTTTTCGGCCTGCTTTGCTGTATTATCAAAAATTTTCTTTTGTTTTATTCGATCTTTATGTTTTTGTTGTTCCTTACCAATTTCTTTAGCCTGCTGGATAAAAGATTCAATTGTAAACCGTTTATGTTGCCTTTTCATTTTACTTCTCCTTATACATTACTACTACTTTTGCAAAACGTATTCCTATTTCTTTTGCTTGTTCTTTTGTTTCAACGCACAAGTCTATCATTTGTCCTTTTACTAAATTTCCGGTGTCTTCTGCTAAAAACCATCCATATCCTTCTACCCATACCCAACTACCTAAAAGAATTACGTTTGGATCAACGGCGCATGTTTTCCAGGGAACTGCTTTATTTCCTAAAACATTTAATCCTGACAATCTGTTTTCTACAGTGTCAATAGAAACATACGCCGTTATCAAAAACACTTGTTTAGTAGAAAAGCTAAATTCTTTACAGAAACATTCACTTTGAGTAGAGTCTTTTTTAAGTTGATTTACAGTCTCATTTGTTTTCATTTGCTGTAATTGTAGTAAAAATACAACAACAATTATTAATAAAATCCAAACTATGATTCCAACTTTCTTCCACTCCACTAAAACTCCTTTCTTTTACATCATTGACCAGCAATTAACAACTGATCTGTACACTCAGCTACTAACATTTTGTAAGTAACCATAGTCATCTGCATAGCATACCAATAATCGCTACCATCAATTCTAATTCCAGTAATAACATATTCCTCTGTAGAACTTACCACATACATTCTAAATTGTGTGTCTCCTTTGTGTGTCCATATTTGAGTTTCTGCATTTGGAGCAGGAGCAGTATTTAGAGTTAGTTTCTGAATTATAGAATCCGGAGCGGTTACAACAGGTTGAGTTACAGAATTTTTTCCACAAACCACTACCATAGTCAAAATTGCTAATAGGCTACCTAGCACTAACATTTTAAAACCTCTCCGAGCCAAAACCGAAGCTCCTTCTAAAGAAAACCCCTGAGCAACTAATTTGCGGATATATTCACTCATTTTATTCATTCTTTTTTCACCTCCTTTTAAATCTTTTACGTTTTTCATTTAATTTTCCCCTTTCTTACCATTTTAATAAATCTCCAACATTCTTTCATACTCCTTACAAAACTACTTGACGTATAAATCTTTAGCCTTGATAAAGTCCCAGATCTTCTTCATTAACTGAGATGTTGGGATAGGTTCCTTCCCAAACACCTGTTCCACACTCTCCGAACATCCTTTAAAAGAAATCTTCTTGGTCCCGAAAGCCACAAAAATCACCTCCCTTTTTTAATTTCTTTTTTTACTACAATTTGCCAAATTTACTATATTTTTTTACACGTAAACTTAAAAATTTATAGAATAACCAGCGTCTTAATCCAAACCATTCTCCCCAAATCCATCTCCATATATACCAAAGAATTAGTTTGTGAAAATATTCTCTTCTCAAAATAACAAGCCATTTATCTGGAAAGCCAATTCCTATTTCATAAGAGTCATTTAAAAATTCTGCAACGTATAGATTTTCTGTTTCCCCTTTTAAATTCTTAATTTTCTTAAGTACAACAAACTCATGCCAATTAGGAATTTCTCCAAACAATTTATTCCATAAATTATTCCAAAACTTGGTCCATCTACTACGCTTATTTTTACAACACATTCCTTGGTTCATTTTTCTTTTCCTTTTTCAATCTTCAAAAGATAATATTTACTACCTACAACTTTAAAAAAGAACACATAACCGTCATTTATCTGTACTTTTGTTGAGAAAAGCCAAAACCATAACTTATCAATCCACCTGATTCTAGGAGGAATTCGTAAACAATCTTCTTTCTTGAAAACGTAATTAAAATAAAATGGATTTTGATTTTTCATTTTTTTCTCCTTTAATCACCATACTGTTCATCCTCAGAAGGAGCCCCATTAGTAATGTCTAACTCATTTTTATAATACTTACTTCGTATATATTTCTTGCCCATTCCATATGCTGCTAATCCTAATACCAAAGAAACTGCAGGGTAGGAAACATCTCCCGAAATCCAAAAACTTCTTACTGCACAAATAAAGGCAGCCCAAAAAGAAATCCTTCCTAAAGAAAGTTTCCCTTTTTGCTCCTCTATTAAAGTTCGAAAATAATCTAAACAACCAAAACACCATAAAAAGAATGCACACGTTATTAGTCCACCAGAAATATAAAAAAGAATGTCCAATATTAATTTGCCATTCATACTGTTCTCCTTCTTTTTATATAATTATACACATCTAATCCAGGGCAAATAGTATTACAATATTCTCTATGTGCGAAAATATCTTGTTTTCGTAAATTTAGTCTATCTGCTAAATAATAAAGCAACATATCTAATGATGTTAGTTGAATTTGAGCAGGAACCTGTTGTCCGAGGATAAAATGCGACTTTTCTTTAACAAAATTTCCTAATAAGCATATACCAACCCCAACTCTATTTTGGCCTTTACAATGCCAAGTTATATTTGCTTGGTCACTTGTTTTGTATATATATCCGTCTCTATCTATCATCCAATGATACACAATTCCGGGACATCCATTTGGTGAAATATGATTTCCAGGACTAATATCATATTTAGTTATTTCTTTTATTTTTTGTAATCCTTCGCCTTCTGCACAAAGTTCTGCGGAATGGTGAACTATTATTTTCTTTATAGTATTTAGATTTCGTTGATTCCATTTTCGAGTAGAATGAATTTCTCTAAATAAAGTATCCCTAACATCTGTAAAATTAAGATTTGGTGCAGGTCCTTCTTTTGATAATTTTCTTTCTGAATTAAATGCTGATTTAAAAAAATTAAAAATCATTTTTTTATTCCTGGATAACAATTTTTACAATAAACTTTGTAAAATCTACCACATTTTTTACAACACTCTTTTAAATCAAAAAAAGTAGGAGAAACAAGAATAGTATTTTTATGATCATTTACCGTTATAGAGGGGTCTCTACCCATCACATCCTTAAAAGCCTTTTTAAAATATTCAAATGATATTTCTGTTCCTACATTACAACAAACTTCCACCTGCATCCACCGCCCTACCATTTTCTGTAATTTTTCATATCTAGGGCCTACTCTTATTGTCATTCCTGTAGTATTATCAGGTAACAAAAAGGTCAATATAACAAGCTGCCCTTTAACATTATAATCCATAAGTTTTGCATTTGTTATATATTTCCTAAACATTTTCTTGTCTCCAATTTATAACTTCGCTAATCTTTTCCATACTTTTTCATATTTTTTAAGATCGTAATCTATAAGATCAGAAGTACTCATAATTTTAATGGTTTTTTTAAAATAAGCACTTCCTAGTTCAGATTTAAAATAATATTCTACTATGTCTCCGGTTTCCCACCTAATTACGACACGGTTTTGTAATGGATCATGAGTTGTTATAATAAAACCAAGAATAAAACCTATCTTATTAGATTCAGTATGTAAAACAATAATACTTGACGCATTTAATTTCATAATACATTAACTAAATCTTTTCCATAACATTTACAACCTCTTTCAAGACATCTTACGCATACTAAATTAGTTGCACTAAACCTATAAGCAGAGATCATAACAAGGTCAAAATTTTTATATTTTTCTCGCAATTCCATCTGTTCTGCTAAAGATAAAGGCTTACTCCATTCATCGGCTATTCCATACATTTCAAGAGGATTACCACAACATCTACACTTTTTCATTTATCTTTCCTTGATTCTACTATTCTCCGATATAACTCTTTGGTGTATACTTTCCCACAATTCCACTTACTACATTTATATTGATCTCCAAACACAATCAGATCATGTCCACACTCAGGACAATGATAGATGTTTGTAGCTAAAACAAATAAACTATTCATTTTTTACTCCTTTTTTACTTGTCGTAATTCTCGTTGGTTAAAAGGCAGTGAAAAACCCACCCCTTTAAACTTCACAAAGATTGGATAATAGTAGAGAGTTCTCCTATTCGAGATTTTCTGAACAACCTTTCCTTTTGTTCCTATCCAAGGAAGAGCTTCATAAGGAAGTCTTGAAAGGTTACATCCAACAACCTCTACTTTCATCCCCACTTGAACCTCTCTATATCTCATTTCTTCTCCTTCAAAACTCTCTCATAAGCTTCTAACACGGCCTCTTCCAATTCACTCCTCATATCATTGTTTATAGGATGAGCGATATCGCGAAATTTTCCGTCTTTGCCTTTCCTATTAGGCATTGCAACAAAATAATCTGGGGTTCCTTCGATAACTTTCATTCCATGAATTACAAAAGCATCGTCAAAGGTAACATCTACAAAAGCTTTTAGCTTTGGTTCGTCTCTTAATGTAATTCTAACGTCGGTGATCTTCATTTTGTTTCTCCTTATTTTAAAATGATTGTTGTTCTTTATTAATCTTTCACTTTAGTATGCCTAGCACAATATCCCAACTCTATTTGAACTTCACAAGGTTTTTTAAATGGTTCATTAAGACCTTTAATTATTTTTTTAGGAACTTCTCCTATCCACATTAATTCAAATAATTCTGAGCTTACTTTTTGTTCTTTATAAATTTTAAGAAAATAAGTATTTTCAAATTTTTCTAATGACATTTTAATTTTTTCTAATTCTTTTAACTCTTTTGTTTGAGTCATTTTTATTTTCCCTCCTTTTCACTTCTAACATTACTTTTTTGCTCTTCAAAAATCAAAGCAACAACAGAATCTACAAGTTCTTTTTTTATTACAACTAAGTTTTCGATATAGTTTTTATTTTTTAAATAACTAATCATAATCGCATCTAAATATTTATTAACCAAATATATTATACGTCCTCTTACCTTTTCTTTATCAATTAAAGAAATAAGCTCATCTTTTTCTTGCTGGATTTTATACAAAGCATCTAAAGCTTCTCTTTTCAATGAATAATTCCTTACCTTATTCCATATATTCCGCAATAGTGCAACCAAATAGTTTAACGGAAATGGATAAGCAACAATAGTACAAGTTAGATGATCTATATATGAAACTCCATAACCCTTTGGTAATTTCTGCCCTTCTCTTAAATGCTCACTAATCCTTATTTTTATCATCATTTTCTCCTTAACCAAAAATTTAAATAATAACTTGGATAAACATATTCGTTTTCTTTTATTGGCTTTTCCAAAAAAGATTTCACAAAAAAATACAATATTTTATTACAAATTCTTAACCACATTTTTTTAAATCCTTTGTAGTATTAATTTTCCAAGATATTCTAATGCTGCTTCTATTTCATCAAATACAATATCTGCTGCTTCCATTACAAAAGCGTGTCTGTGAACATTTTTTTCGTCCATAACAACTATTGTATGTTTTCCTAAATAAGAAGCTATACAAAGTTCCATAATACAACCTATCGAAATAGATTCTGACCCGCTTAAATCAAGATAAAAAACATCGCATCGTTTTACCATCCAACAATCTCTTTCAAAAATTGCATGATTAGAAGCTATTGGCTGTTTATAATCTGCAGGCTTAAATCTTTCCAATGTATATGTTCTTAAATAAGACTTTCCTGTCATTGGATGGAAAACTTCAAATCCAACAGATTCTAATGATGTTTTAATATTTGTGTAATACAACTCTACCTCGTCAAATGTCAATCCACTTATAGGATGAGCACAATATATTTTCATGATTTCTCCTTTACTGTACAAATTTTAAGTGCTCTAACGGAACTCTACATTTTAATCCCGTTACCCATTTTACTAAAGCTTGTTTATCTCCTGCAAAAACTTCAATAACTATTCCGTGAGTTCCTTCATAAACTTTTGCTTGAGACACTTTTTCACAAACTTCTTTCCAATTCCTATTTAATATTTCTACTTCTACTTTTAATCCAGAACAATTAAACAATTCAACGCTAGCCCCTTCAACTATTCTTCCGTTTACTCCCACTTTTTCCCCTTAAATGTTTTATAACAAGCCCCCAAACTGATCCGCATTCCTCGCATGGTTTTATTTTTATTAGTATTCCTTTATGAGGATCTGAAATTTCCTCAACTACATAACTCTTTTTACAAGAAGTACAGTCAACCTTCCAACTCATTTATTTCTCCTTATTCTCAAAATCACTCTACACATTCAAAATCTTCAAAAACCGTCGGAGCTATCCCCTTTAGAATAAACAAAACCTTATTGAACACTTTTCTAATTTCCCACTGAGCATTGGGGTCAGTTCTTAACTTCAACATGTGTCTCCATTGTCTGAAATTAGCAGAAACTACAATCTCCGTTTCTGTTGCATTGGGTAAGATAAACCTAGCATCTTCTTTCTTTATACCTTCCTGATATCTAAGAAAATTATAAGCATCTCTAATCATTCTTATAGTATCCTCAAATTTCTCTTTACCTTCCGAGTCTTCTGAGATACTTGGAGGAATTACAAAATCAAAATTAGACTCATCCACATGTCTTTGGGACTTTTGAGTAAAAGCACAAAGTCTATGTCTAACCAATTGATGGGTAAATGCTCTAGACACTCCTTTAAATCTAAAAGTAGCGTAAGCATGTTCTAACACAGACTCATGCCCACTCCTTATTATCATCCGAATAAATTTCTTCTCACTACCCTCTTTTCTTTGATTAAAAGACATATAAGCAGTTCTTCCCGCTTCCTCAATCAACTCTTCTGAGTCGGGAGTCACTGCAAGAAATATTACTTCACTCATACTTTACTCCTACATAATAAAAACCCACGAACTACGTCGTGGTTTCTAAATTATATAATTCGAAGTTTTACATTCTTATTTAAATTACCCCAAATTTTTCTAAAATCAAACAAGTTTTTACAACTTTTTTCTTTTCTTTAGGTAAAGTTCCAATCTTCCTAACCCCAATAATATACAAAAAGTTACAAAACCAATTACTAATGCCTCAGTATAATAATTAAATCCAATTGCTAACCCAAGAATACCACACACCCATATACAAGCAGCTGTAGTAATTCCGTGCACTGATTCTTTACTGTGAAGAATTACTCCCCCTCCAATAAATCCTAAACCTGTTAATATATTTGAAGCAATACGTGTCGGATCTACATTTGGCCCGCATACACAAAATGAAACATAAGCAGCAAGCATTGACCCCAATATTACTAAAATATTAGTCCTTAATCCGGCAGGTTTATGATATAGCTCTCTTTCAAATCCAATCAATGCTCCTAAACCTATTGCTATTATAATCTTTAAAATAAAATCAAATTCTAAAATATTAAACATACTTTACTATATTTTTAAATTATTCTTCATTTTCATCTTCTTCTTTATTTTCTATTTCATCTAAACCAGAATCTTCTTCAGCTTTTCTTTCACGCCTTTCAAATGCTTTACGGGCCTCCTCTTTTCTTTTATCTCTCATTTTTTCGCATTGCGTTGAAGTAAATTTAGAGTCAAAAATGAACTGAAACATCTCCTCCTCCAGCCAATCATAAATTCTACCAATTGGAATAAAATACCCCATGTGCGTTATACTATCTCCCCAACCAATAACTTCAATTCTACTTGGAATCCCTATGAATTCGAAAAACTCTTCTTCTTTTTCTTTTTGGGCGTCAACTATAATAGTTTTAACAAGGTAAACTCCTCCACCTGAATTACCGTATATAATTTGTCCATTACTCATCCAATATTTGTAATTATCAATTTCATCATCCATTGAAGTAATTTCTCCATTAGTAGGAATAGGAGAATGCCCTAAACTGCACCCACAAATATATACAGTATCAAAAATGTGAATATTTTTAACATCTTTTGGATGTAATCGTGCTACATATTTTACAGGTTCCGCGGATCTTAGTTTAACTAAAGCAATGTCTTGATCTTTATCATAGGCAACAATATCCGCTTCTACTGCAGTTCTTCCAATGTTACAGCTAAGATTTTTATACCTATAAAACTCTACGGTAACAGTTGCTCTCGTTTCCTTTTTAACATCTTTCGAAAGTAATGGATCCCATTCTCGTTTTACAGCAATAGCAGCCTCCACCACATGCCAATTTGTTAAAACATAAGTTTCATACTCTTCTGAACCTTTACTAATAGGTTTGGAATAAACTACAGTTCCGCTTCCTCCCGCCTTTGAAGTTTTAACAAGCACAGAAGGATATAAAATTTCTTTGTGTTTTATTTCAATATGTTTATTTGCCATAGTATCCTCCTAAACTTATTTCTCTAAAATTTCGTCAGCCTGATCCACTATGGATATATTATCATTATATACATACAAATTTTCTAATTTTGGGATATCTTGCAACTTAAGATTATAACGAAAACTCAAGCCATGATGTTCATGAACACCAGCAAAAAATTGTCTAGCTTTTGTACCAAGAAATAATTTACCAATTGAATATTCGCTAGCTCCAATAACACTTCCATTTATAATAATTTCACCATCAATATCGTCTAACGTTCCCGCATTATGGAAATGTCCCAAACATACATAATCAATTTTAGTTCCTTTCGAGGCAAGTAAAGATCTGAGTCTATATACCATTCTTTGAATTCCATACCACGGTATTCCTGCCCAACTATTAATGTTGTCACCATGTAAAAACAAAAAATTCTTTCCTTCAATTTCCTGAATTGCCCAAAAACTTCGGGGTAAATTAAACTTAATATTTTTTTGGTTTCTTAATAATAAAGCCAATAAAGTGTAAGTTATATAATCCCAATTAACATATCTTCTTTTAAAACGTATCTCTTTAGACATTCTTCCATGATTACCAACAATCCCAGTAAATTCAATTTCTGGAAATACTTGAGCTAATTCTAATAAAAATTGAGCAACAATCAAAGCAGTTCCTTCAGCCCACTCAATTGGAGTATTTTCAGCAGATTCAACCAATTCTTCATGTATAGTACCACACACAAAATCTCCCAAACCACCAACAACTAACTTTGGAAAAACATATCCACGAAGCTTATTATGAGCTATATCAATAATAGAGTTTGCAAGATATTTTAATCTATTTTTCATTTCTTCAAAATTGTAAGAATTTATTCCTCCGGTTTCTACACCTCGAACAACTTCCCATCCGTGTAAATCTGATAAAAGCAATAAAGCCGTTTCTTTTGTTCTTTCAACTTTAAAGGATTTTTTAATCGGAGGAACTCTAACAATAGGCAATGCAGGAACTGTTTCTCTAAGAACTTTAAGGATACTTTCTTGAAGATTTGAAGCTATGTTAGCGACGCGATATTTCCTATTAACAATTGCTAATTGTGTTGTTAATCTTTGTATTTCTCTATCCTTTTCAACAAGCTGATCAACTTTTTGTGGGGGGATATCAGAAGTTTCGTTTTCAATTATACTTTGTAATTCTTCACGAGATAATTTTGATTTCTTTGATTCACAATGAGAATAGGAAAGACCTAATCGACCTAACTTTATGGTGATTGAAATTACCGTTCGATTATTTTTAAATTCCTTATTTAAATCATCAACAAAATCTATGGGGTGGACTTCTTCTTTAATTTTTTGTTTTACAAATACAATTTCTTTTTCAGTCCATTCAATAGATTTGATCATTAATCCTCCTTCCTATTTTAAAATACTTACCTAAATTTTATTACCAATATAGTGATCCAAAATACTTCTATCGCATTAACAGTATATGGTAAAATAACACCTAAATTTGCCTTCGTAAATAACATATTTATCCACACCAAAAACATCGCCACAGATAACAACAACCACGCCAATACAGAAAACTGCTTCGCATCCTTTACCTTATATAACTTTACAATTTGCGGAATTCCATAAATTAAAAACAATAACGAAGAAATAATACCACTCAACCCTACAAAAGTAATCACTTTAATCCCTCCTATCTATTTTAAAATACACTAATTACAATAAAAACTAAATTTGTTTTATGTCGCCACCTTCCACTCCGTAAGGAATATTAAAATCTGGAAATTCTAACTCTTTAAGTTTTTTCTTCTTTAGTTTATTACTTTCTCCCCATTGGTCTTCTCCTAAATCAGCTACTTCTGCTTTTGCCGGTTCTGAAGGAAGTCCAGGAGTTCCATAATCTTCTCGTAAAAGTAAAGAAGGGCTGTAATAATTTTTGTCTGTTGGTTGTCCTTCAAATCCCTTTTTCTCTCTATTATAAAATACATTTGCTTTTTTATTTTTCAAATGAAAAACTGTATATGTCCTTCCATATAATCCTCCACTAATGTACCCAGACAATTCTGGAATTATGTCCCATCTATTTTTTTCTTCTTCTTTCCACTCGTCAATAACTTTGTTTGATTGTTCAGCAGCATAATCTTCCCATTCTTTTTCTGGCAAATTTTCAGGAAAACATCCTGAACTCCATCCTTCATAATGAATTAAGTAAGTTTCTCCGTCAATTGTAATTTCTTCTTTACCTGTTCCATCACTTACTTCATCAAGTAATTCAAAAAGATATTCGTCAATTTTGTCAAGATTAGTTTCTTTTGCTTTTTTTCTAAAATTCAAAGAACTAATTTTTAAATTATGCAATTCATCAAAAAAGGAATTATCACCAATTACATCTATTATTAAATATTCTCCAAATACACCATCGACATGAACGGTACTTATTACTCTATCTATTGCAATCATTTTTTCTTGAGGAGTTCTTGCTTGTAGTAATGTTAAAATTAAAGTCTTTCCGAATTTTTGCATCCAAGCACCCCAAAATTCTTCACATTCTTCTAAAGTTTGTATAAATTTTGAAATAACTTCATTCATTAGTTCTTCGTCGTAAATACCTTTTGCTTCTTGAGTATATAATTTTATTAAGTCTTGTTTTGTAACTTGAGGTTTTGGCAGAATTCCTTCTTCCTTTTCCTGACCTATTTTCTTTCTCATATTTAATGAAGCCATATCAATATGAGGATCAACTATATTCTGTTCCACAATTGAATCATTCTTGTCATGTCTCGGAGGATTCTTTCGTCTTAATTTTATATTTGTTTTATCTTGCACTCCCCAATTTTCAGGAACTTCCATATCAGAAATTGCAGGAGCAGCAGAAAGATCAGCTGTCTTTTTCATATTCAAACTAATATTTGACTCTAAAGGTTTAGATTTAGTCCAAACTGTTTCTCCAATAAAATCAAGGGTTTCCCAAATTTCATCTGGATCGCCTTGAAATACTCCAAACCCATAAGATAAGTGTAATGCTTGTATTGTTTGATCAATTTCAATAATTTTTTTGTTTAAACTTTTTGTAGCAACCTTTTCTAACTCATTAATATAAAAATCCGCTATTGCTATAAAATCTTTTTTTACATATCCCGTAATTTCAGGATCTTTTGATACTCTTTCTTTTTCTATTTGCAGTCCATAAATTAGTTTAGTAAGAACATTATCCACAAATTCATTAGTAAGTAATCCTTGTAATTCTAATTCATAGAATTGTTTAAGTTCTTGTATTGATAATTTATTAGGATCAGAAATATCTTGTGCTGTCTTTCTCATACATAAGTTGTTTGCAATTTCTTCCCTAATAGAATCAAGAACATCATAAAGTTCATCATAGTCCCCTTGAAATATACCAAAACCAATAGATTCATCTTTCTCCTTTTTATCGTCTCTCTTTTTTTGAGGCCAAGAATGAGGATAATCTAATTGTTCAAGAATTAGATTTGGAACTGAAGTCTCTTTTCTCATACTTAATTTTGGAACCATAACATTAGTGGTACTAGGTAACCCCAATATTTTTAATAATTTCGGAAGATTATCTGAAAATTCTTCAAAAGTACCAGTATCAAAATTCCATAATATCCCTGTTGAATCATAATCACCCCGAGTAATACTATCATATTCTTCACCATATGAAGGCAACCCTATATCTTCGAACCATTTATCATGCTCATCTTCTTCGTCAGTAGTATATATCTTTCCATTATAAATAGCCCATAAACCTCCTGGAAAAATTTTAGCTTTCTTCATACTTAATTTTGAAGCATTTACAAAAAGGTCTTTGTATTTAAGTACTCTTGGAATATCATTTTCTTTAGCAAAATAAATTTTTAAAGTATTTAAATCTGCTTGCAATTTTTCTACTAATTTAGGTAAATTATCAATTAATTCATTCCAAGATTCAATATTTTCATAACAATAAATAATATTTGGATCAGGAAGATAATAACCGCGAGCAGCTTTATCAAATTCATAACCACTACTTGGAAGACCTATTTCTTCAAACCAAGTTGAATGTGTTAGAAGCCCAAGTTGTTTCCCAATATAAATAGTACCATTATAAATTGCCCAAAGTGTTGATAATTCAGCACTTAATTTCGGTTCCAAAATATCTTCTAATTCTTTTTCTTCCTCCCCAGTAATTTTTTCATCCTTAATTATTTGCTTAATTTTTCTCAATATGTCTATATATTTGTATCTCTCAATTAACTTAAAAATAATATTTCCCGGAGTCCAGTTTTTACTTAATCCTTCTTCAATCGGTTCTTGACCGTCATAAAAAGCCTTGTTCCTTTCTTCATGAATTTTTATATTCTCTTCTTGTAATTGTTTTAAATCTTGTTCAACTTTCTTTAACTTTTCTTCTACTAATCTTTGAATATCTGCTTTGTTTCCTTCGTAAGAACCTAATAGCTCTTTTAAAACCTTATAGTCAACAAAATCTCTTTTTGTTTTACCTAATTCCACATCTAATTTTTCCATAATGTAGTTTGCTTGTTCTTGTAGTAAATCTATTTTTTGTTCTGTGTCATATGTTTCAGGTATTTTTTGAGGAGGAACAATCCAAACATCTTTTTGTATATCATATGCTTCTTCCGTTTGTGTCATTACATCTTCCCATTCAGACAATATATAATATGTAAGAAGGTGTGAAGTTCCAGGTAGATATTCTTTGTTTAAAGTATTCCAAAACACTTTTAACAAATCTTTACGCATTTCTTCAGCATCTTCTTTTGCTTTATCTAGATTAGTTTTTTTATATGCTTCCCAATCGACTCTTATATGAATATCTATATCAGAAGATTTTTGATATTGATGTGTAGCAGTTGACCCTGTATAGTAAAATTCCTTACACCACAATTCTGGACTATTTAATCCTTCTTTTACCAAGTAATCAATAAAACGATTCATAATAAAACTTTTAATATCTTTTTTTAGTTTTGGAGGATCAGTTGACAAATCCCATATTTCAGAATCTAAATATTTATGTGGGTAATCGAGGATAGATGTTTCCTTTTTCATTGCTAAAGTTTTAAATTCTTGTGTTGTATAATCAATCATTTGTATAGTAGGATCTGATATTCCTAAAGCATTTACTAATTCTGGTAAATAATCTGCAAACTCATTATAATCTCCAGTTCCATACCAAACAATTCTTCCGCCTTCAGAATACCCTCGAACTAACTCGTCAAAAGCCTTTCCTGAAGTAGGAAGACCAAATTTTTCAAACCATTGAGAATGGTGTTCCTCCCTACCATAATTTATATAAATGTTTCCTTGATATATTGCCCACCCAGATTCAAAAGTATCTGGAGTTCCCATAGTAAACACTTTTGCTGTTTTATGAACTTTTGTTAAAACTGGTTTGGGTAAAATATTTAATACTTTTTGTGTAAGTCTTTCTATTTCCCAAGAACTTAATTCTGGATGTTGATTTAGAAGATAATCATAAATATATGTTTCAGTTTTCGGTAAATCTATTCTTTCTTTTGTGAAATAGAAAATAGTATTGTTAATAATTTCTTGGTCCGAAATTGATGTTTTTCTCATACTTAAGTTAAAGCTTTCTTCTTCTTTTATTTCAGGACGCTCCCACTCTAATGTATTTTTTGATAATTCTGCTAAAGTTTCAGGAGGAGTAGAAGGATTTCTTTTAATATACAAACGAACCTCTTCATCTTCATCTTTAGCTAATTCCACTAATGATTCGGGAGGGGTATTGGGATTATAAGCCACCCGTATACGAACATACTTATCTATATCTTTCGCTAATTCTACTAAGATTTCTGGAGGTGTTTCTGGATTTCCTGCAACATTTATACGAACAAATTCATCTTTATCTTTTGCTAATTCAGCTAAGATTTCTGGAGGAGTTGATGGATTTTGGGCAAGTTCAAATTTTTCATCTCTTGTAATATATTTTTCGGGAGATATAATTTCTTTTCCTTTTAATCTTAAATCTTCTATAACTAATTTTTGTAAATCAGAAGAAAGATAAGGTATAAGTTGTTCAGGAGTTGCTTGAGCTTTAGTTTCTAAAGCATCAGAAAACCACTTTTTGACTTTCGGAAAATCGTGAAACATTAAACCAGTATTGTGTTCAATATCATTGATATGATCTATAACAGTTATGAGTTGATTAGTATCAGAAGTATTTTTAAGTTGAATTAGAGATTCAACAATAGACCCCCAAGAGGGACCACCATATTCTGTTACCCAGACTCCTTCATTATATATTTGAGCTAGTTGTTCTAAAGTAAGACTATTGACATTTTTAAGATTAAATTCTTCTATCCAATCCTCCCAATTATACATGCGATCAGTATGTTTTCTAAGTTCACTATAAACCATTTTAGTAATCAGAGGAACATAAACATCTTTTATACTTTGTACAATCATATTTCTATATTGTTTTGCGTAAGGATTTTGTTCTAAGTAATTATCTGACAGTAAAGATACTCCATAAAAGTCAAAAAATAGTTGTTTATCTATTTGAGATCTCTTTCGCATACTTAACTTTGTCCCCATTCCTTCATAAAACAAAATTGAGTTTGCAATATACTTTTGCAATTCTAATAAATTGTTAATTTTATCAACATTATTTAAAATCTTTTGTTTATCATCTTCATCAATATGAGAACCTGAAACTGTACTTATAATTATATCTTTTGCCTCTTTTAAACCAGAAGCACTCCAAACTGCCGGAGCAATACTTTCTAAAATTGATACAACAGGACCTCTATATTTTGTGGAAATTTTTACTTTATCTATATTTTTCTTTATATTCTCAAACCTTAAACTTCCAACACTTTGAAAAGGAACTTCTGTAAATACACGATAATCCGAATATAATCGATTATAAATAGCAAGAGCAAAATCATTGCTATCCTCTTTTGAAATGCCTAAATCCTCTTCCAAATGATTTGTCAGTTCAAACATAAATGTATCACTAACTAATTCCTCATAAATTTCTTTAGCGTCATTCATCCTTTCAAATTCTTTTACAAATTTTAATACAAATTCTTTTTCTATGGATGTAAATTCATTAGCCTTTTTTATGTTACTAACAACTTGTTCCCAATCATCTAGCAAACCAGAAATTCTATCTATATTAGCTTTAACTTCTTCTGGAAATAACATTAAGGTACTCTCACAAATATTACAATTAAACATCAACATTTTCCCACCAGAAGGAATTTCTTGATATCCAATAAAAGTATATGCTGGAATTTTATGGTTGTGAAATTGTTTAAATCTATATTCATGAGTTTCAATCCCTGCTTTCTTTCTCATAAATAAAGTCATTTCCCCTCCCCCTCAACTAAGTCACAAATATTTTCCAATGTTTTTCGATCTACTCTTATTATTCTATCTTTAACACCACCAACAATTAAATATTCATCAACCTTTGGATCATATTCCATTACTTTGTATGTAGCTTCTTCCATTGATTTATTCTTAATTGTATCTTCAGGTTTAAATATAGGAGAAGCACTTTCAATAGGAACATCTTTTTGTATATCTGATTTTCTCATATCTAATTCAGCTTTTTTTATTTCTGAGAAACCCGGGGCAGATTCAATTTTAACATTCTCCGGTAATTCTAACTTTTTTCTTAACTCTTCAATATTATCAGAAAATTCTTCAAAAGTTCCAGTACCTTCATACCATACTATTCTATCTGGTCTATAAATACCACGAGTAATATAATCGTATTCTGTTCCTTTCACAGGTAAACCTAATTCTACAAACCAATTTTCATGTCCCTCGTATTTATTCACATCTTCTAATTTACTATATATCTCTCCATTATAAATAGCCCATAAGCCTACAGACAGGAGTTTTCGGCCTGATATTTTATTAGCTTTTCTCATATTTAATATACTACCAAAAGGTCTTGTCACAGGTCTTTTAAAAGACTCCCAAACAATTTGCCCCAATTCTTTCCAAGTTGGAAATTTTTTCTTTAGTTTTTTTGGTTCAGGTTCTCCAAACTCTTCAACAGGTATTGGAATTTCTTCTTCTTCTGGTTCTGCTAACTCAAAAATAATAGGCTTTTCAACAGGAACTTTCTCTGGTTCAACTTTTACTTCTTTAGGTTTTTCAATTTTAGGCTCCTCGACAGGAGTTGGAATTTCTTTTTTAGGCTCAAATTTTGGTTTTACAAATGCTTTTATTTCATCTACCAAAAAGGGAGTAGTACGCCCAGGTTTAAATATATGAGCAATATCTATATGAGCATTAGTTATTTCTGTTATCTCAATATCATATGAACCATCCTCATTCTTCGTTCTAACAATTCCTTTACCTTTTAAAACTCCTCCTTGTTTACTTCTACCAACTCGAAAATAACGAGTAGTGTCAAATTCTACTTCATCTCCAATGTTAACTTCTGTAATTTGAGCAATTCTTTTTAAACTTAAACTACTAACTTTCAAATTACTTAGGTCATCAAAAAAGGATAAATCTCCAGGGTCTATTCCTTTTATCAAATACTCTCCATATTTTCCCGTTTGATGAACAATATTTATTACAGTATCTATTGCAATCATTTTCTCTTGTGGAGTTGTTGCTGAGTGTAAAGGTTGAATTAAATCTTCTGCTTCTCTAATTAGATCATAACTATCATCAGTTACATATTGCAAAAGATACTTTATTTTGTATTCTTCAAAATTAACCCAACTTTCTAAAGTTACTAAAAATCCTGAAATAATTTCATCCAGTAATTCTTCATCATAAATACCTTTAGCTTCTTGTTCATATAATCTTCTTATTTTTTGTTTTGTTATTTGAGGCCCCAAGGTTCTAGGGGATTCCTGCGCAAATTTGTCAAATCGAAGTTTTAGTTGTTGAGGTATAATAAATTGTTCCTCAATATTCTTTCGTATAGTTTCTTTTAAACCTTTTTCATGTTTTAGTTCAAAAGGTTTTTGAAAACTTCTATATTTATCTTTTTGTTCTTCTTTATCTTTTTCCTTTTTTAGGTTCATTTTTTCTATAAATTCCGGAGATGGAAATAATATTCCAGTTTGTAATAATTCTCTTTGAGTTAAAGGATCAAGAGCTATTTTTCTCATATTTAATCTATTTTCAAAAATTCTTTCAGTAAGTTTACCCTGTTCCTGAAGAAAAGTCTTCAAAGAATCCCATACTTGATAGTGTTTTTGTATCTCTTTTCTATTTGATCTAAATTCCCTTTCTGCATATTCTTCAAATGTCATAATTAAATGTTCAAAGACATCATAATCAACATGCATTGTATTTATAGTAGTATCTATTGCAACTATTTTTGAATCGATATCAAAAGCATTCTCGAGTTCTTGTTTACAAGATTCTAATCTATTTGTTGCTGCTTTTGCTTCTTCATTTAGTCCTTCCTCAGCAATATAAAATTGTAACCAATCATTTAAAAACTCTATTAATTCTTTTACTATATATTCTGATAATTTGTCGAGTTGCTCTTCAATACCAAAATTTCCTTTTCTATATAACAATTCTAATTCATACAACTTTTTTAGTTGCAATGGAGAAATAATTGCTTTCTTTCGTATACTTAATTGAAAAGTTGAATTATTTTTTCTTACACTCAATAATTTTTTAGCTTCTTTTTCTATATCTATCCCTTCATCATATAAATTATTTTTAATTTTCTGAATCATTTCTTGATCAAGAACAATATACAATTCATCTAATATTACATCAAAAGCACTGTTCACATCAAATGCTTTTTTCTTTACCAATTGAAGAATATGATTAGTAGCCTCAACCGCAATAGAATCCTTATCAATATCATTACTTAACACTACTTCAGTTGCCAACATTTCTTCTGTTACTGTAGTTTCTACATACATAGAATAAGTCCACTTTTCTAAATCAGAAAGATATATTGGTTCAGGATCAACGGATACAATTCTTCCATATTTACCAAAATATCCTTCATCTTTTGCAAATACAATATCATTTATTTTAAGAGGATTACCTCGTTTATCAACAAAAGGAACTTTTTTAGGTATGGAAGGTTTTGGTTTTTCTTCTTTTTCTTCCAATTTTTCACTAACTTGCGAAAAAATAGTAGCAAGTAATTCTTCTGCCCTTTCAATTTGTCTAGGATTAACTATCTCAGAAAGCAAATAATGTTCTCCATGATCCTCAAAAAAATGATGTATAACATTCACTGTCGAATCAATCATTACCATTAAATCTGAATCTTTTTTTAGCGATTGTTTTAAACCATCAACATATTCTTGAATAACTTCAAGATCCGCTGGAATATCTTCTTCTTCCCAACCTTTATACTTTTTAAATGTACTTTTTATCAAATTCTCTAAATTTACTAATAAATCTGTTCTAACTTCTTCCATTAATTCTCTATCATAAACTCCAAGATGTTTTAATTGTCCTTCATATAATCTTTTTAAATTATCTAAATTAATATAAGCTTTCTTTCTCATATTTAATCTACTTGCAGTCATTTCAGATACTGGATTATCTTCAAAAAGCCAAGGATCCCTTTTTATTCTTACCTTCTCTGGAAATAATATATCAAACCCCTGATCAGGTTCTTTATCTTCCCATTCATCTCTTCCTTGAAAATAAGTATGCCCTGGATGTTCTCCTTGTTGTTCATGTAATGATTCATCAGGAGTTGGTTCAGAAACAGTTGTTGAAGTTTTTCTCATTCCCAATCTACCGGCTACAATACCTCTCTCAATTACAAATTTAGCCATTTCTATTTCTTCTGGAGATACATCAGTTTTTCTACCTCTAGCTATATCCCATATTTCATCTTCAGTGTATTTGTCTCGTAGAAAGGTATAGGGAACTTCCATTGTTTCTGGAGAGAGTTCTTTTTTTTCAGGTAGAATCTGTTTTTCTTTTTCTTTCCATCTTTCACCTATCTCTTCTTCAGTTTCCTCAAATTCATCTTCTTCTTTCTTAGGTTCAAAAACATCTTCCAAAGGAACTTTCTTTATCTGATGTTTTGGGTTACTTGGATCTTGGCAAACCTTAATCAAACTCTCTAAAAGCTCTTTAGTTAAAGGTTTCAACCCTATTTTCGTTGATAAAGCTAAATACTCTCCTATCATTTGTATAAACCTAGAAGCTTTATCTTCATGCGCCGCTAAGATTGCTCCCGACAATATATCATTTCCAAAAATATTATATAGATTTTCAGCAAGGTCTTCAACCTCGTCAGAGTCTAAAGAGTCAACCTGCTGAAGATCTTTCACTACCATCATAATATCCGTAAGCTTTTTATAGGTAAGAAGACCTTTAGATTGTGCTCTCTTTTTCATACTTAAACTTCCACATATTCCAGGTCCTTGAGGATGAGGTCCTGGAGTTGTATCATATTCCATTGGATTAGAAATATCAGGTTTTATGTTAATTATATTTCCTTGATCATCTGGATAATTATAAAATGGAAAGCGTAAGCGAGGTTTTTTAGGTCCTTTTGGATATTCATCGGACTTTCCTGGTTCGTAGAAATTTTCTTGAAGGGTTTCAGGTTCAGCTGTTTTTCGAAAATTTAAAGAAGCTGTTTTTGGAATATATTGAAGAACTGCCTTTTCCATTTCCTCTGGAGAAACAAACCACGTTCCTTCAAACTTGCCTAATATATAATCTTTGTATTTTTCGTAATTTGGATGTTCAATAGGAATATTATTTTCAACCAGTAATTCAGAAATCAAATCAAGATCTGCAAAAACCCAATTCGGTTCACTACCTAATTTTATCATTTATTTAGTTCTCCTTCTTTTTCTTTAAAGAAAATCTCTTCTCCTTTGTATATTTACAATTTATTATTTGACCACTATGAACATCAATAGACATATGTCCATACGGAAAACTATACATATCTTTTAAAATATCTTTAATGTTGCAAACCTCTTCTTCATCCAACTGCTGTAAAATAGCATTGATTTCGGCTATTTTATCATTTTTTGTCATTTATTCTTTCACCTTATATAATTTAAATTTTTCAGTTAAGTGAAATATATTTTCTGTAATAACAATTTTTGGACTTGAAACTTCCACAACCTTTACAACCATCGGATCTCGTTGGACTTTTTGTTCTAGCACTGCCAAATCATTTAAAGCAGAAGAAATACTAGTAACATCTGTTATATTGAAATCGTCTGTAGTTAGTTGTAGGTTTTCCACAATATCATAATTTTGTAATGCCTTTTTAGTCAACACAAGTTTAAGTTTTGAAACTGGATTGTTGCTATCATCCTTCTTATTAGTTCTAAGAGTACTCATAGCACTAAGCTTCAAAAGACCATCTTCATCTAATGGATATACTTCTGGACCTTTAGTTTTTGTAATACTAATGCCTTTAGTTGAAGGGGCCTTTTCAACCTTTAAATTAAGTGGAACCAATGACTTTAATAATGTATGTGAATCTACGCTTTGGGTATGGGAATCTGGAGCAGAAGTAAACGTTTTTTGCATTTCAGTAATAGTAGTAAGTTCCACTACCAACGTGCCATCTAAATACTGAATTGTAAGCGACTGTAATTCTTTTGGATCAAGTTTTTGACCATTGATGATAACAATAGTATTTTCCTTTAAATCTTTACTTTCCTGCTTCTCAACTAAAGCTGTTGGATCTGTTTGTTTCTTCTTATCTTTCGGCATGACTTCCTCCTTACTTCGTTAAAAGGTTTTTTTTAAAATCTTGGAATAAAACGCGTCTCTAATAATTTGACATCCAAAAGAACGCTTGGAGATAGAAAGAAGCATCGGATACCATCTTTGGCAATATCCCAAGCGAAAAAATATCCGTCCTTTATTTCGTAGGGTTCCACAGTTCTTGTAGATGTTTCTCCCTTTTGATTCATATAAGTAATTTCTAACATTATATGTTCTTGTATTGCAAACGGAATATCTTCCATTGGCATTTATAATTTCCTTTTTAAATGATGTTTAAAATCTAAAACACGAAATCCAGTAATTTTATTAGTAGTAAAACCTTTTTCTATTAACAATATATCATCAACTTCTTCACAATAAGAAGGTTCTTTAGTTCCCAAAGTAATATACAAAACATCTGCTTCCTTATCATAATCAATTTTTGTTGCCATTTATAATTTCTCCAATTTTTATCTCCAACTTCTTTTTGAATCTATTCCTCGAAGTCTGTCTCTTATATCCTCTTTTTTCTTACCCCCCCATATTGGGCCCCCTTTTTGAGGATTAATAACTCTTCCTAATGGAATTGGAGATCCAAGTTGCTTATGTAATTCTCTAATAGTTTTGCTTGACATTTCTTTACGAGATGATAATCGGTATACTAAATTAGCACAACAATCTGCAAAATCATCTGTGGTAACTGGACCACTTGTTGGAGCTGCATAATATGTAGTTCCCCCACTTATTATCTTTTGTAAATATTTTAATTCTAATTTTAACTTAGCAACCCAGTTCTCAGCAGGATCAGGATCTATTTCATAGCAACACATTTGTCCTTGATTTAATTTTTCTAAAAAGGTCCCATATATAACACCTTTATATGGGTTCGTAAAAGTTGTTTCAAATGCGGGTAATTTCATTTTTCTCAATGTACGAATACTATCAATACTATTATGAGTAATAAATCCATTAACAACAAAAGAATGCTTTCCTGGAACAGTAATATCATATACTCTTTCTGGAGGCATTTCTTCAATTGAGATAATCTTATCCCAAAAAATATTATCATTATCCAAATAAGATTTAACTCTAAATTTCTTCAATGGCCTACGATGATCTAAAACTTTTTCTAAACGTGCTTTTTTTCGTTTACCACGAAAACCTATAAGAACTGCAAATCTATCAATATTCTTTCCTCTAATTGTTATTCTATGTACAGGTTTTCCTACTTGTATGCCGGTCATTCTCGAAGATATTATTCCCAAATTTAATAGAATTAAATGCACATCTTTAACAAGGTCTTCAGAACGAGAATCATAACAAATATAAGTATCTGTTTGTCCATATTTTGTATTTTTTTGTGGATAAAATCCAATTGTTCCATCTCCTTCGAATAATGCAGAAAGATAAGCACAACACACTTCTTTTGACCCTTCGCGAATAGGTTTGGGCACATGTTTTGTAAATGACGTCCCTAATACTTCATGCTTTCGTAATTCTTCAGTAATCTCTTTTGACCATAAGGCTGCAGTATCCTCCAATACAATGTTCCCTCTTGAATCTTTCCTCGTCTTATAAAATTTTTTATTAATAAGCCTTCTATGAGGAACTTTTCCAAATTCTTGTTCAAATAAAAAGCAATAATCATCAAGAATATCTTTTTCAATATTAGAAAATCCAATTATAGTGTTATTTCCAGAACATTGCCCCTCAGATGTTAAATACCCATAAATAATAGCTCTGTTTACAGAAATTGTTGAGCACTTATTAAAAAGTGCAGAAGGTTGTATTGCTACTTCATCTCCTACTTTTAAATCTCCAATACACTGCCATTCCTTTTTAGTCCAAAAAGGATGATTTTTAGTGCCCACATCTTCATAACCAAATTTAGTTCGAATTTTTACAACAGATCTTACACCATTATCATAAAATTTTTCAGCCTTTGCAAAACCATCTTTTGTTGCAACTAAAATAGGCTTGTTTTCTTTACACAATTCTTCAATTGTTTTCATTCCTTCATTTGTAAAAAGTTTAGCTGATCCTATCTTACAATTCCATTGATCATAACAAATTTCCATAACCTGCTTTCCCATCACATTTAAATTTCTAATTAAAGTTAAAAGAAAATCCATTACAATGTCAGAGTCAATTGGTTCTATAATAATCCTTCCATCCCCTAATCTTTTCGTTGTAGGTTCGAATCCCTTCAAACCATCAATCCAATACTTTTCAGTTGGTCTATCTTCTCTATGCCCCCAAGCAATTGCATAAGTATCACTAGTACTCGCTGGATCAACTACAATAATATACAATTGTCCTGACCTACCCCGTAACAAAATTGGGGCTCCTTCAACTACCATATCGTCAATTCTTTGAGGATTTAAAAATGAAGCTGCTGGTTCTGCAAAATGTGCTCCATATTCCATTGAAGCATTTACAGGATCTTTACTATAATCATCTACAAAATCTTCTTTTACAAACCTTGGATTTGCTTGCCAAGTCGAAAGCTGTAACAATAAATATTTTGGATTCGGTGGAAGTTTTTCACTTTCATTTTGTTCCATTCCCCCAGCTAAACAATACAAAGTATAAAATTCTCCAGCTTTTTCTGCAGGGCTACTAATTGCAATAATTAATCCGTCTTTTCCAAAATCTTTTACAGAAGGGGTAAGAGCAACCCACATTGCATGATCAGTTTGAGGTGCTTCCATAACTTCCAAAGTTCTTTTTCTATATTTAGATCTTCCAAAATGAGCAAATTCGTCAAAAATTAACCCAATGATTGCTTTTCCTCTTTTAGTTGCAGCAGATGTAGTAACAGACTCAATACAAATAGAACCCCGCAATAGGTTCTTTTTCATTGATCCTTTTCCCCGAGTTTCATTATATCTACGTATTTGAGAATTTAAAAATAAATCATATGGAGAGAATAAACGCATTTCTGTTTCGTTGTCTTTGTCAAAATCTATATATTTTTGGAAAAAATCAATTTTCTTAATATTGTCTTTTATAAGATTAAACGTTTCTTTAGCTTGATCTCCATCAGAAGCACAATTAAGAATATGTATAGGGTGTCTTTCTCTTATTTTGTAATACTTTTGTGGATTTCCTTTACATAAAAGTTTATAAGCCTCAAATGATGCAATCCAAGAAACAACTGAACTTTTACTTCCTCTACGGCCAATTACAAGAATTAAAACTTCAATAACTTGATTTATATCTCTGTTTTCTAAATCAATGTTAATATTCCACGCAGTCTTTAAAGTATCAATTAATTTCTGTTCTTCCTCAATAATAGGGTATTTTTTCCACAATCCATATAACAATTTTAAAATAAGACTTTGAGACGGAAATGGTTTTTCTCCTAACCATTTGTGAGAGGTAACAAAAGTTAAAGCATCAACTGATTCCATAGGAGCAATCAGTTCTGACTTTTCTTTATATTTTTCGTCTACGATTTCTTTAAAGGACATACTTTATTCGCCAATTTCACCAAACTCTACCTCATATGCTTTTCGCGCTTGAGATAATGTAAAAGGTTCTGTACTCACATAAAGAACTTCTGTATCCTTAGGATCTTCCATAAAATAATGAGGTGTTTTGCCGTTCATTTTAACATAATTAAAAGGATCTTCTAATGAAGTGACAATAATAACCGCTTCTTTTCTCAATCCTTTATTTCTACCTTGAGGTATAATTAAAGCCATTTTTTCCTCTTTTATTCTTCATTTTCATCATATACAATTTTTGCATCAACAATAATTGCTTTTTTTGGATCTAACAAAGGTAATATTCTTTCATCAAGCTTTTCTACAAAACGTTCTTTTATTCTATTTTGAATAAGAGGATCGTCAATTTCTTCAATCAACACTTCCACAAAATCCTCAATAAACTTTGTTACTCCTTCCTTAAAGTTCTGGACCATTGCAATATTAACATTAACAGTTCCAGGACCTTGTTCTATTTTAACGTGTGTCAACAAATCCTTCGTAAGGCCTCTCATAATTTCGTCAATCGAAATTGTCAAATCTTTTAAAGTCTTTCTGTCAGCAACAGATCTCTCTGAAGCATTTATATTTTCTATACTCTTTTTGTATGCTAATAGCTCCCAAAGATTTTTAACCCGAGCTTCATATAATAAACTAACTGTTTTTATTTTGTTTAAAGTTTCGTCATATTTCTGTTTGTATAATTCAACAACAGCAGGATCAAGATCTACTAAAGAAAGTTCCCGCTTCTTAGCATCAATCTCAGCCGCCTTTTTAGGATTACAATGGTTTTTGTGACTGTTAATATTAGTAGGAGTCAAAGGAGGAGTAAATTTATCTCCCCACTTTTCAATGATTTCCCTATAAGTCATTTGTCCTTCTAAAAGAACCGTAGTAATTTCATTAAGGTAAGGAAGATTTTGACATATCTTACACCTCTTAGACACTCTGAGTAATCCGGGTGTTTTAGGTTTGGGGATAGAACTGCCACTCGAATGTTGTTCCATTTAGTCTCCTAAGTTATTAAAACTTAACCTTCTCTTTTAAGGTCTTTAAATAACCACACTTGAGGCATTCCCAAAGAGATATTTTTATACCATCTTTTAAAGATCCTACCACAATTCCATTTTTACATTGCTGTAGTTCTACATTACACTTTGGACATTTCATAATTTTTCCTCTTATTTATTCCAGAACTAATTCCAATTGTTCTCCTTCTGCTGAAATTTCACTTAAAGACTTAACATATGACCAAAGATTTTCTCCAAGTTCTCTTATAGCATCAAAAACAGTAGCTTCCTTTTCAATAGATCCTTCACGTTTTGGAAATACTGTAAGAATACGTTGTTTCACTTCAGTATTTAAAGAATTAGATCCCTTTTCAGCCTTATCTAAATAAGTTTCCGCCTCCTTTCCAAATTTTTCCAATAACTTTTGGACTCTCCACGCATCTGAAGGCTTAAATTTTTTCTCCTTTATAGATGTATCTAAATGTGCAAAAAATTCTCCAAGGTCAACTATTTGAGTTTCAGCTTGTTCAACAAGAGCAGCTAACTTTTCGATCCCCTCCTGCACATCTGACGCTTCCTTAATCGCTCCGTGTTCCTCCTGAATTTTACGAATTTCCTCTTCCACCTTACGTCGAGATTCCTCTATAAGAGCTTTAATTTCTGTCAACCTTTGCTTATGGTTCTGTATTTCGTGAAAAGTTTTTTGCATTTCTGGAGTTGCAACAATAGCTTCTTCTTCTACTTCCAACTCTGGTTTGTGTGGTTTTGTTTTTAATTCTTTATATTCTGTTTTTGGTTTTTCTTCTTCTACTTCTTCTTGAGCTGTTTTCTTTTTTGTAAATGAAGGTGGAGGCCACTTTTTAACTTCTTCTACATACTCTTCAAAATCTAGAACATTATACCCTTTAGCAAGAGTTTTATAATGACTTGCAGTTTCCGTATCCCTAACTCGTACAAGTTTATAGTCAGAATCATCACTTCTTTGATCACCAATAACTGTCCATCCATTATCTAATTCCTCACTATCCCAACTATCATACTCAACTGCTGTTTTTATTGAAGCTTCTTTCTCAGTATCCTCTTCTTCTTCTTCAACAGCAGGTAAAACAATTTCCTCTAACTTTTCTGCGTGAGCCGCTTCATCATCAGCCATATCTTCTAAAGCTTTTTCTGCTTTTGGACATACAACTTCCGTTGCCATTTCATTATAAGTTTCTTCGCCTTCTTCTTCATCTTTAATTTGTTTTTTAATATCCTTTTCAGTAAGATCTGCTTTTCGAATTTCTTGAACTATTTGGTTAGATGATTTACCTTTTGATCCAACAATTAGCTTTCCTCCATCAGTTTCTTTCATCCAAGAATCTATCGACTCTTCTATTGGAAAACCTTTATCTTTGAGGATTCTGTCTAGAAGGGATTTCATCCTTCTACTATATATAGAAAAAGTTATTCCATAGTTTTTTTGAAGAATCTCATTAATCTCATCTACTGTAGCTGCTGTTTTTGTTGAAGCAACTTTTTTCAGACTTTCTTGAATAAATCCTTCCGCTACTTTTTTATATTCTTCAAGAGTCATAAACCATTCTGGAGATTCTTCTTTTATCCATTGTAATAACTGTTGTATATCATTATTAGTAATACGAGAATATCCAAGTAGTTTTAATACCTCTTTAAGTTTTCTCGAATCCAAAGGAAGCCACTCCAATTCATCGTATATATTTGATAAAAATCTATCATCTAAATCATTAAAAACATCTTCCAATTTTTTAAACTGAATCTTTTCTCCTTCACTATCAACACATAACATATTTGTTCTAACAGCTGTTTTCTTCTTCGCATGAACAACAGGATAATGAGTATCTTTAAGTTTTTTGTCAAGAATATCTAATAGTTGTTTTCTTGTCATTCGAGAAACCTCTGACATTACTTTAGTATAATCAAAATCTGGGGGAAATTGTCCTGCTCTATAATAATCCTCAACAAGTGTTCTTAAACGAGAAAGTTCAATTTGTTTTCCTGTTTCATCCGTTTCGTGATAACCTGTTGGTTCAGCTATTTTCTTTATTGAAGCTTCCTTTTCTCCCTCTTCCTCCTCCAATGGTTTTCCAACATATTGGAGATAGTGAGGAGCTTCTTTTTTCTCCCACTCGTTTCTACCAATCCAAAAAGAACCACTTATATTTTCTTGGTCAACTTGAATTGTATCTCCTTCAACATCAAGAATAACAAATTTATAACCATCTTTTGTATTTCCATACATTCCTGGTTCCAATGATTTTTCAACATATTGAGGACTTTCTTTTCCTTCCCATTCATTTCGGTCAGTCCAAAAAGAACCACTTATATTTTCTTGGTCAACTTGAATTTCATTTCCCTGAACATCAAGAATAACAAATTTATAGCCATCTTTTGTGTGGCCATGCATTCCGGGATGTAGTCCATCTACTTTCCCTTTTCTATGCCAAACACCTCCAGCAACATAATTCATACACTTAGCATGTTCCCATCCTTTGTCTCTCATACATTTTTGAACCATACTTTCAAGGTCAGCTTTTTCAGGAGCAGTTTTGGTTAGAGAAGCTTCTTTTTCAGTCTCAAATTCAAACACCCAATCTACAAATAATTTTTGAAGTTCTCGTTTTTCATCGTCTCGCAACGTATAACTATGTTTCTCAGCCCAATGTGAAACAAAATTTTGAGAAAGGCCTTCTGGATCTTTTCTCAAAGCATCTAGCCAATGTTTTGGTACATCCACATATGATTCAAGAGAAAGGGTTTTCAAAACCCAAGGACCAGTATCTTGTTCTACTGTATCATAAAACTCATCCTTCACTCTTTGCCATCTTATCTCTGCAGCAGATTTAGTAGGTCTTACTGAAGTTCCTCCTCTAAACATTTGCTGAACAGCTCTATCCTTTTCCTCAAGAATCCCTTGGTCAGATTTCTCATAAGGAGTACTAAAATCTGGATCAACATCAGTTTGTTTTGCAACACTATAATCAGGATCCGATTCAGTAAATGGAACTAAAGTTTTTTCATCCCTTAATCCTCTTTTAACAATTTCTTCAATCTTTTTAGCAACTGGAGCTGTAATAGGAGCAGCAGGAGCTGCTAAACCAGAACCTCCTTGTTGAATATTTAACTCTAAATTAGGAACCGGAGCTGTTTGTAATCCTGTTTCATCTTTTAATATAGAAGTATCTCCAACAACAGTATCAACTGTATATATCTTTCCTTGATATTCAATTTGTTGACCAGGAATAGGAACACCTGCTGCTGTTTTTTTTCTAGTAATAAACTGACTAGCCTCCTCCTCTAAATCAGCATCGATCGTATCCACAACATTTTCAAACCAATCTTGAACAGTCATACGAGGATTGCCAAAATCAGTCCAATGATCTCTCATCCCGTCAATAGTATTATCTGAATAAGCATCAAGATCTGAAATTTTGAATTCTGGATACTTTCGTTTTAACCTTTCCATAACTTTTCTTTTCATTTCTGAAAACTCCATATTAGGAATATCATCAATACCTTTCACAAAAGCGGTTTTCTTTGAAGCAACTATTTCTCTAAACCTCGAAGGATCACGCTCTTTGTAATAAATTTGAGGAACAACAGGTTTAACGTCTGGAGAACCATAAACTTTACCTGATACAAAACCTTCAACTCCTTCTTGTGTGAACGATATTTCTCTACCGTCCAAGGTTCTAAACACATTAGAAATTATTACTTTTCCGATAGGAGTAATTCCAGCAGTAGCAATAACACGAAATCTAACATCATAATTATCCACAGACTCTATTGTATACTCCGCGTATTTCACATTTTGAGGAGAACCTTCACGAACTTTTCCTCGAATGCCTCTTTGAAATTTTAATTGAGGATTAAACATACCTACTGATTCGGCATATTTTCCTAGTTCGTGACAAATTTTTTCAAGTAAAGCACGATCAACCCAAGTATTAGGCACATAGCCTGGAACTATTCCTTGATTGGGATATATAGCAGTTAGATCAGCGTTCCTGTTTATTTTTGAACCAAGTTTAGAAGGAATCTTTGTTTTACGATCTGCAACAAGAAATAGACCACATTTTGGGCAATAAACAAGAGTGCTTCCTTTTTTTGCAGACTCAATAATTTCTTTTCTTAAACTATTAGCACTAAAGGAATGTTTACAATTTGTGCAAGCGTATGAAAGAACAGTTTCTTTCATATTTGATTGTCCATGTTTTCTTATTAAGTCTTCCTTTTCTTGAGGCAACGATTCTTTCTTAGCAACTTTTTTTAGCTTCTCTGCCTTAAACCACTTTTTGTGTGTTTTTTTATTTTTTTCTGGTTCTTTTGGAATTAACATTGTTTACCTCCAATTAAATTTTATTTTCTAATTATTTTCAAAAAACGACTGGCGACTCCGGCGTAACTTCCTCTCCCTCTTCTGTTTCTTTTTCTTTTGTTTCAGGAGGAACTTCAGCTCCTTTAGGAATTTCTGTTGGTTCTTTAGTTTTTACTTCTTCTTCTCCCTCTTTTTCTCCCTCTTTTTCTCCCTTAAAATTCACGTGAACAGATTTACTTTCCGGGTCAATTTCTACTATAATTTTTTCAACTTCTTCCGTTTCAGGAACTTCTTTACCTTCCTCTTCTTCTTCTTTAGGCAGAGGAGGATATTTTGATTCCTGCACATTCCATTGCATTGGTTCCAATTTACTTGAACCTCCTCCCTGTCCTCCACCCCTTAAACTTTCCATTCCATCTGCTTCTTTTACAATACTTTCAATTTTTTTACCAACTATTTCTATTGAAGCTAATCTTGGTTTATAAAAATCCTCATAGATAGCTTGTAATTCTCCATCAATTTCCGCATCTAAATCTTCAGGATTTTTGTTTGGGTGTTGTTTTAATACATATTTTATACCTACCCTAATATCACTTTCAGGAATATCTGGAAAACCTTTTTGATATTTTTTTACTAATTCTTCTAATTCAAATTTAGTTTGAGCTGTTTTTGTTGATGCTTCTTTTATTCCTTCTAAATGATACACACTTAAGCCTGTTATTATATAATCGTCATCAAAGCGTACATCAACATAATATTCTTCTAAAGTCCACCCTAAAATAGCAATACCTGTAACAAGAGCATATTTATTATTATGTCTTAAAAGTTCTTCATATTCTTCTTCATCTTCTATATCAAAATCACCCATACTAAATTTATCTAAGTTAACTATTCTAAATCTTTTGTTCGTAAAAGGATCCGCTACAGTTTTCCTCGAAGCTTCTTTTTCAACCTCTTCTTCAGGTTCTAATTCATCCTCATCACCTTCTTCTTCAGGTTTTTCAAAAGGCTTTTCTGTAGCAGGACTTGTTGGAGGTCCTTGTAAATGCTTTAAACTTTTTAAAACATTTGGACTATCAAACCACATAATAACATTTTGAGCAGTTTTAGAAGCAAACTTCCCATCTCCTAGACTTTCTTCTATTTTTCTTCTTGCTTCATCCTCCGTAATATTATAAGTATCCATTTCACCACCAATAAAATCTTTACAATACCAACCAGAAACACTTGAATAATTTATTCGGCAATTATCTGCATAAAAATAACCCCCTGTATTAGTACTCTCTAAAAGTTGCATAATTTCTTCCGTCGATAATTTATGTTCCTCTTGTGCTTTCTTCTTCGATCCTGATTTAACCAGTCCTGTCACAGGAACATCATAGATAACTCTCCCATCGTCAAACTCTAGTGTGGCATTCCCACTCTGGTTGATTGCCCTAACTATTGCGTCTATGTCATATCCTTGATCTCTGGCGTAAAGAACAAAATCTCCAGCACTGATCTCTTCCCCTTTAGAATCTTTCCATGCTTTCTTACCTCTTAATCTTTTTCTTTCTTCATATGTATAATGAGGACTAGGAATAAGTCTTTCTTTACCTGTATCTGGATCTTCTAATTGCAAAAAACCAGGAAATCCTGTTGAATGAGTTTCTTCAAAATCGAGACCACATTTTACAGCTTCTTCACATGCTGGACATCCAGGAATATAATCAGGATCTTGTTCAGTTAACTGAGCTTTCTTACCTTTCATATGTTTAAACATTTCTACTTGGTCTAATCTTTTCTCAGCTTCTGGTTTTGTAGAGTAACATCCCATACTTCTACCAGATTCTGCTATTACACAATATTCACCTTTTCTTTCTTCAATTCGAGCGGTTTTTGTAGAGGTTTTTTTAAGTTCTGTTTTCTTTTCTTCAACCCATTCATAAATTTCATCTTTAGTATTTCTAGTAGCGGCAGACTCAGTTATTCCTTGTTCATTTGTAAGAAATGCTCTATACATGTTATCAAAATTATTATAATCGACAGTAATTTTTTTACCTCCACCTAAATCTATTTCCTCTATTGTAGTAGTATCAGCAATTTTCTTTATTTTTTCAGCAGCAACTTTATTTATTCTATCATTATTTGCAATCTTTTCTAATTGTCTCCAAGTATAAAAAGCATTACATTTACACTTAACTTTCCCAACCTTTTTTAACATTTGTAAAGAAACATTTGCATTACAAAGAGGGCAAGGAACAATTGGATTAATTACATTATCTTCAAACCAAAAAGGAGGCATATCTTTAAAACTAACTTTAGAACGGTCTGGAACTGCAGCAACTACTTCTCCTATTTTACCATTATATTTTTCATAAAGGTTTCCGTGAGGAACAGTTATTTGAACAATTGTTCCTGGAGTGTGAGAGATTTTTGTGGAAGCACCTTTTTCTGTTTCTCCATAAGGAGGACCAAGTTTTACTTCTTTTACCCACCACCCATCCTGAGAAATACTCTGTCTTACTAATTCATATGTCCCCCAAATAAATTCAAGTCTATCAGTCTCAAATCTAACTCCTTTTCTTGGTTCTATTTCCATTTCTTCTAAATCTTCATTTGTTAGAAAATATGTTTTGCTTGGCCTAAATCTCAAAGGTTCTTCTTGTGCAGTTTTCTTTATAGAAGCTTTCACTTTTCGCAACACATTATTATCTTCATCAACATAAGCCACGAGCCATTTTTCCTCTTCACCTTTATCATTTTTAATAGCTGTAACAGTCCAGATCGACCCAGCGTCAGGATCCTGCGTTTTACGAAAAAGATTCCAACCGATTTTTGTAAATCCCTTGTCAGTGAATAACATAGCCCCTTTTTCTTTCAAAAAAGTAACTTTTTCTCTATACGCTAAGGTAACTAAAGCTTTTTTCATAAAACTTGGAATCTCTCCACCGCATAATTTTCGAACACTATTAAGTGACATATCTTACCTCCGTTATTTCAATAAAATTATTTTCCACTATTTTCAAGACATTGGGCACAAACTTTTTTCCCATCGTTACCATCATAAAGAGTAGAAACTTTTTTCCCACACTTTTCACATTTCAGTAAAGTTCGAGTACCTTTTGCTCTCTTTTTTAACATCTTTCCTCCAAAAATACAAAAATAGACCTGTTTCCAAGCCTACTAAATCATTACTTCTATTACTATTATAGAGATTGACAAAAAAATTGAAAGCAAAATAGACTTTAGTCTACAGAGTCGTCATCTATTATTTCAAGCCCAAGCAGTTCATCGGCGGATAATTGAAGAAATAGACACAATTTTTTAAAAGTGTCTAATGAAGGAAATATTTGTAACTCTTCGTATTTTTTGAGAAGATTTGGGTCTATCCCTAACTCTTTTGCCATACGTCTCTTAATGTTATAGGGAGGTTTCATTTGTTGTCTACGTTCTTTAAGCTTTTCATTGTCAAGCACTTTCCAACCATCAAATTTATCTTTTATTCTTTTTGTCATTCTATTTCTCCAGTATCCATTTTATAAAAATCACCCTTTTCAGTTGGGTATACGGCTTCTTCACAAAGTTCTTCAGAATCTTGAGTATTCCCAAATCCTACAGTCTTTTTTGTTTGCATTTCACTATATTCTTTCAAAATTTTAATAGCAGAATCAAAATACTCTTGTTTCAAAATAACTTTTCCATCTTTATTTAAAGAACCTTCATCGATAGCAAGGCCCGCTGCCGTTATAACAAGCTCTTTCAAAAAGGCTCCAGTAAATCTATCAGTGGAAACTACAATACTTTCCCAATCTACATTAGGAAAGACCCTTAAATCTTTACAAAAACGTTTAAGCATTTTCAAACGTTCCTTACTTTCAGGAAAAGGGATTGTTATTAATCTATCAAATCTTCCTGGCCTCTCTTTTATAGCTTTGTCAAGCAGTTCTGGATAATTTGTAGTCATTATAATTAAAACACCCTCATTTTCTACAAGACCATCAACTTTATTTAAAAATTCCCCAAGAACAAATGAATTATTTCCATTAGATCTGCTTGTACCATAAAAATCAACATCTTCCATAAATAATATAGTAGGAGCGGTTTCTATTGCCAAGTCAAATAACATATTAATATAATCGTGATTAGGATTATAACTTTTAGGAGTAACCCAAATAAAAGTAGTGTTCTTAATTGTAGATGCTAAAACTTTTCCTAAAAGAGTTTTACCTATACCTGGAGGACCCGCTAATAAAATTCCCCGTTTCGTTGGGAGACCATTCTCACAATATATTTTAAAATTTAATAAATATTTCTCAATATTTCGTTTTATTTCTGTCTCTAATTGTTCCGAAAAAATTATATCTTCCCAACTATATTTTTTTAATTTCAAAAATTTCCCAAAAGAAGTAATTTTTTTTCCTTTTAGAAAATTGTTCTGTTGGAGCCATAAATCCAAATCGGTAATAACTTGAGAAGCCCCTTCCTTATTTTTTTCATTTGAATAAACATAAATCCAACCCACAAACATATTGCTTTCAAAATCTACTGAAACAACAAACTTTTCATCTTTTTTTGTTACGAAGTATTGACCCAAAGTAACGACTTCAACAGTTTTATCAAGATCGATTTCAACCAATTGCCGTGTAGCACTTCTAATACCATGATAAGTACAAAAAACTACAGAGGCAATTTCAAAACCTTTTTCTTGTAATATTTTTGGAAGGGAAGAACATATAAAAGGCAATTTAAATTTTGGATAGTTCTGACTTATTTGAAAAAGTTTTTCAACAGAAATACCCAAAAACTTAGCTACTTCCCTTTCTATATTATCTTCATTCTTTACTCTTTTAAGTACTTCTTCATACTCAATTAAAAAAGAATCTACAAGCTTTCTGTCTTTCCTACTGTTATCCATTTTCTTCTCCATTATTAAAACTTTTCCAAACTATTGCGCCTACAACAAATAACATAGCATCTTTCAATAAAGGATTAACATAAACAGGTATTTTTGCAATATCGGTCACTGGAATCCTGCCTTCCTTTATCTTTTCTATTGAACTATAAATTTTATCATAAATAATAGGAATAGCTATCTTCGATATAATCATATCAAAGGTTTTTTCACTAATAAAAATTGCAATTGGTTTCCTATTCTGTCTTAATAAAAGAACTCTTTGTTTTGCCATTGCACTCAATAATTCGTCATCTTGTAAAATAATATCACGCGACTGCTCAGAAAAGCTAGTTAACAAATCCTTTTGCTCTTTTATTTTTTGTTCTATTTGTTTGTCAATCCAATTACTTATTATTGGAATCCTCATTTTTCTTTATCTCCTCCAATCTTTGTTCTATTAAATCAATAACTTCACTTGCAAATTTTTCGTCTTGAAATAGAAGATTTAGCAATTTTACAAACTTAATCACTAACGATTCATCACAAACAGTAATAATAGTCTTAGTATCACCAACTAAACGTTCAAAATGTAACCATTGTTTATTATGTTTTTCTGCTAATTTTTTAGTTTCATATGCTCTACTAATAACAGAATTTTTACGTCTTGTTTTTCCTTCTACTGCTACAAACTTGTAAAGGATATCTCCCAAACGTTTTTTACCACTATCGTCTCTATTATTTTGCCCAGACAATGGATTTCTGTGAACGCCAAACCACTGACCCACTTGTTCTTCGAACTGCTTAAAAATTGTATTCCTTTTAGCCATTTACAACACTCTCCCCTTTTTCATCTAAACTAACAACAAACGTCTTCGAGGCATATGCAGAAAGCAATTCATCATGAGTAATTAAAATTATTTGTCTACCAAATGTTTTACTTAGTTCAACTAAGAAATTACCAAAATTTGGAATATACTGTTCTGACAGCATTTTACCAGGTTCATCTAAGAACAAAGGGCCTAGAGTTCCAGAGAGTTCTAATACTACAAGTCTTAAAACTAAAGAAATTATATCTACAATACCTCCCCCGAATGAATCTACAATATTACCTCGAATCTTTTTTTCCTGTTCAATCCACTCCAAATAAAAATCTGCTTCTATTTGGTTTCGACGACTCACAAACTCAACTTTAAACGCAATACCTGGATCTTCGAACACGGACTGAAGGCCATGCGTAATTAATAGTTCTATTTCATCTTTAATTTTTCTACGAGCGACAACACTTGCTTTTTCAAACAAAAGAAGAACATTTTTATAAATCTCTACTCTTTCTTCATCTTCTTTAAGTTTAGAAGTAATATTTTCAAGAGTTTTCTTTTTTTCTTCGTAACGTCCTTTGATACGTTCCAATTTTAAAACTTCAACATCAAAAGAACTTTTTAATTGTCCAAATTTATTCTTCATTTACAAGTCCTTGTAATATTTTAGATTCAATTTCAGATAGTTGAGACTTTATTGAATTTTTAAGTTTTTCACTTTCATCCGGTAAATTTTCTGGGGTATAACCTAATGTCGTAATCTCTGTAACTATCTCATCACGCTTCTGTCTTAAATTCTTTAATTGCTCTTCTTTGCGTATTTTATCAGTTTTTAATTTCTCAACTTCTGTTTTTAATTTTTTTAACTTTTCTTCACTATTCATTATTTTTTACTCCTTTCTCTATTCCTTAATTTCATTTGGTCTTGCATAAAACTTACTATTTCCGATAAACATTTTGAACAAAAAACTGTATCTTCATGCGGGAAAAAGCAATATTTTCTCCAAGCCCCATACCATCTGATAAAACCTAAACAATCACCACTTTCATTATTAATAACATTCCAAGCTTTGGTTTTTCCAGTATCATCGTAAATCTGAAATAATAAATATGTCATTTTATTTTTCCTCCTTAACTAAACTTAAAAACTTTTCTTTACCATATTTCAATACAAAACTATCAGGATCTTCTCCTTCAGGCAACTCAACGTTTTTAACATTTACACCTATTCCTTGTAAATTAATAACTGCTTTTTTTGCTACTTTTTTTCCAGCAGTATCAGAATCAAAAACAGTAACTACCTTATTTATATAACGACACACTAATCTTGCTTGATCTATAGTAAAAGAGGATCCTCCCAAACCTGCAACATTAATAATACCTTCCTGAAATAGCCTCAAAACATCAAATTGTCCTTCAACCAAAATAACATATCCTAATCTTTCTATTGACTCTTGAGTTTGAAATAATCCATATAACATTCTACTTTTTTGAAAAATTGGCGATTCTTTTGAATTTATATATTTTGGGTCTTCTCCAGAAAAAGTTCTTCCAACAAAACCTACAGGATCACCATAAATATCAAAAAATGGAAAAACTAAACGATTACTCAAAAACCATTCATATCGAGATTCTAAAGGAGCATATCCTAATTTAAAAAGATCAATCATTTCTTCATTAATATTTCGCTTTTGAAGATATTCTAATGCCTCCATAGAGTCCTTCAACTGTTGTTGAAAGTAATCCATAGCAATTTTATTAGTTTCAATTAAATGTTCTAATTCCTGATTCATCAAACATAACTCCATCAATTATATTAATTGCTTCCTCTATAACTTTTTCATCAACTTTTTCTTCTTTTGCTATTTTTAATACTAAACTTTTAGCATCTTGTCTTTCCAAATCTCCAGTTCTGTTTGAAAGAGTTTTCATAAATTCTAAAATCTTTTCTGACATTTCTGAACCTAATTTAGTAACATTTTTAAAAATAGTTTCAGAAGGAGAGGCACACTTCAAAGGAATAATTTCATAATCTATTTGTTCTCCTACATCCAAAATAACAACAGACGGAGGAAAAACTCTTTCAATATTCTCAACACGCCCCAAAGATCCTGGATTTATAAACAAAGCATTATTTACCTTTTGTGATTCCCATCCTGGATGATAATGAGCACAAAGCATCACATCTGCTTCAGTTTTAATATCCTTTATCAAAGTATATTCATCAAAAAAAGGTTTGTCAACAACCATTCCATGTACCACTTCTATTAAAATACCATTTGTATCTTTTTTCACAAAGTAATTTTTAGGGTTTAAGTCAAGATTATATGAATGATGTATTCCCTTTATAGTAACCTTGTCAGTCAATCTATATCCCCTTTCTTTATCAAGAATATACACAATCTCTGCCGCGTCCAAAACACCTAATGCAGATCTCAAAATTGTATTTAGTTGGTAACCCAGATAATCATGCGATCCTATTACAGTTAAAAATGGAACTTTCCATTGTTTAAATATTTTTATATACTCAGAAATAATTGCTTTTGAAACATCTGGAGAATTAAATAAATCTCCACCACACAAAACACAATCAATTTTTTTATCCTTAATTAAATTAGTTATTTCACAAAATTTTGCCTTTAAAGCATTCGGATAATCGTCTTTACGGCTACAAGGGTTATTGCCTCTTATATGAGAATCTCCAAAATAAAGAATTTTTGTCATTATCTCTCCAAAATTAACTTAGGGCAAAATTTAAGAAAATCACAACTAACAAAGTGAAAATTTATTCCTTCTCTTTCTCCTTCAAAAGCCTGTAATTGGTCTTCTTGGTGAAAGTGCCCATAAACACAATCTGTTATATTAAAAGAAGGTATCATTCTTTCTTTTATTAAATCCCACCAAAGTGTTCCCATTTTATTTTTTGTAAAAGGAGGAAAGTGTAACATCAAGATACCAGAAGTTGCCATTTTACTAACTTCTGTAAAGGAAAATAAAAGTTTATACAACTCTCTTTCCCAAACTTTTTTATCTTTATCAGATTCCAATTCTTCAAAAGATTTCCATCCTCTAGTTCCAAATACATAAACACCGCCATACATAAACGAAGTTCTCAAAATATGAATACTTGGAGGCAATTCATTATTATGTTCAATATTATCTTTAAGCCAATAATCGTGATTTCCTTTTATTAAAAGTTTTTGTCCAGGTAAACTATCTAACCACAATAAATCTGGCATTGCATCCCTTATTTTATTTGCCCAAGATATATCTCCTGGCAATAATACTAAATCATCTTTACCAACAGTTCTTTCCCAATGTTCTCTTATAATATCAGGATGCCCTTCCCAAAGAGGTCCGAATCGAGTCATAGGTTTTGCATTATGACATCCAAATGATAAATGCAAATCAGAAATAGCAAATACTCTTGTTATCATTTTAAATTACCTTTCAAAATAAATAAACTATAATGCATTGAATTATATGGAATAGTTGATCTGGATAAATATACCACCAACAATCTGGTGTTTTTGGTTTTTTAGATTTCCAAGAATCAGAAATCCAATGTCCCGCTAAAAGAAATATCACTTTCCAAAAAGCAAAAATCCCAAAATATTGGAGGGCAACCGAAATACAAGCAGTCCAAATCATGCAGTGGGACAACATTACATACCAATACTTACCCTTATTCTGCGCCTGCCAATCGCTTTGTAATGCTATGTCTCCAATATAGTGTGCGAACAATAACCAAATTATATTCATTTAAACATCCTCATATTCTAATTTTAAATCCCCAAAACTATCCACTTTTGTTCTCAATTCTTTTCGCGAAGCAAAATAGTCAGCTAAATATATACTAAGTTCTAGAATCGAATATTTTTCTAAAGGTTTCTTTACTAAATCTGGCGTCCAAGGTCCCATATGATATTTTATTAAATCAAAAATTCTTTGTTGCCAATTTTCTAGTTTTTCTTCCGGAAAAGATTGCCTATAAAATTTTTCAACTAATATTGGATGATCTAAATAATTTTGATAACTTGTAGTTCTTTCTCCACATCCTTTTCCTCCTTTCCATCCATCGTGTAAAATGCAAGCAGCAATAATATCATCTTGATCTAAGGATTCAAGACCAAATGCCCGAATAAATATAAGAGCAAACCACGTTACCCTTTTTGTATGAATTAATAAACCGCTTTTAACATTAACACAATTGGGATGATATTTTCCAGTAGTACTAGCTGCTTGAGTCCAAAAATACTCAGGAAAAGTAGTTAATACCTTTTTAACCCAATTTCGTTTTTCTTTATCTTGAATTAAAGACAAAGCTTTTTCAAAAACGTTTTCTTTACTTTTTTTCGACAGTATTTGCATTTTCTTTTTCGTCTGTTATTATCCATCCAAAACTCAAATAAATATCTGGTTGTATATTATTCAACATAAAACTTCTTGCTTCTTCTTTATTATCAAAAATTGCTAAAACCTTATGGACAGGGGTTGTATTTGAACGTTTAGAATCGTCCCAATAAGGACGAGAAAATGCATCTCCTACCATAACTGCAAAAAACCATTTCATTGTCCCGGTTCCTATCCAAGTAGTTAAGTGAAGAGTAGTATCTAAATCCTCAGTTCCTAAAGGATATAATTTTTCAGATTCTTTTAATTCAATTCTCATTTTTACTCCTTTTATATTTTACTTTAAAAATTGAACAATTACGTCCTTATATTCACGATTTTCTATTCCAGTCCCTCCACACCGAAAATAGTCATCGCCACCATCAACAAAAATTGCACCGCACACACAAGCACGAAAATCATGACGTTCCCAAGAACAAATTACACTTCTACAAACCATGCAAAGTAATCCTCGTTTCTTTGTAAAAGTCTTTTTTGGTTTTCTTTTCTTATCTTCTCTCATTTTTTACCTCATTTTCTTGATTTTCCATAGGAATTACTATTACTAAATTTTTACACATACTATAATAATCAAAGGATCTAGTTATAGGTTTTACCATAAGTTCAGCAAGTTTTGTTAAAGTTATAAATATTTTCTTTTTAGAATTATAAAATCCTAGCCACTTAACTGATTTTCTATGAATCCATTTTTGAAAACTTTTCCATTTTATTATTTTAGACTCTCCAATAATATTTACATATTTAACATAATGATTTTTTGCAAAACTTTTTCTTCCTATAATAGTTCTCACCTCAAAATTACTACTTTCCAAAGCACCTACAGTATAAACTTCATGAATTAATAATTTTTTGAATCTCATTTTACTCCTTTACTATTTCATTTATAACATTATTGGATAACTCTTGCCCACAAGTTGGACAAACTTTTAGTATTTCTAAAAACATTTTTAATTCTTTAACTTTTGTTCCGATAAGCATATTTAAATTTTCAATGCCCTTCTCACAAGTTTTTATTTCATCAAAAATTACTAACTCATTTTCTAAACTAACAGTTCTTTCTAACTGAACCACAACAGATTCAACAACACTAAAATCAATTTCTTGAATACTCTGAAAACGTTCTAACTCAATTTGTAATCGTTTTTCTTTAATATCAATATCCTTTATCTGAACATTTAAATCATTTGTTTTTTGAAATAAAACAAAAGTCTTTTCAATATCATCAAAAGTAATCGTATCAACTATTCCAAGTTTTTCAACATCTTTTTTAACTCGTTTACCTTGTGTTACTACAGCATCTAAATTAAGCTTTAGAATTTGCAATTTTTCTAACAACAAAATATCTTGTTCAACTTTATTTAGTAACTGTTTTAAATTATTTAACTCTTCATCACATTTTTGTATATCAATAAACTCAGACAACTCTTTTTCTAATTTTTGTATTTCTCCAGTATAATTTTTAATTTCTCCAGACAATTGTCTCAAATATTTATTTGTCTGAATAATAGAACGGTCTAAAACGTCAACGCCAGTTAACTTTCCTAAAACTTTTGCTTTTAAAGAAGGAGGAGATGTCAATAAAAAAGGACCTTCGAGTTGATCTGCAAAATTTAAATCCAATTTAATTGTATCAAAATCAATTTCAGACATTCTTAATGCATTTATAATCTCAATAGGAACTTCTTTTCCAAACTTAGCAAACAGCACACCATTCAAAATATACTCATTTGTCTTAGTATCTCCATTAGAAGACACGGCGATCCTACGTGTTATAGTATCATTTTCGGTTGTAACATTAATAACACATTCTTTCTCATCTACATTCACAAAATTATTTCCACTTGGAGTGTCTCTTATCACCTTTTTCAAAGCCCTTAAAATAGCAGATTTTCCAGTATTGGTAGATCCAACTATAACATTCAATCCCTCATCAAATGCTAAAGTTGTGTCTTTATGAGATTGAAAATTCTTAATTTGTAATTTTTTAATTTTCATAATCAAAACAAGGAGAGAGTAGGATTACTACTCTCTCCAAATTCATTATTAAAAATCAATGTCAGCATCAGCTGGAGTAGTTTTAGGCTTTTCCTTTTTCTCTTCTTTCTTTTCTACAGGCGCTGGAGTTGGTTTCTTTACTTTTTCTAAAATGACTAACTCTTCCGGCTTTAGAGCTCTACACTTTACCACATTGAAATACTCTTTGTTCTGTTCAACCAAAATGCGACAAACCTTTTCCTTAAGATAATCAAAATCAAAAGTCCTTCCAATCTCAGGATCAAAGTTCGGATCAAGAGCCTTAATCCATTTTGCTGTTTTATTGTCTGGCGTTACTCTTTTACTGGTGAGCCCTGTAACTTGTTTCCCTTCATTAGTAGAATCAACAAGTATTTCAAAAGTAAATTGAAGAGCAGGGTCAAATGCAAACTGTTTTTCTTCTACATTAATCAGTTTAGCAGTGAATGATCCGTCGGTATCTAACCAGACATTTTTCTCTACTTCACCCTTAATAACCATTATTACACCTCCTTTAATTTTTCTTAAAGTTAATATTTAATTTTATTGAAACTAAAAACCAAGCAAAGAGTATTAATATAATATTAAGAATGTTTAAAGAGGGAACTTTAAACAATTTAGTTACTACTAAATTCCAAAATACCCAAATTGAAACAAATCTTAATACTACTTGTCCCAATATTCCCATTATAAAAGTAATTAAATAAACTATACCATTTTGTTTTCTCACTTCATTACCTCCTTATTTCTTTTTCTTCTTATTCTTACAAAATATCTTTATATCATCATCAGAAACTAACTCGTCATCTGTATTCCCGAGGATCCAATCGTAAGCTTTTACATACGGACTATCAAAACAATCTCCGCCTTCCATATCGATTTCATCTAATTTATCATGAAGTTTATCTTCAATCCCATCGTAATCACAACAGACTTCTATACATTTTTCAAGAACACCAATTTTAATATCGATGTCCTTCCAATTATCACCTCCAAAGATATCATGATGAGGAATACCCGTTCTGAGTAATTTCAACTTCTTAATACATTCCTTAATTTCTTTCTTACTCTTCACTGCCATCTTTTTCTCCTTTCTAAAAACTATCTTTAAATCTTCCACTTACTTTTCTTTGAATTTCTCCCACCTCTAACTGCGTTTGTATCACAGTTATTTGACGTGAAATATTTTTATTTGTTTTATCTAAATTATCCAATTTCTCTTTACATATCTTCGTGTGTGTTTTTGCATCATTTAAAGTTTTCTCAACAGCATATTTAAGTCTTCCAATATCTTCTATTCTTTCTTCAGCAGCCGCTTGTTGCAACTTTTGATTCGAAAGATCTGCAACTTCTTTTTGTCTTAACTGAATTCTCAAATGTTTATTATAAAATACAACTACATCACTAAAAAAAGATTCAAATTTATTTTCATTAGCTATTGCATTAGTTAAAATAGTAACAACCCTACTTATAAAACTATCAACATCAGCTATTTTTTTATTTAAACTGTCTAAACCTTTTGAACTTGGATCAGGGTCTAATTTAACAACATAACCATCCAATTCTTCTTTTATTTCAGAATAGTTTAAAGGAGATATCTTTTCAAATCTTTCTTGCAATTCTTCTAATTCTGCAAGCCAAGGAATATTTTCAACTTGTGCTTTGATCATTATTCACCTTTTCTAATATTTTTTCCAAAGATTTAGCAAACTCAATATCTTTCTCTTTAGTTGCTTTTATATCAGCGTTTGTGAGAGCTCTTGCCGCCTGAAATAATTGAGCACTAATTTTTTTTAGTTTCTCTTTATCTTCTTCTTTATCCAAATCAATTTCAATTTCCGCCTCTAATATAGTTGGGAGAAAATCCCAAAAACATTGGTAAGCAAAAGTACTTCCAATTCTACGTCCATATCCTTTAGTAATTTTAACAATTTTTAAAGACATTTATTGTTCCTTCTTAATTACATATTCTTTAAAAACAACTCTCCCAGTCTCTGGAAAAACTACGGGAAGTTCTGGATAAGTTGCATAACGTTTAAATATAACTGTTTTCTCACAAGATGTGAGCTTAACCGGAAATCTGTTTAATAACCATTTTGGAAAGTATTCTTGTTTAAAATGTTGCCACCACGATTTCGGAAACTCAAAAGTAACCGTTTGCTTTCTATCTTCTAATTTCTCTGCCATAAGTTCTGCTTTTAACCGAAAAACCAAATCATTAATAACTTCGTTTCTACATGATTCCAATTCTGTAGTCATTAAAACGTGTCCTGTTAACACCTTTTGAACAGTTACTTTTAATCTTTCAAGAGTAACATCCTTCTTAATAAACATTTGTTCCTCCTTTATCAATTCCATATAATAAGAAATAGAAGAGCCCACAAACATTTTGGATTATGTAATAATAAAGTAACAAGTACTACTCCACCAATGAGAACCATATTTGCACAAGCTTTTGGCCAATTCATTTTACTTTCTCCTTTAACCTTTGTAATGATCTCTTTCTTTACTATCTTCTATTTGTTTCAAAAGTATTTCCGCCGTTCCTCTATATCCTGATATAAAAAGTCTTCCAATCAATGTCTCAAAAGATATAATTTGTTCTAAGTATTTGTTAGGTTCTAAAACATCTCGAGGAATTGCTGTCCATTCATCTTCAGAAGAAAATCTAACAACCCACATATTAACACTCACCACAAAAACAAATCCACTAAAACTAATTTTTTCTAATTCCTGAGTATTAGGAACTGAATTATTCATATTTAAAAATCCTCCACATCCTTTTGTTGTAATATATCGTTTCTCTTTTCCCAGATCTTATTATACACCAAATCATACATCACCGGATCCTTTAATAATTCAATAAAAGCATCTTTACTATTTGCATTAACCTTTTCATCTGCAACAAGAGAATACTTATTTCCGGCTCTACGTATTACTCCTTTACCAATACCCTCTTCGAAAAGCAATAATTCAAAGTCAACTCCTTTTTCATAAAGAATAGGAAACTGTCCACGTCTTTTTGGAGGAGCTAATTTATTTTTAACAACACATACATCAATACTATGTCCAATAAGTAAATCTCCAGTTTTCACATCCGACTTCAAAATCTTTTTGACTTTATATCGTTGAGCAGCATAAAATTTTAAAGCTCTGCCACCAGGAGTTTTTTCTGGATCTCCCCACATAACTCCAACAGCATCTCTTACTTGATTCACAAAAATTAAACAAGTTTCTGTCTTATTCAATTCTGGAGCAATTTTCCGTAACCCTTTACCCATTATACGAGCAAGAGCAGCCATTTGTTGATCTTCCATTGTCCCTTCAATTTCTGCTTGGGGAACTAATCCTACAACAGAATCAATGACTACATAGGCATACAAGCCGCTACAAACGAAGTCTAACGCCATATCAAAAGCTTCTTCAGCGCTTACTTGACCAACTGCTTCAATCATATCTGTATTTATACCATAAATTTTCATCCACTCTTTCGGAGTTCCATATTCAAGGTCAAAATAAACTGAAGGTTTATTATATTTCTTTTGGGCGTGTCCCATTGCTTGTAAAACTAAAAGACTTTTACCACTACTTTCAGGACCAAAAATTTCAATCATATTACCCCGAGGAAATCCTCCAATACCAGAAGCAATGTCAACAGTAATAATTCCAGTAGAATAAGCTTTTTCCGTTTTACTAGTAGATTCTAAGTTTCTTATTTTATCTTTATACTTTTTTCTGATATATTCCTTAAATTCATTTGGATCAGTAGGAATTTCACTTTTCCCTTTTTTTGTCATTTTTATCTCCTAATATTTACTTTACACTACTCTTGTTCCCTTATCTTTATTAAATTCAATAACTATATCTTGACCAGCTACCTTTTCGAAATCTTCTTCACACACAAATATCCACCCAACCATATTACCAACTTCATTCCGATGTGCTGACATTAATAAATCTGTTCTTTTACCACAATAAATACAAGCTGGTCTATGTTTTGCTTCTATTTGTACTTTACTCATTTTTACTCCTCATTATTATACTTTTCCATCGTTTTTATATTTTTCAAAGCAAGTGTTACAATATTTTCTGAAACCTGAATATCAAAGTAATCTGCAGGTCTTTCAGGAGAGATATAATGAGCTGGTAAAACTTTAGTAATATCAATCCCTTTTACAGCACATACAAATGCTTTTGAAGAATCAACACTTCTAATAAATCCAAAACGTTTCAAAAAGTTAATCTCAATAGGATGTCCTCCAATACCTAAACAATGAAAATCTTTGCCTGAATTTTTTAAATCAAAATGTTGATTTAAGTAACTAATCGCCATTGGTCTTAAAAGACATTGAGGGAGATTATATCCTTCAAATGATTTACCTATTGCTCCATATGAAAATCCAATAGTGGCAATTTCATCAATAGACAATATTTCCGAAAAACATTTCATATATTCCTTTTCTGTTTTTCCCTGAGGAACAGCCATTAAATAAATTGGTTCTTTAAACTTTTCTAATAATTTATATTTCATTAATGCTTTCAAAGCGTTGATAACTCTTACAGTAGTTACTCCTCCATCAAGATAACAATCAGGTAAAACTAATTCACGTGCTTGAACTAATTCTGTAGCTTTAATAATATCTCCAAGAGAAGCAGCATCTCCATATTCAAATGCCCCATTATCCATTATAAGAAAATCCCCTTTCAAACTTCTATCCAAATATGCTTCTCTATATTTTTCGTTGTTCAAAACTTCTTGAGCAATTAAAAGATGCATAAAGGAGTTTCGATTACAAACTTCAATATAACTTGTTGGAACAATATGACAAACTTTCACTTGCATCTACCTCTTACAAAGTTCAAGTATTTTAACAACTTTATCACTTCGTTGTGAAACTGTTCCTGTTACTGTATGACACATATTCCAATAATAAATGTTCAACAAATTTACAATCTCAACATCAATCTTTTTTTGAAACTCAATATCTTCATCTCTAATACCATCTTTCACTAAAGAAAAATCTATTGGAAAATAGAAAATAATATTTGCAAAATAAGCTCTTTCAACATAGCATAACTCTTTCATTAAACCAATAACAGGTTCGGGTAAATTATTACATATTGCATATGCGGTTTGTCGTATTATACTATCTACAGAAACAAAATTATCCTTTACTCCTATTTCTCGCAGATATCTTCGAACCGTTTCTATTTGGCTAATTACATCATCAGTTTTGTTTATTTCAAATCCATTCGCTTTTGCATCACGATGAATATTATCAATAATATAAAAAGGAGGTGGAAAAACTCTTTGAATTTCTTTTGCTAAAGTAGATTTTCCAGTTCCGTGAGATCCTACTAATAGAATTTTCATGTATTTCCTCCTAAATTTATTCTCCTTCTTTCAAAGCTTTCATAGCTTTTTTCATAACTTGCTTTTTTGTTTTTCGATTATATTTGAAACTTCTTCCTAAACAATCTTTCACAGTATCCTGCACCATCTCTTTCTCAAATAATAAAAACTTTGGCGGATAATAATGTTGCATTCCTATACCTATCCAACCCAAGTAACCAGATCTCTTACACAAAATAAATTTTCGATTTTCTTCCACTATTTCCAAATAACTACCAAAGTCTACTCCAGAAATCTTTATACATTCCTTTTCCTTTTGATTTTTATATCTCATAATAAGAACGCTCATTTTATTCCTCCGTAATTACTTCGCAATATCCACAATTATGACATTCCCATTGAGAATGTCCATAATCGGCGTGACTTGAACCTTGAGTCATTTTAGATCCACACTTTGGACACGTCATCTTTATCCCTCCACTATTTTAAATATTCCCTTTCCAACTTTTTGAATTTTGTATACTCCGTTCTTTTTCAATTGCGAAACATAACTATAAACAGCGTGATAATCCATTCCTTCTACCTTTTCCACAATCTGTTTCAGAGGCGTTCCCTTTTTCAATTCTTCAACAACTATACTTTTATTGTCTTTGTGTGGATCTTCACGAACCTGTTCTTCCTTCTTTGTAGTTTTTAACTTCTCAATATATTCTGGAGGAGCTTCATCATCAAAAGAAACTTTACGATCTGTCAATATAGAAGTACTTTCAGCTGGTAACGTTTGCAAATCTGTTACCTCTAACGGATAATTAGGGTCTAATGGCAATTCAGTATCCCAAGGAGTAAGAACTGCCACTTTTATAATTTCATCCTTTTGAAATTCTTTGCGAAGGACACGCACAGGATGAAATCCCCATAAACTCTCTTTCCCTTTAGCATCTACCTGTTTACCTCCGCGTGTCAAATAGACACTATTTATCTCAGCATCTTTAGCTAAAACCTTTTCTGCCATACTATACCTCCTCTTTATAATATATTATACACAAAATTTAGGAGGTATGTGCTAATTATTACTCATAAATTGTTCAGTAAGCATCGATATTATTCTACCACCAATTCTTTGTAATTGAAGAGCTTGCTGCCACTTATATTGTTTACTAGCATCAGTTATTCTGTTATAAGTGCCATAAGAATTTACATCAGTAGGAGAAGGTTCTTTAAGTTCTTCAACAAACAATTGTCTATTATGAGCTCTTTTTGCAGTAACCGAATGTATAATAGCTTTCCTTCCATTTTCATCTTTCTCAATAACTGCGTCCGCTTGTTCTGGTCCCGCAATACGATTGGTTGCTTTCCAAACACTCTCTACTTGAAAATCTGTCAAATTAGTTTCAGGCATCTTATTATACACTTTACCTAATCTTCCAAAGTTAGCTTTTAAATGCTTAACACCATCCATAAAATAACCAAAATCTTTATCAAGAGAAATGTTTCTATTTGCTCTCCTTCGCACAACTCCCCAATCCTCAGTCAAAGTAGCTCCATTTACACAAGTAAGTCTGAAAAGATAAAGATTAGCAACAGCATCACGAAATCCAGTATCAGAATTCATAATTTGAAAACCAATTTTAGTAATATCTCCAACTTGCGGTTCCAATGGTTTCATTGACGGATCAATTACATTAAGGTCAAAACCACGAGGACCAATTCTCATCGATTCCCATTCAACCGGCTTGTCTTTAAAAAGCTCACTAATCTTACTCAAAAAGGTTTCATTATAAAAAGGTTTATAAGCTGCACAAACAATATTAACAACTTCATTTTCTTTTCCAACAAGAAGAGAGACAACTCCCTCCGATTTTTCTCGAAGCAACCGAGAAATATTTTCCTGTAATAAATCAACTGGAATCTTACGAGCAAAGGGATCGGGAATTCCTAAAATCCTACAAAGAGACTGAAGACTCCATTGTGTCATTTTTCTGGAATCACTACCGACGGTTAAATTAGCTCCGCCATTTAATGAAACTTGAACATCGGAAAGGGAAGTTTTTTGAGGGAATGCTTTGAACTCTTCAACTGCTTTAAAAGCCTCAGACATGTCTTTTACAGCTACATGTTCCTTTTCTGTGGCAAAACTTAACTCGTTATACATAACTTTACCTCCTTAACTTTACGTTTAATATAATATACACTTAAATTTTAAAAATGTTAATAAATTTTTCCCAACATTATTTAATAATTATTCCACAACCTAAACATCTATAACCATCAAAAACCTTAATCCTCTTTCGTGTGCGAGGATAATTTTTAAAAACCTCATCAGATGGTAAATCTATAATCCCCCCGTCCCTGTAAACTGTCTCCCATACCGGAACAGAAACTGGAGAACTGATAACATCTTGGCCATTAACCTCACAAGGAGCTGGGTAGCCATTAATAAATTGTGGATTATGTTGTATATATTTCACTTTACCTCCATTAATTCAAACAAAAATTTTCCAGTTATACATATTTGCTTAATTCTACCAATTTTCTCCATCTTTCTCCGATAGTAATATCAAATTCTATTGGAACTTTGATAGGGCCACTTAATGTATTATAACTACGAGAGACGGCTTCCTTTACTATTTGAATAAAAATATCTTTTTCTTCTTTCAGAACTTCATAAACTAAAGAATCATGTACAGTAAGGACTAATTTTGTTTTACTATTTATTTGTTTTAATTTTTTATATATACGATAAGCAGTTAAAGCAGTAATATCAGACGCCATCGATTGGATTGGAGAGTTGACAGCTTGGCGCATTGCTTCGCTTCTATCCTTTCTGTCATGTTTTTCCATATCCTCACTCCAAGGAATTTGAGCTGCAGGAAGTCTTCTAATTCGTCCAAAAGCATTAGTTACTTTACCATAGGTTTGGGCCACTTTTTTAATTCCATATATCCAATCTTTTGCCTTAGGATAACGATCAAAAAACACACTCCTAATATGTTCTGCTTCTTCTTCAGTCATTTCGTGTTCTGCTGCAAGACTTTTAGAGCCTCTTCCAAACATTAACCCAAAAACGGACCCCTTCGCTTTTTGTCTTTCTTCTTTTGTAACTTCTTCTATTTTCTTACCAAAACACTCTGAAGCCATCTGGTTATGAACATCTACTCCAGACTTAATTGTTGCAATCATTTTTGGATCATTAGAATAATGAGCCCAACATCTATATTCAGCTTGTTTTGAATCAATTTCTATTAACACACACCCAGGAGAAGCAATAAAACATTCTTTAATATCACTATCACGCGGAATATTCTGAAGATTTGGATTTGTACTTGAAAGTCTACCCGTTACAGTACCATCCACATGATAATCCGTATGAATTCTTTCATTTTCATCTACCCTCTCAAGCATTCCTACTACATAAGTACTATAAAGTTTACTTAAATCTCTATGTTCTTTTAATTTAGTTAATTCCGGAGACATCTCTGACAATTCATCCAAAACAGTTTTATCAGTAGAAAGACCCCCCTTTTTAGTCTTTTTTACAGGTTTAAATTTAAGAACATCAAATAACAATATTTGTAAATGCGGAGACGATCTTAAATTAAATGTAATAGGCTTTGTATATTTTTGTATATATTTTTCTTTAGTTATCATTTTAGGCTTTGTTTTCAAAAGATCATACCGCTTTTCAATTTTATTTATTGCTTTACTATATAATATTTTTTCTACCATTCCAACTACTTTTGTTGTTCGAAATTCTTTTTCAATTTCTTTCAATCGTTTTAAATATTCTTTTTCCAATTCTTTAAGACGTTTAACATCAAGTTTTACACCATGATATTCAGTTTCTAATAAAACCTTTTGAAAAGGGATAACAATTTTGGTAAACAAAGGCATAAGGCCTTGATTTTCAAGTTCAGGGTTAAACTTTTTATAACAACGAAAAGTAGCGTCAGCATCAGTTGCAGAATATTTCCAAAGAACATCATTTGGAATTACTGCATAAGAAGTATTTTTAGTAGGTAAATATTTTAATAGTCTCTCATCATATTTTCCCATATGGGGAAAATAACGAAGAACCATAGTGTCTAATCCATGTCCTTTCCTTCCCACATTCTCATCAAGAAGATGATGGGCGAGCATTGTATCAGACATAAAATTATTTAATTCAATTCCATAAGTTTTTAAAAATTGAATATCAAAGGATAAATTCTGTCCAATTTTACCAATGTTGCTTTCTAATACTTTTTTTAATTGTTCCATTATCCATTTTTTTTCTTCTAATCCCCAAAACTCTCCACAATGTTGTTGTAATATAGGAAGGACAACTCCGGTTCCTTCCTTCCAAGAAAAACTGCAACATAAAATTTTATACTTTCGAGAATTTAAACCACTTGTTTCTAAATCAAAAGAAAAAGCATCAACACTATTTAATCTCTCAAAAAGAGTTTTAGCTTTTTCTATTGTGTTTACAATAACATATTTAGGAGGATCTGGTTCTACCGGATTTCTTAACCATTCTAAAACATTCTTTAAATGATCAACCATTACTCCCTGCATTCCCAAAATTCTACAAATATAAGCGGGATGAAAAGTAGGCATTACCCAACAATTATATTTTTCACTCCAATACCTTGTTCCAGCATATTTTGTAATTAATTCAAGACCTAATATATATTGAAGAGCAGGGTCTCCCAAAGGAACAATAATTTTAGGTTTTACTTCTTTAATTTCTTTTTCGAGATAGGGAGAACAAGCTTTTATTTCTTCAGGTTCTGGGTCTCTATTATTAGGAGGTCTGCATTTTACCAAATTACTTATGTATAAATCATTTCTATGTAATCCAGCCTCCTTCAAAATAATATCAAGGCGTTTACCTGCAAGTCCGATAAAAGGAGTGCCTCTCTTGTCTTCTTCTTCGCCCGGGGCCTCTCCAATTAACATTATATTTGCAGGAATAGAACCAACGCCTTGAACACAAGGATGTTTACAATTTTTAAATAAAGAACACTTATTACAACTCATAATTTTTAAAGTATTTGTTTTCCTTTACTAAACTTAGCAATTAATCTAAACTCATTACAAAAATAATTAGAATTAGCAAAATGTGCTGGAGATGTTGCTTCCACATCTGTTCCTCTATATTCCTCAATTTCTCTTTTAGTCCACATGCTTGGATTCAAATCGTGGAACAGCCATTTACCAGGTTTTGTTGATTTCCCAAATGGTGTCCTAACTTGATTTCCGAGATTTTCAAAACAAATTCTAACCCCCACACTACAGACCTTTCTTTTTCTTCCAAAATCAAAAAGACTTAACTTCCGTTGAAAATGATATCCTAATATCTCGTTTATTCCAATATCTAATAGTTGTCCAACATCGTAATCCTCCCCAATCATTTGCAAAGCAGTATCCCTTAAGATCTCAACACATATTTCGTTTAGATTGGTCAGGTCCATTCTATAAATAGTAAAATCTGATAAATAATAATCTCGAAGAGGTTTCATCACAACTTTTGGAAATTCAACAGAAAAAGTATTATTCTCATCTAAATATAACATACTATGAGTATCTTTCCAAATAGAATTGCTTCCAAATAATTCCCTTTGATACCATTTAATTGCTAAATGAGTAAATGCTAACCAAAATTGCCACCATTCTGGACTATTTGATTGATTTATTACATCACCAGGCTTAATAATTTTCTTAATAGATTCGTATGTTTCAATGGTATTTATAAAATTCTTATCTTTTATCATCACCAATTCTTTTCATCAATTTTTTTAACTGCTTTAAATGGATCTAACTTCAACTCTATCATATGTTCCATTTTAGCAATCTTTGCTTGCAAGTCAACATACTGTAAATATCGACGATATTTACGCGAAAATATCTTTTTTAATATGTGGATAATATATCCGATTACGTCTTTTCTATTTATTTTTTATCTCCTGAGTCTTTCTTTCTTATCCTTTATACTATGAACATTCTTCTCATATGTAAAAATAGTGTCTGCGACAAAAAGAGTGTCTAGAACAAACCTCACGTTCTGAGTAAAGGTAGTATCGTATATAAAAATCATATCAGAGATCGGGGCTTGCCCTTCTACGATAATAGTATCGATAACACTAAAAACAGTATCAACAACTATAACAGTGTCAATCGTAAAAACAGTGTCTAAAACAAAGGACGTATCTGAAATGAAAGTAGTATCAAAAACAAATATCGTATCTGGAATAAAAATAGTATCATAAACAAAGGACGTATCCGATATTGGTGCTGGTCCTGTTCCTTGTAAATATTTCCCTAGATATACCAGATCGTTATTATTTACTTTATTATCACCATTTACATCCGCACTTTTTATATAAGGTACGTTAGGATAAGATAAGAGTTCACTTAAATCACTGTAATCATCCCAATCTACATCTCCATCTAAATCTAAATCTCCACGCATTGTAGCAATCAAAGTAGTATTAATAACAGTATCAATAACAAAAGCGGTATCAGCTATAAAAATAGTATCAACAATAACAACAACGTATGACTGAAATACAGTATCTGGAACAAAGGCCGTGTCGAAAATAATAGTCGTGTCATAGATGTAGACCATGACCGTTCCTTGCAAGTAATTTCCCAAATACACTAAGTCGCCATTATCTATTCTACCATCTCCATTCACATCTATGTTTTTTCCATAGGGTACTTTGGGATACGTTAAAAGCTCACTTAAGCTACCCCAATCGTCCCAATCAACATCTCCATCTAAATCTAGATCCCCTCTCATTGTAGCAATTGTATCAATAGCAACGATAGCAGTGTCTGTAGTGAAAATAGTATCGATAACAAAAACAGTATCAGTTTCGATTCTCATGTATGGATCAGTAATCAACCTGTAAGTTGTTATATCTGTTTTCGGTTCAACCTGAGAAATAACCGGATTTTTAGAACAATTAGGAATAAACATCAATAACAACACTAATACCAGAGAACTAAACTTTAACATTTTATCCTCCTTTTCTTTCATTTTAATATTTATCTCCCAAAATTAATTTCTTTTTTTCTATCCTTTTCTTTTAATTGTACAAAAAGAGGAGATTCATATTGTACTCTTATCCAAGAAAGAGTATTTGAAGATTTATCTGACCTAACTACTAAAAGTTGTGAAGTGTCCGCATCCACAAAAAAATACCTTTTAACAATATCAAATTTAAAATATAGATCTTCTTCTATTCCAATTTCACCAAAAACAAGGACGGTATCTCCATACACATTTTCTAAACTATCAATAAACTTGTTTGCATTTTCAAGTGAATTTTCGTAAAAGAAAGTATCTGCCCTGACAACTGCTAATTTGTTTGTATTTAAAAACCCAAATAACATATTTCCACAAGAAAAAATATGATACCCTCGGAACTCACCTAAAGGTTTCAATTTTAATTGCAAAACAGAATCAACTTCAACGAATGCCATATTCCATTTCAATCCCTTTGGAGGATCAAATCCAAAGGCTGATAACCACATAAAACCAACTAAAACTACTGCTAACAAAATTTTTGTGAACTTCATTTTACTTCCTCCTTTTATATCTCTTCTATTACTACTTTGTTCTAATCCTAATAACTTTCTTTTTTAGCTTCTTATTCTTCTAACGAGCAATTAAGTACGGGTTCTCCATCAAGCAAATAATGTGACAAAATAGTAGCGTCCTCCATGTCTATCTTATGATCAGAATTGACATCTGCGCAGGTTAGGCAAACCATAGAACCGCCATTAAATAGATAATTCGACAAAGAAATCCAATCCTTCCGGTTTACTTGACCATCACCATTAACATCTCCACACATATCTCCTCCAGGACAGGTGGAACATTTGGAACAACTAAAACTGAATAATACAATCAAAAGACCAACGAATAACAAAATTAACTTCTTCATTTCTTCACCTCTTTTCCCATTCATTTTAATATATTATACACAAATATTTACTCTCGAAGCCATTCATACCAAAAATAAAGAATAAAACTAATCCACAATACAATAAGCAAATAATCTATAAAACCTTTTAACATTGTTTCTCCTCAATGTCTTATCTAATTATTGACTTTATAAAGTTTATATTTCTCATAAAGGTTTTCAACAAACCCCTTCAACTCTCGCGATGTAATAAAATTTATATCTAAATCCAGAATTTCGTTTTCCTTCAAATATTTAAAAAATTCTTTATGCATTAACTCAACTTGAAGCTCTCCATCTTCTGCTGGAATAATATCCAATTCTAATTCTGGAATAAGATCATCTAAAACCATATTCCCTCCTTTAAACAAATAAATGTAGTTGTTTTATCTACCACTACTGCCGTGTCCTTTCTTTCCTCTTTCACTTTCCGAAAGCCGCCCAACTTGAATTAAATTGACTTTCGGTAATTTAAAAAAAAGAATTTGGGCAACCTTATCCCCTTTTAAAATGTTAATAGATTCCACTTTATGTGTATACTGAACACTATTTCGAATAAAAATAGACACCTCATTCCTATATCCAGGGTCAATAATTCCATGGTGTGCAGCTCTGCCCTTTTTTCCATAACTACTACGAGTAGAAACTATACCTACCCACCCAGGAGGAATTTCAAAACATACCCCAGTATGTACTTCTTTACACCAACCAAAAGGAATTATAATATCTTCAACTGCATATAAATCCCACCCAGCGTCATATTCATACGCTTGAGTTGGAATTTTAGCGTCTGAACGAATCAATGAGCATTTTATATTTCTTGGAAATGTAAATTTATAAAGAAAATTTAAAAACCAATTTAACATTTTACTCTCCTAACATTAAATTTATTATTCTAACAATTTCATCCCAATTATTTTCAAATCTAATAGCACGATCGTCAACATAAATGTCAGCAACTACTTTACCTTGAGTACCATCATCAACCCAATCATAAGGAATATCATTTTCTCTTAAAAATTTTTGCATAATTTGTCTTTGTAAACTTCTCTCAGTTACACTTGAAGTTCTATTTGGACTTGTGCGACAAGATGTTACTATAATATAACACCCCAATTCTTTCAATAATTTAATACAAGAAACAGCATTTTCCTTTAAAGGACCAATATTAGGATATTTATCTTCAACGATTGTTCCATCAAAATCTATTGCAACTATAAAAGGCTTCATTGTACTCCTTTCACCTTATAACAAGCTTTCTGAATATCCTCAAATTCTTCCACAAAGGCAGCCATCAACATATGAGCAACGTCTCTTAAAGCATACCCATAATCATCAAAATCATTAAATCCAACAGCAAGAACAGGACATTCATCTCCTACCTCAATATTTAATCCAACGTGAATAAGACATGAAACTGGAGATTTTGTTGCAATCGAAACAGACAATTTTTTATTATCAATAAAAATATCATCTCCTCGATAAGCAACATGAGACACCAAACAACATTTCTTTAAAAAAGCGGCAATTTGAGCAATAAATAATCTTTGCCATACAACTGCTTCTCTCAAAGAAGCCTCAAAAATTTCAATTATAAAATGCATCATATATGCACTATTAATAAAATCATTTTTTAATTTATCTTCGCAATCTACCAAATGTTCTTTAACTTCCGCAGGCCCAAAAAAACAAGAAATGCTATTCCCTTCAAGACCATTCTCATAATTAAAATGAGAATGCAATTGAGATCCATCATATTTTATTTCTTTATCCAAAAATTTAAATTTCATAACTTTACTCCTTTCTATATTCTAAAGGATCAGATAAACCATTTGCTTTAAATGCTTCTAATCTTTCAATACACGCAGGACATTTACCACAAGAGGGTTGAGTTCCTTCATAACAAGAATAAGTTAAATGATATGGAACATCCAATTTAGTACCTATATCAATAATTTCTGCTTTTGTGTTTTCAACAAACGGTGTATAAATGTGAACATCTACGCCATAAGTAGATCCTAAACTTAATGTTTTTTCTAAACAAGTAAAGAAAGGTTTACGACAATCTCTATATGACGCAAAATCTTCTTTTACAGGAGTCATAAAAATATTTATAGGACTTAAACCTAAAGACTCTCCATAAGCAGCAGCTAATGTCATTAACATAGTATTTCGAAAAGGAACTACAGTTTTAATTTGATCTTTCATATTGTTTGGAACTTTCCAATTTTTATCAGTTAATGCACTATGTCCTATTTGAGATAAATTAAAATTTAAAATTTTTAAGTCTCCTACTTTCTTTTCTCCATATTTATGTTGATATCTTGCCCAAAGGCGCGTTGCTGAAGCTATTTCTGCAACAGAATGTTTTTGACCATAATTAATACTTAAAGGATAAAGCGCCCAACCTTTTTCTAATATAAAAACAAACAATGTAGTAGAATCTAAACCACCACTTAAAAGAAAAATTGCCTCACTCATTTTATATCTCCTTCAAATCGTTCATATGGAAACTCAATCCAAGTATCTTCATCTGCACCAGCGGCAAAATATCTTGGGTCAAATTCAGAACTTCGTTTATAAATCAATACAGCTGTCCTAATGTTCTTGAAACCCTTTTTTTTGTATAAATCAACAACAGCCTTCATAGTCTTTCCACTATCAACAAGGTCATCAACAATTAATATTTTACTATCAAAATTAATATCTTTAAAACATAAGTATGAAGGATTTCCAACTTTCAACATAGAGCGCTGGTTCTTTTTGTCATAAAATCTTGTTACTATTACATCTAAAGGAACATTCCAATCTTGAGACATCAGCATAGCAGGAATAAGACCTCCACGCGAAATACCCACAACAAGATCAAACTTTTCTTCCACATGAACCGATATTATTTCTATAAGCTTATTAATTAATTGAAAATAATAGTTCCAAGATATTTTTTCTGTTTTCATTACATTCCTCTTTTATTGCCCCAAATTACTTTATGTGTTTGAAGCATTATCCTAATATCATATTTATCAAAATAATCAATATATTTATCCAACAAAATATTAACTAACCAATCAGCTCGTTTTGAATATTCCTCAGGAGAACATGTCTTTCCTTCTTCCTGTCCGTTTGGTTGAACAATAATTACAGGGGGAACCTTCATAAACCTTTGTAATAACTCAAACATTTCTTCAATATCTTTCTCATCACTAATTACAAACTTCAACTGAGCTTTATGCAAAAGCATAGCCTCTATAGCACAAAAATTATACTTACGTTTTGCTTTTGCTGATTGAAGTTTTGGACTTACAGACCATAAACTAACCCATTTATCTACGTAAGCATAAGGGTCAAAATCAAAAGGATTTATTGTTCCATTTGTTTCAACGGTTACAAAAAAATGAGCCGAAAGGAAGGATAAAAAAGCTCTTAAACCTTCCATTTGTTCAGTCGGTTCTCCTCCTGTGATTACAATATGATTTATATATTTATATTCAGAAATTTTGTTCAAAATTTCTTCATTTGTCATTCTTTTCCCTAAGTTTTTATTTTGCCCAAAATTAGTATCACACCAAATACAATGACTAGAACATCCCTGAAGTCTTATAAAAATTGAGGGAACTCCAGTATAAATTCCTTCTCCTTGTATCGAACAAAAAATCTCACTAATATCTAATGTTTTAGTTTGCGGCATTTATTATTCCCTCCTCCAACCATTGCTTAATTGGTTGAAAAGTTTTCCTATGAAAAGGCGTTAAACCATATTTTTTAATTGCTTCAAGATGTTTTTTTGTTCCATAACCAATATTAGTTCTCCAACCATATACTTCATATTCAGGAAACTGATCAACCAAACTTTTTATATATCTATCTCTCAATACTTTAGCAACAATAGAGGCCATCATAATCGCGGGCTCTTTTTCATCTCCTTTTACTATCCATTTTTGTTCTATCTCTAAACCTTCTATATATCCCTTGCCATCAATCAAACCAATACTTGGAATTGTTGGCCTTCGAGGAATCACTAAATCGATTGCCCTTTTCATTGCTAATCTAGTTGCATGATAAATGTTCAATTTTTCTATTTCATTAACATCAGCAGATCCTGTTGCAAATACAATATTTAATTCCTTACATTGCTGAAAAACTTTTTCGCGCTGTTTCAAAGTTAATTTTTTAGAATCATTTAAACCCACTATATTCCAAGCATAAGAATTCTGCCATACAACAGCTCCCGCAACAACAGGACCAGCTAAACAACCTACACCTACTTCATCCACTCCAAAAAAAATAGAAGGTACTTCCACTAAAAACTCCAATTTTTTTTAAAATATGCAACAGCATTGTGTGTATGGATACTTTCAAATGACATTACCTTAATGCTGTATCCTTCAACACTAGATATTTTATTCAACGCAAGAGCAGTATCTCGAGCAACGTCCTCCACAAACTTTGGATTTTTAAATGCTTTTTCTGTAACAAATTTTTCATCCGGTCTTTTTAACACAGGATAAATATCACAACTGCCCATTGATCCTAATAAAGAAACAATATCTTCAATCCACAAAGGCTTTTCTGAAAATGTTATACGAGCTATTACAACCGCTCTTTGATTATGAGCCCCATACTTACTTATTTCTTTACTACAAGGGCATAAAGTAGTTATTGGAACAGCTACCTCAAGATAAAAATCATATTTGTCGGAAGTCAAACGAGCAACAAAAGAACAATCATACCCTTGAATTCCTTTCACTTTTTTTATAGGAGATTCTTTGGGAATGAAATATTTAAAACTAACAACAACATAAGCATCTCTTGTTTTAAGTCTGCTTTTTAATTCTTTTAAAAACTTTTTTAATTTCTTTGAATTCATTACTTTATAACGATATTGCATTAGAACCTCAAGAAAACGACTCATATCAATTCCCTTTATTTCTTTTTCAAGATCTCCATACATTGAAATAGTTGCTTGAGTTGTTTGATACTGTCTTTTTTCTTTTTTTGTTACTAATATAGGAAAACTAACATTTTCAACTCCAACTCGATGTAAATGCACTTCACGAATATCTTTTGACGCTTGAATATCAGGTAATTGTTCTTCGATCATTATTTTCTCCTTATCCTTCTTCATATATAGCACTTGATTTCGGCCCTTCAAAAACTTCAACACTCCTTAAATTAACTTCTAGAAATGTATACTTAAATTTCATAAATAAAAAATTAGCCATATTTTCAGCCGTTGGATTTCCTTGCATAATCCAAATTCTATCCTCATATTTACTTAAAATCTTTACAAGAGGATCTTTACTATTTAACATAAAAGCATGATCCCAATACTCATCAACCCATTTTTGAATTTTATTTTTTATGGTATTAAAATCAATAGCCATCCCATCTTTATTAAGAATACTACACTCATATGTAAAAAGAGCTCTGAAAGAATGACCATGAATATGTGAACAGAGACCATCATAATTTAATAATCTATGAGCGGCGTCCCATTTAACTTCTTTAACGACTTTATACATTTTTTCCCTCTCTTAATATTTTTAATATCAAAGGTTTACATCCTAATATTCTATTACGTACCGTTACACCAGTGACACTAAGTTCTTTTCCTATTTGCTCATAAGTGGTAACACCACTTAAAAATAAAGTAAGAATTTGTTTTGTTTTATCATCCACTAAACTCAGCAATTTTTTAACTAAATCTGTTATTTCATAATCTTTCATAAAATCATTTGTGTCTAGCAATTCCTGTTGAAATAATTCAACATCAACAAATGAAACTTTCTTTAATTTTCTAATAAAATTACAAGAAAAATTATAAAATTGCCGCCGCATTATATAATTAAAACGCATTTTCTCTTTTGGTTTCCATTTACGAAGTAATCTTAATAAATCTATTTTTAATTCTTGGCATAACTCTTTAGCATCTTCAGTATTTCTACAAAAAGAACTTGCAACCTTTCGCATATATGGAATAGCAATACAAATTAGTGTATTTATATAGTAGCTATCTTCTGTTTTGTAAAATTGATTGGCAAGCCAATCAATCTTAGTTAATGAATCATTTTGGAGAGGTATCTTTGGAATTTCAAAAAAATTATTCCTGATTTTTATTTGGATCACTAATAACCTCCATCAAACTTTTAACATATTCTGACATTTTCATATCAATTGGCAAACTAGCAACTTTAAAAAATATCGGATTCGTTTCTTTAGAAATTTTCAAAAAACTAACTTTTACATATGGGTTTTGTTTAATAAAAGACATCACCATTTCCTTCAAAGATCTAATTTTCGCAGGAACTTTATTTTGTTTAAGATATTTTAAAACATCATTATTAGATCCATATACTTCAAGAGAATAAAAATGTTTAAATAAATAAGGATTTAACAATATAAATTCCAACAACAAAAGAAGAGATGTAAAATCTAACACCAATTCATCTTTCTCCATACTAACAGTACGATGTAATACTCCTAAATCTAATATTAAAAAACTGCACACGCCCTTTCCAACACTAACATATTCAGATTCTCTACACAGTCCTCCAAAACAACATTTCATAACTTTTCACCCCAAAATTTAATAATACTTTCAAAATTAGTCTTTTTCATACTTCTTTTTTAAATCCTTATAAAGTTTCTTTTCTTGCAATTCTTTTTCTTTATCCAATTGTTTCTGTTTTCTACTTTCTTCCTCTTTATCGTTTTCTTTGCGTAATTTCATTAACCCTTTATAATATTGCGACTTAATAATTTCTCCAAACACTTTTTGAGTTTCTTCTCGAGAACATGCATCTTCAGTTACAACATACTTGCTTCCATTATACTCTAAATAAGTTATTTTATAAAGTCTTTTTCCGTCTTCCCAAACTCGACTTTTTACAATCTCTTCTATCGCTAACTTTTGAAGAGTTTCTAAATCTTCAGCAATAACTTCAACAGTCCAATCATCTTCCCCATAATAACATCCTAAAGAGGAACATTTATTATCCACAACAAATTTGTACCCATCTACTAAAAAGCCGTTACTTCTTTTTTCATAACATCTCCTATTCTTATAATACACTAATTTGAAGGAAGACATTCAAATTTTTCTAAAAATTTCGAATAAAAAGATTGTAATTTTTTAGTCAAAAAACTCAAATCAATATTTTCTCCACTTTTATAATGACATATTTGTAAATCAAACCAACGTTGTCCCTCATCATACCACTTCCATAAATCTCTTAACTTTTTATCATAATCTTGAAAAGACAAATTCTTTGTAAAAGTATAATTTTCTTTAATTTTTGTATATATTAAGTTCTCAATATGCTCACGAATTTTACGAAATTCAGATATTCCGTTTTTATTTTTTTCAGAGTGTAATCTTTCTAATCTTTGTTTCAAAGTATCTAAAGAAAAAACATTTACATATCCTATTTTCTCAGCTAAAAAATGCACAGCTTCCCAAAAAGGTTTATGTTCCATTTCCATCACAAAATCAAAAACACTCGAGCCTTTTTTACATCCAAAACAATGCCAAGTATTTGTAGAAGGACAGACAAAGAAACTTTTTGTCTTATTATCTGGATGAAAAGGACATAAAGCTATAAAATTATCTCCCGAAGACTCTAAACCCACTCCATATTCTTCTATCAAAGTCACTATATCAATTTGAGATATAAGGTCTGCTAAATTTATTTTTTTAGAAAAATCTTTCATTTTTGTTTTATCTCACGATAAAGATTCAATAGATAATGGTATTCTATTCCTATAAGAAACTTCAGATACTCCTGTTATCAATCTTTCCAATGCTTCTTGACATCCTTCTTTAGTTTCAAAACCCATACAAAGAACTAAATCTTCTGCTCCCCTTATATTTTCTTTAAAATCTATTATTGTATATAAAACTGTTTTTAAACAATTAAGTGGTTTAGTGCATATAACATACCTTTCATTATAACATTGAACAGTATATCTTTGTTTTTCTTCTGGAAATTTTATCTTTGTTCCAACCTTTATTTCCATCTCATTATCTCCTTCCTGGTTTTCCGATCTTATCCCTTTTTCCAAATCTTCTCTCCGCCTCTACAACTATGTCGAGTACTGACATATCGAGAAAAGCAATACTTGACAAAAGATTTCGTAGATCGGTAAAACTCATTACCTTTCTATCTCCCATACTCTTACTCACTTCGCGCCTCCTTTCTTATCCACTCTTTACAACCTTTCTTATTTTTGGGCAAATACTTTTCTTCTCTTACTTTACTATCTGATTTACAAACATAATAATCATTACAATTCCCACAAATTCTATTTTCTACTCCCTTATTCTTTTCATTCTTACTCCCTTCACTGTTCCTCTTCTTAATCAACCTGTTAGGATTAAAAAACTCATCTAACACTTTTTTAACTAGAACTAATGCTCCATCCTCTCTATAATGAATAACCGAAAACTTCGAGTCTAAAATTTGAAACTCCTCTCCCTCTTTTATCGAGAGTGCTTCTCTGACATGAGGTAATAGTTCTCTGAAGTATTGAACCCTATATTTTCTCTTCTGTCTTTTGCCATCACCGTGAATGCCAACGTTTAGTATGTGGAATTCACCGATCCTGTCGCCGTTGACGTCTAAAATCACTCTCAACATTCTTACTCCTTATAATTTACTTGATGGACTGCCCCACCGCATTATTAAAAATACAAGCACACAAAATATAAGAATCTCCAACATTCTTACTCCTCCTCTAAATCCTCTAACCATTTTTTTAGATAATCTTTAGAACAACCTTCCAGTTGGCTGCGTGTATATCCACATTCCCAGACATCATGATCTATAAGTAATTTATCGATTATTTTTTCTTTACACATTCTTCCTCCTTTTATTTATCCTCTACTTCTACCTCTTCTCCGCATTCTTCACACGAATAAATTTCCACGGGTTCTACATCTTCCGTAAATAATTCTTCGCAATCTTCATCCTTAAATCCTGCCGCTTCGGCACATACCATACTACAATAATAATGTTCAACATCCGCTTCTCCCCTGTTCGCAGCTTCATAATCTGTTGCTCTATACAACATCTTTATTCTCCTTTTTTATTTCTCTTTTTAAATATATGTCTTTATACCTCGTCTCCTCTTCTTTAGTAGGAAGTCTTATTAGCATTTCTATTTTTTCACTCCTTTTAATTTCATCTAAAAATTTTGGACAATAAGCATTTAATTCTCTATATAAAATTCTATCATCATTATATTCATATATAATTGCTATATGTGCTTCACAAACTGCTTTCATTTTATTTCCTTCTTAAAATTCTTGGTCATCTTTTTATTAAAATATTCATAATTGCACACATTTTGGAAGTAATACTGTTCCATTTGAATCTTCAACCTTAAATTGCTCATACCACAAAGCAATTTTTTTCAATAACCTTTTTTCTGCAATTTCTAACTCTTCAAAATTTGAAAAAACCCCAGACTTATATATTGAAGATTCTCCCGTATAATCATTTCCACCAAAAAACATTTCCCTATCATATTCATAAACAAAAATGAGATTTGTAGGAGCATTTCCCTTGTCTTCTACAGAAATATAAAACCTATATCCTTCTGGATAAGCTTTCTTTTCTAAACCGTCCTTCCAAGGACCCGTTGTAGCATAAGAAATTTTCAATTTCATTTCTACCTCCTTTTAAAATTCTTGATCATTTCTTCTTACTTTTTTCCAAATTTCTTGCAATTTCTCTAAATCTCCTATAAAATTTACACTAAAATCAGCAAACAATTCAATAGTCTTTGATTCACTATAACGACTTGCAACAATCTTCAGATATACTCGTTTTGCTAGTTGCATTGCAAATTCCTCTGCAGGAGTCATTCCATGCCATATGTTAAACACAACATCACAATGCGCTGCAGCCATATCTGACAGAGCAACATGTTCAGTATCTACTTCTTCCCTTCGAACATCTATTGATTTCCGATTTTGTTGAGCTGCTGTCAAAATAGACACATTATGAGCCCTCGCAACTTCTTTCAATCCACGAAACACATTATCATACTTTTCTGATCGATCTTTAACAAATCGTTCATCTGGTCTCATTAAGTTCGCATAATCAATTATAACAACATCAGGTTTGATTCCAAATACTTTTTGATGCAACATAACTTCATAATCAACCATCGACGGAGTTGTTCCACGAGCTATATCAACAACAGAAAAAGGACACTTTTTTTCTTTAAGTTGATTTAAAGCATCTTGATAAATTTTTTCTTCATACTCAGTTAATTTAGCATCTCTTAAATCATTAAGAGTAATCCCTGTGTATCTACTTTCCCACATTAATTGAAGAATTGCCAATTCCATTTCAATGGTAACATACATAACTCGATATCCTAAATCAGAAACATTACATCCAACATTAAATAACCAACGCGACTTGCCCCGCTTCATTCTCCCGAAGACCATTCCAAGCTTTGAAGGAAAAAGACCTCCAGTTACTTCATCAAGGTCTTTCATTCCATAAGGAATTCCTCTATACTTTTCAGGATGATTTTTTCTATCTAAATATGCTTCCCAACGTTCATCAGTATTTCCATAAAGTAATTTACGTGTAACCCCTTCCGAAGAATCAAGTGTTTTAATATGTAAAATTCTTTCTGTAACATTTGCTAATGATTCTTCTACTTCTTTATCACTACCCAAGTCATCAATAACATCAGAAGCAGTTTTATATAATTCACGTTTAATTTCTAATTCTTTTAATTCATTAAGATAAAACCTAAATCCAGAATCATCTATTTGAATTTTTGAAATATCATCATATAATAACAACAAAGATATTTGAAAATCTACAGGAAACTCTTTTTCATTTTTCTTTAAAAATCTTTCTAAAATATCTCGAGATAATACTTTATGGTGCTTTCTAAAATACCTGCTTATTAAATCAAACAACTTTTTATGATTTTCGTCATAAAATGTTGAAACAGCTATTTTAGTAACGGCCTCTTCTATATAAACAGTATCTTTAAACAAATAACCAAGAATAATCCTTTCAGTTTCAACATCATTAAATTTTGTCATACTAACCTTTTACTTCTTTTCCCCAAGAAAACCAATCCCCACGTTGATACCTTGCAAATAATTCTAATTTATCTCCACTAAACAATTGACCAATTCTGTCATATTGTTCATCAGGTTTCCGAGAATGCTCCCTTACCGGAGACATAATTACTTGACGAACACTCGAAGACATTTTTTTAGGATGTCCTTTTGTTGCTAATAAACATAACTCTGCATTTGCTCTTGTATAATGTCCACATCCCAAAAATAACCCTTTAGACTTCCTATTTTCTTTAATCCATACAAAAGCAACAGTTTTATAAGTAAATCCCCAAGCCTTAATTACTTCTAAAGCAAATGGGATGTTGGGACAAGTAGCCCATAAAAATAAAGTGCAATCTTCTTTACAAAGAGTTTGAACTGGAAGATTTTTAATATCTTCTAATTTCATTGTTTCATAATGTGTTGACGCTGCAATACCTCTCCATTTCTTAGGAGCATCTTGCCAAGCACTATATTCCCAAGGCGGATCTGCTAATATAACATCAAATTTTTTTGAATATAATTTTTCAAACATTTTTTTCTAATTCCACATTTTTAATATTATATGTTTTAATCAATGCCCCAACAGCTAAAATATAAGGGTTATCCCGAGGATCCGTAATATACATCCACGGGTTTTTAGTAGCTTTATGAACAAAATCTTTAATAATTTTCAGTCCAGGTTCATTTATAAATTTCTCACATACTTCCTTGTAAACATTTAATGGCAATTTAAAAACATGATCTACTCCATATTTTTCATATTGCTCTTTCCAAGCTTTTTCCAAATTATCCTCAAACTCTTCCAAAGTTCTCCTTATATCACTTTTACCATCAACCATGTTCCACCTATGCTTAAACATTATACTTTCTGCTTTCATTAACCAATTGTTAGCCTTAGTAAGAGGAAGTAATGCTTCAGCCACTAACTTTTCCACAAATTCTTTTTTAAATTTATCTTCCAATCACTTCTCCTTTCGATAAAAAATACCAAGAGCTTCTACATCTCCTCGAGCTTTAACTTTATCCAATATTCTCCAATCAAATATCCCTAAGATTTTATGACAATAACTACATCTCAAACCACCAAATATACTATGGGGAAGGTTTGTCCTTGCTTCTTCGTGACATCCACATCCACCATGTTCACAATTAACATGTATGATGTAATATGTCCTAAACTTTTCCTTCAGAGGTTTCATCATCTTTCTTTTCTCCTATACATGAAGGAACAAAAGTTGAAAATGTTCCTCCTCTAGCCTTGTGCCCTCTAAGTTCTCCGGCGATCTTTATGCCCTTTTCAGTGAGCTTTACAAAACCGTTTATTAAGGAAATAATTTCAAGTAAACCTTCTCTTTCTAAATCTTCAAGACAATCCCAATCATCATGATTTGATAACTCTTTACCTTCTCGAAGTCTAGTGGGATATTTCTCATCAGCAAACGAATACAGTCCTCCAACAAGTAACGGATGTCGATCTGTATCGCAACGCATTCTCCTCCCATTAATGACTCCAACACCCTCCGAATTTGGGCTATCAACGCAAAGAGTTTCAATATAAGCAAATGTAGACCAATGATCTTTTCCAAAATCCTTTATTGAAATATTCATTCTTTACCTCCTAATAAACCTTTCTTAATTTCTTCTAAAATCTCTATGAAATGGCTTTCATTGCATATCCTTGTTTAATTATTTTCTTCCCAAACTGCAATACAAGGCTGAACTATTAACTTATTTCTTGTTGTCTCTCTTCCTCCACCTTCACCCACAAACTTTTCTCCACTACAACAATATGCCTCACAATCTCCATATTCCGTTTTAAGACATAACTCCCCCTTATACACAAAAAATCCTGGGGGACATTCTTCAATATTACATTCCCAACCTTCTGGTTTTATTACAAGGCTATTCATCTTTACCTCCTAATAAACCTTTCTTGATTTCTTCTAAAATCTCAGGGCGAAAACTTTCACCAACTAATGGAACTTCAATTATTCTTTCTGAAAAAATTTCACAAACACTTCTTCCAAAGCCGTCTAAAACCTTTGTAGGACTATCATTTGAAGTAACAATAAAAGGCTTGCCCGAATAATACCTTTTTTTGAACGCCTCATCTAAAAGAGCATCAATCAGATCCGTCTTGTATTTTTTATCTATTTCGTCAACTAATAAAAAATCTACTTCCATTATCATATAATCAAGAAATGCCCTTATTTCATCATCCCTCAAAGCCCTATGAGCTAAATTAATTAATTCAGAAAGCAAAATAAAATATGCTTTAAACTTTTGTTCTAATGCTTTTTTCAAAATGGAGCATCCAATAAAACTCTTTCCTACGCCATAAGAACCATAAATATATAATCCAGCACCAGTTTTAATTGCATCAGGTAAATGACTTAAATAGTCAGAGATAGTATTTAAAGAAGGTTTATTTTCATCCCTAAATTTCTGCGTAAAATATTTGAAATCTAACTCAAGATCCCAAAAACTTTTAGGAATATTCGCGTTAACCATATCGATATAACGTCTGAATTCATCAATACATTTACATAAAACAAAACCAGTTGGAGTCATATAACGGCCTTTACCTTTACACTCTGGGCAGTTGTCTAAAATTTTTGTTTTTAATTTTTCTATGTCTTGAATTGAATACATAAATTCCTTCTATTCATTATTTTTAACTTTCTGGATCTGGATTTATTCCATTAAGTCCAAGTACTTTCTGCACTTCTTTAATTAAAGCATTTTTTTCTTGTTCATTCAAATGTTTCATTTCTTGAATGTGTTTTATATAATTCCGATCCAATAAAGTTTCTATCCTTTCTCTATCTACCCATAAAATAAGTATCCAACCTGTTCGTAAAGGACCTTCATAATGTTTCTTAACTTCATCAAGAGTTAAAACCTTTCCTTCTTCAAGAAATTCTTTCCGTTGTTCTTCCAAAAACTCTTCACTTTGCAAATCTTCTTTACTAAAAGCAGATTCAAAATCTGTTGTGTGTATAAATGTAATTCGAGCAATTTGGTCAAGATTTTTAAATTGAGAGGGCATATTCCTCCTTTATTTACCAGTTAATGAAATCATCTTTCTCTTTTGCAACTTCTTCGTTAAGAGAATCTAAAGATATTTTTATACCATCCTTTGTACCATGAGCAAACATTCTATCGTCCACAACTTCTCCATCCTTATCAAAAACGAAGAAGGATCCTACAAAACAAACTTCTCCTTTGTATTGTTTTATAAGAGCTTCAATCGCTTTTCCTATCGCTTGAAAATTATCTTTTCGCTTTTTCATTATTTCACCTCCTTTTAACTTTCCTTATCTTTTGAACGCCAATACTTCGCAATAACTTTTGCATGAAATGTGTGTAGTTCTTTAGAATTGTTGGGGTCAAGTTTAGCCTTGTTTAACTTGGCATCTAGTAACATATGGTCTTGTAAATTACACATAATGTTAAATGCCTTACTAAGTTCTTTTTCAGTTCTTACATCACGACCATAAAGCTTGTCAACAACATCATTAAAAAACAATCTATCCGGCTCACTTTCTGATAGAGGAATTATTACCGCAGGGCCCCCCTTTTAAACCTTTTTTAGCTTTAAGTCTTTCCATTTTTTTTCCTTCCTTTACTTTTTATTTGTCTATTGCTTTTCTTAACTTTTCCATTACTTCCTTTGTGGTCATATCTACCTTTGGCTGTTTCTTAATAGCCTCTCTCAACTCTTCTTCATTTATATTATACTCATCTTTTTTATTTTTGGTTGCAGATTTTTTAAAATTTTCTAATTGTTTGTCATTTGTCATTAATCCCATTTTAAGTTCATAATTCTCGTTTACGGTTTCAAACAACCAATCAATCATGTCTTTAAATTGTGTTTTAGTTAAATCTTTATGCCTTTGCCAAAAATGAGTGATCTTAAACGCCTCCAATTTAAAGGCTGAAGGTTGCATAGAATAATTTTTACCATATGCTGCTCTGTATCGCTGTAGAAAATAACGAATGAAGTGCTGGCAAGTCCAGTTGTCCGTAGGAATAGACAGCTCTATATGCTTCTGGTTCTTTGTAGTAAACACCTTAGGTTCCTCAAAGTCAGCTCGGTTTCTAAGGCGTTTAATTTCCTTCTGCTGCTTTTCTAAGGTGTAAAGAAGTAAATCGTATTCTATTGGATCAATTTGCATTTTTAGCCCTTATTTTATTTACATCTTCAATACTTATTTATAAATAAAAAGCGGATAACGCAAAAAAGTTATCCGCTCATTCTTTGAGTTCTTCTCAAAGATTTGAACATTAATCACTTTACTTGACTTTTCTTCGTTATAGTACTTAACTTAAAATTATAATTTCTAATGTTAATATACTCTTGTTTCAGACGCTTTGCGACGAATTACAGTTATTCCCTCATTTATCCATTTCGCAATTTGTTCTTCTGAAACTTCTTGTCCGCTTCTTACATGGGACACCCCTTTAACACGCTCAACTACACTTTTACCATTAGAATAATCCACTATCTTTATTTCACGATCTTGATTATTTGTCATGTCTTATCACCTCCTTTTAGTTTATTTTTTATATTTTTCCAAACGATTTTCTATTTTTCCACAAAGATTTCTATCACGTTCTATAAGAATTATATTACGATTAAGAGACAGAGCCGCTTCCCCGGTGCTCCCACTTCCTGCAAATGTATCTAAAATTATATCTCCTTCATTAGAAAAAATACTTATTAAATATTTTAATATTTTTACAGGCTTTTCAGTAGGATGAATTCGATTTTTACCAAGACCTCCAGAATATGTAATAATATTTGGGACGCACAATCTCACAATCTCATTTTGTAATATAGCATCTAATTTTTCTTTTATTTCTATTTCAGCTATTTGTATAATTTCCGAAAGAGATTTTTTCCCATAAAATCTTTGCATATATTTGTTAAGAATAGTTCCTGCCTTATCTGCAGCAATAAATATTTCTTGTATACTTCCTACTTTTAAATCAGCGTTAAAAATTTTCTTTTTCTTCCCTACACCTTCTTCTTTAATTCCATAGACTAAAAATTCACACCCACTAAGCATTAAAACCTTTCGGTTAAAAGGCACTGCCGCAGGTTTACGCCAAGTAATTACTCTTTTAGGAGTAATATTATGTTTCTCTAATGCTTCCCAAAGATGAGATATATGTCTATCTCCTGTAAAAACTACTATACTCCCATTTCTACGTAATTTCTTTCCCCATATTTCAGCCCACATATCTAATTGATGTGCAAAATCTTCCGTAGTATCCCACTTATCAATAAAATTTCTATCAAATTGGTGATCATGAATTGTGTTAAGATCATTTCCATCTTTATCTCTCCAAACAGGCTTAAAATCTTTGCTTATACTATATGGGGGATCTGTAAGGATAAAATCTATTGAATCATTTTCTATTTTTGTTGATTGTTCTAATATACAACCATTTAAAATAGTACACGACATAAATTTACCTCTTTTTATCATTCACCGATTCTCTCCATTTTTCAGGATATGCCCAAAAACAACCAATACATCCTATTTTTGAATCATACTTTTCTACCCCTTCATACCAGTGTTTAACACCGTCTCTTGAAGCTGCCCGTTTTCCAGTTCTTTTACAATGTTCACAAGCACGAGATTTGCGTAGATTATTTTGTCGAGTTAATAACATATAACGATTTTCAAATTCTTTATTTGAGGCATTTTTAGAAGGGTAGCCTGGAGCAGGATTTCTAATAGTTGGTTCTCGATGATCTACTTCAATTTTGCTTTTAACATATGCGGGGACAGAATCATCAAATGCATCTTTGTCGTTATATATTTTTCTAACCTTTTTCACAAGCCAAAAAGGTAAGGACTCACGATTATGTGATTTTTCTTCTTGTTTAATCGATAAAAGTTGACGATGTATAGTCAATCGTTTACATTTTGAGCAATATATTCTACAATAAAATTCTCCTTTTCTTTCCAATAAAAATAACTTATAATTCCTAGTATTGATGTTCCCACACTACCTATTATCAACACTCCTATTACTATTACTTCTATAACCCCTAAAATCATTTTTTCACTCCTCTTTACTTTTTATTTGTCTAATGATTTTCTTTATTTTTCCTCCTTAACGGAACGATTGCCAAGTTGTTAAAATACCATCATCGAAATAGAGATAATAATTAGTATAAACCCATTGTTCATGTGCCCCATATCTATTAACAGTTTTATTAATTCTCTCTGGACTTCCCCAACTTTCTCTAACCATTTCCTTATTCATATTCAACACAATCTGATTTTCAAAAATAAGTTTTCCAAACTTTGTTCCATATTTCACCTGCAACTCTTTGAGTCTTTCTTTGAGTCTTTTAGCATCAACTAGTATTTGTTGCTCTTCTTTTTGTTTTTGTTGCTCTTCTTTTTGTTCAGGTGAGTCTTTCGTTAATTTAAGTCCGAGGAAATCGTCAATATATATAAAACCATACAAAACAGAATCATCCCCAGAAGAAATAATTTTTACATAAAATCCTCCAAGAGAGCCAAGATTTGTTATATGAAAGTCACCTACTATTGAACTTGAGTCATAGTTGTAAAACTCCCTAATTATTATTTTGTCATCTCCCCCAACTAAGTAAATTTTCTTGCCCCCTTTACCAAGAACGTTACTATATAATAAAGCAGCAGGGTTTCCAGCTAAATGATAAAGAGTATCTCCAACACAATATTTATCACGAGTATCAGCAACCGATTCTGAGTTAAAAAATTGGAAAAAAATACATACAAAAATAATTGCTACCAACATTAAAAAAACTCTTTTCATTTTTTGTCTCCTTTGTTTATTATTTCAATATTATTGGTCCGATTAATAAACCTACTATATATCCTCCCCACACAACTATTATAATTATCCCAACAACTATTAAAAATTTTTTATACCACGTATCATAGTTTTTCATTTTACTACCTCCTTTATATCATTTATATATTATACACAAAATCTTAGGGTAGAGCATCTTTTTCTACTATTTTGAAAGAAGGTTCTGATTTGTATAAACGTCTTCGTTTAAAACTATGTGCTCGTAAATACTTGTAATTATCAATGAAATCCACTACTATAGCACTTTTCTTCTCTTCAGCCGCTGTTTTGTATGGAGTCATACATCGAAGCCTTTGGAATACCTTTATTGCTGATTTTCCGCCAGCAGCAATTACCACAGCATCCAAATTAGGAATATCAACCCCCTCGTCTCCCAAAGTGGTAATTAGACATAATAGCCTCTTATTTTGTAAATCTTTAAATGTCTTTGTTCGAAAATCGGAAGCATCATTTCCTTTTAAAAATAAAGCTCCAGGAATTAACTCTTGAAGAATTTCTCCATGCTTTATCTTTGATACCAAGACCATAGATGATTTATTTCGTTCTATCAAATTCTTTACAACATTACTTATAATAGTATTACGATATTTATTTTCTACAACACATTCTTTATAAATTGTTGAATAACTATCGTTTGATGGTTCAATATTTCGGGGCAGTTTAATCATATGAATAGTAGGAGCAACTAAATAACCGCCCTCAATTAAATCGGAATAATTAATTTCATAAATTAAAGGCCCTATTAATCCTTCTATAAGAAGATCTGTGTTATCTTCTCGAAACAAGGTGCCGCTTCCACCCACAATATATTCAGCGTTTTGGATCTGAACTAAAACAAATCGATGACTACTGCTCGCCGTATGATGACACTCATCTACCCAAACAAACTTTGCATTTGTAATTAATTCTCTTACATACTTTTTTTCAATAAGTTTTTCGAAAGACTTTTCTTTTCTTTCCCCAGAATTAAGTTTATACTTTTTATCATAAGATGCAACCGCAGATTGTATTGTTATAATAGTCACTCCATCTAACTTAATATCACATTGACCATCCCCTACTATTCCAACAGGAACTTGAGGAAGAAACTTTTGAAACTTTTCTTTTGTTTGATAAGCAATATCAATACTTTGACAAATAATAACAAAGGGGGCAATATTTAAACGAGCATAAGTCATTATCATTATTATAGTTTTGCCGCTTCTAACTCTTGCCCAAATACGTCCTCTTTTGTGTTTTAAAATAACTTCAACCGCTTTTTCTTGATAACCTCTTTTTTCAACTCCAACTAACTCGAGAGGTTTTCCCTTTTCATAAACAGGTCTCAAATCTTCTATTTCATAAGAAATAGAATTTGAATCCAAAGCTTCTAATACTAATGGTAAATGTCCCGTTAAAAATGTTCCAGTTAATCTAGAAAACAAATGCTGTTTTCCATCCCATTCTTTTGAAATATAACGATTTTTTGAAGACGCTTTTATAAAAAAACTATTTTGAACCTCATAAGCAAGGAGGTCATAAAGGTAATCAAAAATTTCCTTAGAAGGACTGAGAGGGATAAGTTGAGAGTATACTGGACTTATCTTTACTTTATACTTTTCCATACTTTAAAATAACTCTTCTTCTTTTACTACTTTTTCCCATCCACCATCAATATTTTCAATAGCAGATTTATAACATAAAACAATTTTTTTCCTAATGTTTACAACAGGTAAGGCAGAAAGAGAACTATCATAAGTCCCATCTTTTTCTTCTATAACAAATTTAATACCTATTGTATCTTCATCACTCCAAATAATTGTCCCCCTTACAACTCTAATCTCTCCTATTGATGTTGGCTTAAGGGTAATAAAAACTTCTTCACCACTTTTTATAATAGAATCTAAAAACTCTCTACCATCCATTTCAAAACTCCTATTTTTAAAATACATTTATTATCTTGTTCCTAGCCCTTTTCTAGGTCTATTGCACAACAAAGAAAAAGACAAGAAAAGGAAAAGAAGGAAAAGAAAGAAGAAGAAGTAAAGGTTGGGACAAATAGTCAAAAGTCCAACAAATAACAAAATTAACTTATTCATATTTCTTCCTCCTTTTTCTTATCATTTATATATTATACACAAATAAACCCCAACTCTTTTGTTTTATTTTTATATTTTCTCTCCTATATATCTAAACATAGACTGAGGCATAGACAAATAAACTCCAGCTGTCATTTCTTTAATCGTTTCAATAATTTTATTCGCGCGCGCAAAAGCATTTGTCATAAAATCTTCTTCTGTATTTATTTGTTCAAAACTTTTCAAATATTCTTTTGGTATAACCACTCCAGGAATTTGTAATAATCTTTCTAGATGTTTTTTAGATTTTGGAACCACTATACCTATTAACACAGGTAAATTGTATTGTTCTATTTCTTTCAAAAACTTTAATGCACAATCTATTGTAAACACTGGTTGAGTTTGAAAATAATTTGCACCAGCATCTACTTTGGCTTTTAAATGCTCATGGTTTATTTTATTAGGGTTTGCGGCGACCCCAACTAAAATATTATGCGATCTTACAAATTTAATAGCATCTAATATATTCATACCAGATTCAAACGTTATTCCATGAGGATCTCCAGATAAAATAAGCATAACATCTACTCCCATTGATACTGCCTGAAGCATATCAGATTTCACTATAACTTCAGACCTTCCAGAAAGAGGATAATGAACAATTGTTTTAAATCCTTCTGATATCAAATATTGAGCAATATACAAAGCGGGCAATTTTGGTTGTGCCATAGGATTAGATACAACACTAACCACCTTAACACCTGTTTCTTTCAATACCTTAATACTCTTAAAAAACGAGTTCATATCTTTACCCGAAGGAGGAATAATTTCTATAACTTTCGTAAAACTCGAAAATAATTTCATATTCTTCCCATCACATCCAAATATTGATTTACTCTAACACCAATAGTATGATTTTTCATAATTTCTTCATAACCACGTTTTGCTATTTTTTCTCTTTCATCTTCATATTCTAAATAATATTTAACTTTTAATTCTAAATCTTCAACACTTCCATCATAAATTACTAAATGTTTTCCCGGAGTAAAAAATTGTTCAAGTCCCTGCATTGGAGGACAAATGAAAAAACAGCCACAACCCATAGCTTTAAAAATTCTATCCGAAATTTTCCAACCTAAATCCTTTTTTATTACGTGCAGGGTATCAAATGTAATTTTAGACTGCCTATAAACATTAGCCATCTCTGTACCATAAAGTTCTGCCTTAGAAGAAACCCCAGATACATTCCCAAAAACTGTTACTTTACAAAACTTGTTTAGAGCTTTAATACAATTCTCTCTTGCAAAAATTCCCCGTCCCCTTTGAGTATTTCCAATAAAACATATGTCATAAATTTCATGTTCTGCATCTAACCTTTTAATAGTTGGCTTATAATAAACATTATCATAATACTGAGGTAAAAATGTAACACTCTTCGCATAATCCTCTAAAACTTTTGCCATACCTTCCACAGAAGTTATAATCAAATCAAACACCCCTTTATATCTATCCCAATACCCTTTATCTTTATCTGGAACATAAGCGTCCGCATTCCACAATACTAACTTTATTCCTAATTTAGAGATTCCTTCAAAAAACTCTTTAGGCTCTACCCCTGTACCAGTCACAAATAAATAATCGGGGTTAAACTGTTTCGCAAATTCAAACATCTGCTGTTCATATACATATTTAGCAGATCCAGGTTTTAAAGGATGAGAATATGGTAGACACCTTTCTTTTTCAACCAAACATTTAACTAAAACTTCATGCCCAAGAGTTTTCATTTCTCTAGCAATTAAAAGACCATTTTGATAAGGTTTATTACAATAAGCAAATACTAATATTTTCATAATTTCCCATCAACTACTTTTTGAAAAACATTCAAATATTCTGATTTCAAAATATTCCAGGAAAATTTTTCTTCAATAACTTTTCTACTTGCTTTCGATATAGCATCTAAATCAGCATTTACTATATGTTCCATTTTTAAAACCAAATTATCTAAACTTGGTTCAAAAGCAATTCCTCCTATTATACTAAACAAACCTTCCCCAAAATTTTCAACTTTTACTAACAGCCTTTCATCAGTTACCACTTCATTCATTGGAGGAGCATTTGTTGTAATCACAGGAAAACCATATGCCATTGCTTCATAAATAGGAAGTCCTAATCCTTCTTTTCTTGAAGGAGCTAAATAAATATTACCTCCCCTATATAAATCAGATAACTCTTTAGTATTATGTATTCTAATATCGGGGCCTTCCACAAAAGGCATAGGTACTTGAGAATTCACAATCAAGGATATATTAGGAATTTTTTCTTTCAATTTTAAGTAAGCAGCAAAAACTAAATCTGTACCCTTTCTTGGATTACAATATCCAGCATTATGAAGAAATGTTAAATTCTTTTCACATAATTTTCTATTTTCAAATTTGAAATAATTTGTATCAACAGGATATGGTAAATAACAACATTTCCATCCTTTTAATTGAATTAGTTTATAACTATGTTTAGTAACACAAAGCCACAAATCTACAAAATCTTTACATAGTTCAAGAACATTTAATCCCACACTATCCAACATAGGAATATAAACAATCTTAATTCCTTTTTCTTTTAAAATTTTTAAATAGTCCCAACAAAATGGATACTCTATTATCAAAGCTACATCGGGTTTAAAACTTATAAACTCCTCAAGAGTTTCTATACTCGGATATTCCTTAGAAGTCACAACATACTTACAACCTAAGTCTTCTAAATTCATTCCTTTTGCTTCCCAATCTATAACAAGTTGACTATCCATCTCGAGATGTTTCCTAAAAAATTTCAACATTACCCCTAATCCAGAAGCATTAGAATATCCTATTGTTCCAATTTTCATAACTCCAATCTCTCCTGAATAATAGAAAGGTATCTATGAACACTTTTGTCAATTGTGTATTTATCAAAAACTTCTTTTTGTCCCTGCGCTGCAATTTTATTTCTTTCTTCTTCATGTTCCAAATAATACTTAATTTTCTCTAACATTTCCTCTTTAGTATGAAACACATCAAGATGTTTTTTAAGAATAAAAAGTTCCTCAATTCCTGGAATATATTCTGTAAGTAAAAAACACCCACAACCCATCACTTGATAAACACGAACTGAAAATTGTAAATTATAATTCAGGTCTTCTCCAGAAATAATATTTAAACCAATTTTAGAACTTTTGTAATAATCTGCAATAAATTCCCCGCCATAGTTAATAACACCTCCAAGCCGGTCAAATCCCCAACCTACAATAGCTAACTTATAATTGTCTTTAACTATACTTTCAAAATATCCTTTACGTTGAAGAGAACAAGGAGTTTTATTTCCTACAAAAATTACGTCATGCGCTTTTGATAAATTTTTATCAGATTTATAATAAGTATGATCAAAAAAGTGAGGACTCCAAACTACTTTATCAGTATAAGGTTTTGCAATTTCTACATGCCCTTTCATAGTAGTTATAAACAAATCAACTATGTCAAATACTTCTAAAAATAACTTTTTAGAATCTTTTTGCAAAAGAAAATAAGCATCTGGATGCCACAACACAATTTTTGCGCCTAAACTTTTTAAACATTTTGCAATATCAAAACTTCTATTTACTCCACCAGTCTGAAAAACAAAATGCGGTTGAAATTCCAAATAATTTTTCTTTATATCAGCTATTTTAGAATTATAGAAAAAAGTAGCAACTTCATGTTTTTGTCTTTTTAACTCTTCAGAAATCCGAATACCACTTTGATATGCATTTAAACTTCCATTAGTACTTTTAAATCTTTTTGCTATTACCAAGATTCTCATATGTGTAATTCCTTTCTAATTATTTCTAAATATTGGTTTATGCGAATGTCAATATCATGATTTTTCAAAACTTCCTCTTGTCCTTGTTTTGCAACTTCTTCTCTAATTTCAGGATGTTTTAAATAATAATCAATCTTTTCTAACATTTCTTCTTTAGTATAAAATACATCAAGGTGCTTTTTTGGAGTAAAAAGTTCTTCAATATTTGGAATATATTCAGTTAAAAGAAAACATCCACATCCCATTGTTTGATATACTCTTGCAGAAAATTGCAAATCGCAATTTAGTATACCTCCTGAAATTATATTCAACCCTATTTTAGAATTTTTATAAACGGAAGCAATATGCTCCCCATTCCAATCAGCATGAGTTCTTTTGTTATTAATATTAAAACCATACCCAATAACTTCTAACTTATAGCCTTCCTTTTCAACATCTTTTAAATATTCTTCTCTCTGAGGAGATGCTTCAGTTTTACCTCCTACAAAAATAACATCATTTTCTTGTTCCAAAACTTTATCTGTTTTAAAAAAAGTTGAATCAAAATAATGAGGAGCCCAAACAACTTTATTTGTATAAGGAATAGCAACTTCTACATGTCCTCTCATGGTAACAAGAAATAAATCAAATATATTAAAAGCATCTAAAAAATAAGATCTTGATGGCTCTTGAAACAACCAATAAGCATCTGGGTACCACAATACCAGTTTTGCTTCCAAATCTTTCAATCCTTGTTGCATACTAAGATCACCCTTTAGAGGGCCTATTCCTATTTGAAATACAAAATCTGGATTAAATTTTTTATACTTTGAACAATATTCCTCTATTGATTTTCCAAAAGAAACGGCATGTACTTCATGTCCTAAACGTACTAAAGATTCCCATATGCGAATACCATTAGAAAAAGAATTATCTGTTTTTATAATTAATAGTATTTTCATACATTATCCTTTTGAAAAACTACTCCAACTGGTATATAATCAGCCCCATACATTGGATATTCTTTGCAAAACTTCTTAATAAGATCTTCAAATTGGTCAAAATTATTTTCATCACTCAATAACTTTAAATTTGTTCCTTCAATCAATTCTTTTATTTTTTCATCAGTATAACACATAATAATAGGGTCTTTCGCATTTCCATATAAAACCTTAAATTCTCTCCAAGCAACTAAGGTAAAAACAATTCTTCCTCCAGGCTTTAAAATTCTTTCTAATTCTTTAAATATAAGTTTTGCATCCTCAAATGAATTATGTTCCAAAGAACTACAAGACACTATATGATCGAAAAAATTATCTTCATAATTTGTATTTTTTAAATCTTGACAAGAAAAATTTAATTTTACATTGAATTGTTTTTCTTTTTCTTTTGACCATTCTTCGATATGAAACCCCCTTCTATCTACAGTATATAATTCACATTTATTAGCTAAAAAAATCTGAAAAACTCCCCTGCCGCACCCAGCATCAAGAACTTTACTTTTTGGCGTTATTGGAGTATGCAAAAAAAGCCAAGGGTAATCTAGCATATAATGAGATTTCATAAGACCCTCCGCCCCCTCCAAACCATGACTTTTTTCACAAATACCAACTAATAAGTAATCAATAGCAATATAATCTAAATTTATTTTAAGAGAAGGATCTAATAATTCAATCATATCTTTATTCCTTCCACAATATCTAATAAATGCTCACAAACATAATCTATTTCATCCACATTTAAATCCACTGCAGACGGCAAGTAAAATCCAGACTCCATTAATGATTCAGATATAGGATATCTTTGCCCTTCAAATCTTTTATATTGAATGGGTTGTAAATGCATTGGAACAAAAAAGTTTCTTGTTTCTATTCCTCTTTTAGCTAATAAATTTCTAACTTTATTTTTTATATTCCCTTTAACAGGAAAATAATCTTCAATTATTTGCACTCCAAACATCCAACAAACAGATTTTATTCCTTCTTCTGGATCCCTATTAGGAATATAAATTCTTGGGGAAATACGTAAATTTTGAATATATCTATTGCGTAATTGTTCTTTTTTCGCCAATATCTTATCAAATCTTTTTAATTGAGCTCTGCCAAGAGCCGCTTGCAGAGCAGTCATTCTACAATTAAAACCCACGAGTCTATGGCAAAAATGACGCTCGAGACTAAAAGCGTGGTTCATTAAAGTCCTAATTCTTTCTGCAAGTTCCTCATTATTAGTAGTTAACATCCCACCTTCTCCACAAGTGATGATTTTATTTGCATAAAAAGAATAACACCCAACATCTCCGATACTCCCTGTAATTTTTCCTTTATAAAATGAGCCATGACTTTCTGCAACATCCTCAATCACCCTCAAATTATACTTTTTAGCCAATCTCATTATTTCAGTCATATCACAAGGGCACCCATAAATATGTACTGGCATAATGGCTTTAGTATTTTTAGTTATTTTTTGCTCAATTTGTTTTACATCTATATTTAAATGATCATCAGCATCTACTAATATAGGAGTTGCTCCCATATAAAGAACAGAATTTATAGAGGCAACCATTGTAAATGTTGGAAGAATAACTTCATCTCCAGGACCGATACCTAAAGAAGCAACTGCTAAATGAAGAGCTTCGGTTCCATTAGTACAAGATATTGCATATTTAACTCCAAACTTTTCTGCATATTCTTTTTCAAATTTTTTAACTTCAGGACCTAAAGAAGAAACCCAACCATCATTAACAACTCTAAAAACATATTCTTTTTCTAAAGCAGTAATTGAGGGCCAACAAACAGGTATTCTTTTTCTATCCGAAGGTCTTTTATTTTTAGGGATTTCTTTAATCTCAGGTTCAGGTTCAGGAAAAACTAAACCTAACTTTTTTTCAAATTCCATCGAAGCTTTTTCAAGCAACTTAAACTTACCCATATTTTCTCCTTAAATATTAATCTCAATTAAAAAAGCTCTTTTACTAGTTGAAATATCTTTCTTCTTTGTTATAATACGTTTAATTTTATAGGCCTTATTAATAAATTTAAAATCAGATTCTGAAAAAACATGTTTATGATCTAAACTATAAAAACTTCCTAAAACTGGGGTAGTCAAAATAACTTTATGCTTCGCTAATTTCATCATATTAAAAATAGCTTTTTTGTAATCCTTAATGTGTTCAATAACCTCAATTGCAATTACCACATCATAGATTTTAGATATCTTTGGATTGGTTATATCTTGATGATGAAAAACATAATTATAATTTCTTTCTTCACAAATCTTTTTCATAGATATCAAAGTATCTTCTTTAACATCCAACATTTCAACTTTTTTGTGCTGGCTTAATAAATATAATGAAAAATCTCCAAAACCTAGACCTATTTCTAAAAAAGTATTAAAGGGTTTTATTATCTCAAAAACTTCTTGACATAACTTACAAAAAGGAGGCTCTCCGTTCTCATCCCAACCTTCTTCAAAAGGTTTTTCCAATATTGCTTTTAAAAATTCTTCAACAGAACAATATATCATTTACCTCTTTTTTTGGTTAATCACAATTTCCTTCTAAAATATCATTGCTACTCTCTTCAACAACTCCAACTTCTTTATTACTATATCATGAGGAATAAACTCAAGACCACACGAAGGACTTAACCAAACATTTTCTTTTCCAAACTTCTCTACCACCTTACCTACAATTTTAACCACCTCTTTCTCATTTTCCATCTTGGTTGTCCTGGCATCAATGCAGCCTAAAACTATAATCTTCCTAAAGTCTAAGTCTAATAAATTTTCTAAACTTTTGGGATCACTAACAACATCCACGCCCAAACCGTCAATATCTAAACTACCCAACCACAAGTGATGAAACTTCCCAAAATATGTATGCACAAACAATCTTGCTTTCATCCCACCTCTTATTTCCTCAATACTCTTCAAATATTCAAAATATGGAACCATTTCACAATCAAACCCAAAAATAGGCTCATCCAATTGAATATAAAATGCTCCAAGCCTATCTAACTTTCTCGACAATCTACATAAAAATCGAGAATAATCCTTCATCAATTCCAACCTATTGTTAAACATCTTATCCTCAACCAAAGCCACAAAAGTCATAGGACCTGGAACCACCGCCTTTACTCTCACAGCTGAACATTTTCTTAAAAATATAAAATCATCCACTATCCGATTATATCCTTCAAAATCCCTGGCCTGCAAACGATCCATATAACTCATTACTATTGGAGTTCTATAATAGAAATTATTATCAAAAAATCTTACCAAAGATCCTCTTTTACATCCGCAAGAACTTTGGCTCACCCCATCAAAAAGATCTTCCCATCGAATCTGACCATCAGTTACTACATCAATTCCGATTTCTTCTTGTTCCTGAACCACCCTTAAAATAACTCTATCATAGATCACTTTCAAATCTTCCTCTGATAATTCTCCCTTATCAAACCTATTTAAAGAATTCCTCAAATTCAAAGCTGTTTTATCAGAAGAAATTTTAGGATAACTTCCTACTACTGTCGTAATCAACATTTTATTCCTAACTCCTTCCTTATTTCTTTCACCGCCTCAACCATTACTTTAAGCTTTTCTTCCGCTTCCTCTAATGTTCTAGTCTTGAGGCCACAATCTGGATCAATATAAACGTTTTCTTTAGGAAAAACTTCCAGCACTTTTCTAATATTCTTTTTGACCTCTTCTTTATTTTCAATTATATGGCTATGTACATCTATAACTCCTACTGCAATCTCTTTAGTGAAGGGAGGATTTTTAAAAATATCTAAATTGGAAAAATTATTATTGGCAAATTCCAGATCCAATTGGTCAACAGCAAATTCCAGAATTTTTGGATAAATGGTTCGGAAATCTCCATAGCAGATATGAGATATGGTCTTGGCCTTTATTCCATCAGTAACTATCTTCATCCCTTCAATAGCTAAATCAATCTCATCCAGTCTAGTCGAAATTGCGGGTTCATCTATTTGAATATATTGGGCTCCAACTTTATCTAAATCTACCACCTCCTGGTGAATAATCTCTGCTAATTTCAAAACTAAATCCCTTCGAGTAGGATAGTATTCGTTGAAAGACCAATCGCACATGGTATAAGGGCCAGTCAACATCCCCTTAACCGGTTTTTCAGTTAGACTAGAAGCATATTCAAACATCTCCAAGGTTATGGGAGCTTTTCTTTTTATCTCTGATAACACAATCGGCTTTTTGTAATATCTATTTCCATAAGAACGAACCAAACCGCTAATGGTAAATCCTTCCAATCTCTCAGCAAAATAAGTAACCATATCTCCTCTTTCCATCTCCCCGTGAACTAAAATATCTAATCCAATTCTTTCCTGAAGTTTTATAACCTCAAAAGTCGCCTTCTTCTCTAACTTTTCCAGTTCCTCTAAAGAAATCTTTTTCTGACTGAAAAGATTTCTTGCTCTAACAAGATAATCTGGCTTAGGAAAGCTTCCTACAGTCGTAGTTAATAACATTTTTTTGCAACCTCTTCCAAAATATTTAAAATTTGTTGCGCAACTATATTAGGAGACAAATTTTCTTTTACCCATTTGCTTCCTCTAAAAGCTTGTTCTTTTGCTTCATCATAATGAGCCCATATCCAATTTATATATCTTCCCATTTCTTCCCAATCTCCAGGAGTTACGTAATAAGAACAATTTCCTTCAATCGCTCTCTGATCTGGGTAATCAAAAATAATTGAAGGCTTTCCACAATACAAAGCTTCTGCGCTTGGAACACAAGGTGCTTCCGCCCATTGTTGCGTGAATATATGGAGCTTGCATTTTTTCATTAGTTCTGCTTTTTGTTTATCCTGAATATATCCAAGAAATTCTACATCCGAGCCTAAATCTTTTACTAATTTTTCTAACTCCTTTCTCAATCCTCCATCAGAAGCAATAACCAATTTCTTTTTAGCATAAGCACAAGCTTTAATTGCTAAATCTACACATTTAAAAGGTGTTAAACGACTAACTATAAAAACAAAATCTTCAGTTTTTTGTTCAGGAACAGAATCATACAAAGCAGTATCAACAGGATAAAAAGCACAAAAACAATCTTCTCTTCCAATTAACTTTTTAATTTGCTTTGGAATCGCAGGATTTATTCCTGTCAAATAATTTATTCTTTTATAAGCTTCTAAATAAGATTTTTGAGTCATACATAATCTTTGATACTCTTGAGGAAAATTTTGAGCAAGATCAGATCCTTCAGCAATATCCAAAATCTGCAATAAAGCTGGTATTTTTAGCATTTCTTGATAATGCAAAGTCTCTATTGAAGCTCCATGCTGAGTACCAAAAATTACATCAAACTTTTCTTTTTCCCACACCCTATTCAAAGCAAAATCTTTCCATGTATAAAACCTTATATGCAATCCTCCAAACTCTTCTTCTGCAGTTTTCCCACATAAAACATTTTGCCAAGCTGGATTTATAAAAACACATTCGTGACCCATTTTAGCAAAGTGTTGCGGGTATTTAGCTAATTGAGTAATATTACCTGACGATATTACAAGAATTTTCATTTTTCAGCCTCAACACAAATATTAGTCTCTTTACAATGACGACTATATGAAGGCTGATCAATTCTTTTTATATTCTTAAAGCCAACTTCTTCTAATAATTTTTTTAGGTAGTCAAAACTAAAACATATTGTTTGTCTTATACCATCTTTATCCACGCCATAAATTCCCTGAATAAAGGTCTCAATAGGCACTTTTCCTTCAAGATAAGCCTTAGTCACAGGTACTATATCAGGCACTTCAATAATAATATGCCCACCAGGTTTTAACACCTTATACCAATTTTCCAAAGCAATCAAAACCCTACTTCGCGGAAAAATACATTGAAGAACATGAGCGGCATAAATCATATCCGTGCCATTATCAGAAAAGTTTATAAGAAAAACAACATCATCAAAAACAACATCTTTATTAGAATTAGCATCTACATTCAAAAATCCAGGGAGTATTTGATCTCCACACCCCAAATTTAAATTTAACTTTTTTTCCATTTTACATTCCTTTCACAAAAGGATCAACATTTTTCCACAAAAGTATATTACATGCTCTTGCCGCAGATACATTCATTAATTGTTTACAAGATCTTAAATCAACTTGACCATTAAACATTCTACCGTATTGAAATCCTAATTTCTCAACTAAATTAAAAAACTGTAGTTCAGTAAAACCAGCTAACTCGTAATGCACTTTGCTAAGTTCACACATCATTACCAATTTAGGACTTCTACTAATAAGATTCTGGAGACCTTCAACTACCCCTGGCTCAGCTCCATCTACATCAACTTTAATAAAATCTACTTTCTCAACATCCTGCAAAAGAGCGTCTCCAACAACTACATTTAAATCTAACTCTTTAATACCTTTAAAATAAGTAATACCTGCTTTATTATTTAATCCAACATCAAAAGGACGAATATTTTTATAAAGAGTTGAATTTCTAGCAAGAACTTCATAAATACCAAAAACAGGTTCAAACGCATAAACAATTCCGTCTCCTACTTTTTGGGCAGCCAAAACTGAATATACACCTACATTTGCCCCTACATCTATACAAGTCATTCCAGGTTTTAAATAAGATTTAACAATTTCAAGTTCCTTATTTTCATAATCCCCTTGTTTAATACGCTGACTTACAAAATAACCACTGCCTACTCTAACCTTTTCATCTTTTTTAGCTTCATCGTTTTTATCTAGAAGCCACATTTTTCCTACAAAAGTATCAACTAATTCCACTTAATTCTCCTTTGTAATTTTATTTTATACTTCCCAAAAAGGTTCTATTCCTTTCCATAAAAGTAAATTCCAATGTTGGTTTGCAGCAACTAGCATTAATTGATTTTTAGCATTCTTCAAATCAATAGTTCCTTTATAAATTCTACCATACTGAAATCTTAAACTTTCAATTAAATCAAAGAATTGATCCATAGTAAAACCAGAAAGTTCATAATGAACTTTACTAAATTCACAAAGCATTAACAAGTTCGGACTTCTTTTAATAAGTTCTTGTAAACCTTGGATAACTCCTACTTCTGCCCCATCAACATCTATCTTAATAAAATCTACTTTGTCTAAATGTTGTAAAAATTCATCTCCAACAACAACCTTAAAATTTAATCCTCTATAATTTATAATACTATTTTTATTATGTAAACCAAAATTAAAAGGTTTTATATTTTTATACAATATCGAATTTTGTGCAAGAACTTTATAAATTTCAAAATTAGGTTCGAACGAATAAACAATTCCCTTATTAGCTTTTTGAGATGTAAAAACAGAATACATTCCTATATTAGCGCCTGCAATCACACAAGTAGACCCTAATTGTAAATACTTTCCTACAATTTCAAGATTATCTTGTTCATAACCACCCGCTTTAATTTTATTACTTATATAATCTCCCATACTTAATCTAACAGCAAGACTTGCTTTTGCAATCTCTTCTTTATCAAAAACCCACATCTTACCTATAAAACTATCAAACAATTCCATTCAATACCTCTTCATATATTTTAGAATATTGTTCTCCAACTGTTTTGTAGGAGAAATGTCTTTCAACCCATTTTCTACCGTCAATACCTAACCCAATTCTTAAATCTAAATTTTTAATTAGTTCATCTAAATGATTTTTTAATTGTTCAAGTTTTGTATTATAAATAGGAATATAACTTCCTATTTTTCCTTCAGATAATTCAATAGCTTTTTGTTCATTAACAAACGTTATTACAGGAATGCCCATTGCCATTGCCTCCAATGATGACCTTCCTATATATTTCACAATTTCACTTATCTTAATTCCGTGATAAAGAATATCGCAATTTTTTATAAACTCAATATGTTCTTTCCAAAGAATTTTTCTTGATAAATGGTCTATTACATTAATGTTTTTATCTTTTATACAAGACATTAAAAAATTCCTATCTTCTCCCACAGTTGCATAATAATGACCAAAATAAACACCTAAAGTTATTTTTTCATTATTTCTTTGTAGTGGCTGTAAAAATTCAGTATCTACAGCATGTGGTATAAAAACTGATTCTATCTCATCTAAAAATCGTAACATCGGATTTTGAACTACAAGTTTATACCCTCTTTCTTTTATAATTGTATTTAAACGAACGTGTTCATTTCGATATAAAGAGCCCGTCATAGTTACTACTATTGGTTTTCCTAATGGAATATTTATTCCCCCTTTTTCAAAATCCATATATTTTGGATCCTGATCTATATCATTCCACAGATGAATCAAATCTGCATCATTAAGTAATTGCATTACTTCTTCGTAGTTTTCGCACTCTTTAGCAAAAGTTCCTTTATGAGAATCTTGATGGCAAGGAATTATAATATCGTGAGGAAAATCAAATGGATGCTTAGACATTGAAACACATCTCACATTAAATTTTTTTACAGAATTTATTGCACAAGCTGCTTGATAAGCACTACCGGCAAAGTCAGCCTGGGAAAGGATAACTATATTAATCATTAATCAAATCCTCTAAAATTTTTTGTGTTTTTTCTAAATTATCTTTTAATATCCTTTGAGCAACAAAATAACTTCTTTCACAAATAGCACTATAAGTATCTGGATGGTCTAAAATATTATTTATTCTATCTCTTATTTCAATAGGATCATTAGAATTTTCAACAACACAATTATCATTTAAATCAAGATCATCAGCATACCAACTAACTGTTTTACTAACAATCGAAGGTATTTTAAGCATTGCAAGTTCCAGTACAAAATAACAAAAACTTTCTGCAAGAGAAACCTGAAGTCCTAATTTCATTCTTCTAAGTATATTATAATATTCATCATTAGATTTCCAATCAAACCAATTCCAATCTTGTTTAAAAAGAGATTTACTTAAATGAAACAATTCGGGTTTATCCCCAAATGTATATAATTCTTGATCTTCATATGCTGAAATAGCAACTGCTAAAGCCTGATTATAATAATTTTTATTACCGCGGGCCATGCCCACACAACATATTCCTCTTCGACTTTCAAATTGAGGTTCTGGTAATTTTTTGTTAAATAACGGAAGAAGATGTATAATTTTTTCTCCCCAAATAGAGCTTAAAGCATCCGCATCTGGTTTATGAAGTAAAAATAAATAATCTAAAATACCTTTATTTACTTCCTGAATTTTCCCATTTAATAAATTTAATTCATTACTAAATTCGCATTGAAGAATTGGAGAGCAAAAAAGAAAACTTGTTTTGTAATTAAATCCTTCTTTTCTTGGAGGAGACCATCCAAATCCAATAACTAATTTTGTATCAACTGTTGGATTAAAGGTTTCAAACGTTTGTAATTCCACTTCTGATAAAAGACTTAACCCCTCATAAACCGAAAAAGCTCCACCAAACCCTAAACACTTTTGAGGAATGATAGCAATAATTTTATTCATAATATTTTCTCAATTTCTTTTAAATACTCGCGAACTCTAGTACTAATAGTATGTTTCTCTAAAACTTCTTGTTGTCCTTGTTTTGCAATTTTTTCTCTTTCTTCTTCATGTTTTAAATAATATTCGATTTTACTACAAAGATCTTCGTAGCCATCAAAAACTACTAAATGTTTTCCATCTTGAAACAATTGTTCTAATCCAGGAATTGGTTGGGTCAAACAAAACGAACAGCAACCCAAAATCTTATAAATACGATCAGACATTTGTAAAGAACATTTATTAATTTTGGTAATAAAGTTCAATGCAATTTTCGAATTTCTATATATATTTGCAATTTCTTTAGTTTCTATAACAATACTAGGAACATCAAAACCTCTCCCAATAACTTTTATTCTATGCTTTTCATACAATTTAGGAATGTAAATATTTCGATCTGGAGAAATGCCTCCATTATTATGTCCGATAAAACAGACATTATATATTTCACATCTTGGATCCAATCTTTCAATAGTTGGTTTATAGTAAGTTTGATCATAATATTGAGGTCCCCATACAACTTTTGTAGCAAAACCTTCAAGTTGAGGAACTATTCCTTTTACTGCAACCAAAATTAGATCAAATTTTCCTTTTACCTGTTTAAAAAATTCAATATCAGGAGGAGCGGTTGGCCCATACGCATCCGGATACCACAAAACCAACTTATATCCTAGTTGTCTTAAAGGCAATAAATGTAAAGGAGAAACAGTTCTTCCTCCACACTGTAAAACAAAAGCCGGATTATATTGTTTAACCATTTCAACAATATCTACTGAAGGAGCTCCAATAGGATATGTCAAAACTTCATGCCCTATTTCTCGAAAAGCTCTTGCAATAAGTAAACCATTCTGATTTGGCGAATGCAAAGGCCCTGAAATAAAAATTTTCATTTTATAATCTTCTTTACTTGGCTTCCCAAATCATAAAGGTAAGCATTCGGTCTAGGATTTCTTCCAACAATCTCGAACCCAACTTCTTTTACCATATTATCTAACCGGAGCCTATCAATCGCCTCTTTATGAAGATTTTCTATATAATCCTGATTGCCAAATAACAATCTAGAAAATTCCCCACAATCTATTTTTTCCTCTACGTAATCTGCAGCAATTTTCTTAGCATCAGGACAATAAATTTCAAGTATTCCCTGATTTTCTAAAATCCTAAAACATTCTTTTAAAATATTAATTATTTCACTTTCTTTAAAATGCTCTATTATATGAGACATTCTAACTACTTCGCAAGAATCATTTTTTACCCAGGATAAATCCCTAATATCTGAAACTTTATCTATTCCTGGAAGATTTCTACCGTCAACATTTATAAATCCTGGTAAAATTTCACTACCACAACCTAAATTTAGTTTCATAACTTTTCAAAAATTTCTTGAATCATTTGATTATTTTTATTCATCGTTTCAATAGCAACTTTTTTAGCTACTTTACATAATTCAACATATATGGCAGAACCATCACAATCTTTATTCATAGAAGCAAGAAGATAAAGGTTTTTAATTTTTTCTCCAATCAAAATTGGGTCATCAAGATTTTGAACCATACAATAACTTTTAAGAAAAGGATCATCACAATACCACCATATACTTGGACTAACAATACTTGGAACTCCCAACATTGCTGATTCCCACACAGTATAAGAAAAAGACTCCGAAAAACCTATTTGGATACCCAGTTTCACCTTACTCATTATTTCAAAAAGAGCAGGTCTTGAAAATCTCGGATACACAAAAATATTCTTCATATCAAATAAATGTGAGAAAAAAGAACACATAGATATCTTTTCCGAACCTGTTATAATAAAAGGATCTTCAATTCCAGAATGTTTAACTGCTCCAAACATTGTAGCCAAATTTTTATGTCTATCCATTGTGCCAAAATATCCAATTCCTTTTCTGTCTTCTATTTTTGTAATAGGAAATCCTTCCCAATGCAAAGGAGGAGGTAAATAAATAATTTTGTCATTTTTAAAAAGTTCTGCTAATTGTTTAGATGCTAAAAATACATAATCAATATCTCCACTTTTTAACATATTTACATATCTTAATAATGAATCCAAATCCCCATTGGGACTAGAAGGAACAATATGCGCTTGAGCTAAAGGAGAGCAAAAAAGTACTCCAACTTTTACTTTTTGTCTTTTCAACTTTAGTAAATCTACTTCTCCTATACCACAAGAAATAACCAAATCAGCATCTTGAATCTGAAATTGATTCCAAGGAATATGTTTAGTATTACTAACAAATTCCAAATTTTTAAGATACCAGTAAACACCAGTATCTGCCCATTCTAATGGGCAAGTGGTAATAATTTTCATAAAGATTTATAACATTTATAGCAGAAGAGAACCGAGACTCTCAATTTACCTTCGGCTCTTTCTCCCACAATCTCTTCTGCTATTTTAATAAGGATATTTTGTTTCGATTTTCTTACACTCTATCCCTAATTCATATTTATATGCATTAGGTCTTTTAGCCGTCTGCTCAAACTCAAATCCATAAAATGTACATAAAAATACTAATCTTGGCAAATCAAAAGCACAGCGAGGTACATATTCAGCGTATATACTGTTTTGATTATTGTTTTGAAATAACAATTTATTAAATTCAATAATATTAATTAAACCATCTACATAATTTTTTGAAATCAAATTTCCATCAGGACAAAATACAAAAAGTTTACCTCCTGGTTTTAAAATACGCCACCATTCTTTTATTGCAACCATATGTAAATTCACAGGCAAACAATTAATTATATAATTTGAACATATTTCTTCGATGCTTTCATCTTCGAAAACACGAAGATCGTAAAAGGAACCAACCACAACATCTGCACCTGGTGCTGCTCTTACACTTACATTTGTATAATCGTCAAGTAAATCCTCAAACGTCAAATTAACTTTTTTAATCTTTTCTTCACTCATCTTATCTCCTCATTTTACTTTTCTCATATAATTTCTTCTATTTGTATATCATCACCAGTCAAAAATAAACCATACCATTCGTAATCGCAAATCCTTTCCCTTTTCCAGCGATTCCAAAACTCTTCTTTCGTCATTTTTCCCTGCCCAAAAACTAACATAGGCTCCATTATATTCTGCCGAAGTTTCTCTTCGCTTTCTGCTTCTGCCTCTAATTCGATTTTCAATTTAAATTTCACTTTACCTCCTCTAAAATCTTTTTTAATTGCCTTAACTTTAACCCCCATATATCTAAATGTAATACTCCTTTTCTACTTTTATGTATGTCATTTTCGGAAAAACAAATTTTTAATATATTATCCCCTTTCTTAATTCGAAACTTTCCAATATTATAATCTTTAATTGCATTATGTTTAATAAATTTAATCACATCAATGTTTATCATCTTACTACTCTTTCAAAAACTTTTGCCCATTTATAGATGAATCTTTCTGGGGGGAATATATCTCTTACAAGTTCTTTTCCTTTCTCTCCTATCTTCTTAGCCCTTCCAGGATTCTCTAACATTTCAATAATCTTCTTTCTTAAAGTAGGAGCATCATTTGCAGTTAAAGAATTCACTCCATCTTGTAAAATATCTTTCATTCCACAATTATAAGTAGAAACGACAGGAGTACCTACAGCCATCGCCTCTAGTGTAGATACTGGTATTGGAGAAGCTGTCGCAGGATTAAAATAAACCCCACATTTAGACAACAATTTTTTTATTTCATTATTGGGCATTGTTCCTTTGTCAGCTTCTCCAATATTCCTATTACCATAACCATAAACCCTCACATCTTTTAAACCCCATACCGAATTAACCCAAAGTAAATAACCACAACACCAATCGCGATTCGGAAATTCGTTACAAGTAGTCATGATGAATTTTTCTCCTCCTGCATAAGATGGAAATTCATTTACATCAATAGCATGATAAATTACTGAATTTTTATCGTCCTCTTTCATGCCCCAAGCATTGAGATTTGATTTAGTAATGAAAACAGTATAATCTACAAATTTCGCACGATTTTCTTTCCAATGAGAAATGTTCCATTCGTTATATGGATGAGTTTGTTCTACGAATATTCGTGGAAGATTTCGAAAACCTTCTTCATAGGAAGATAAAATTTCTGGATGTCTCCCAACAAGCAATAAATCAAAGTTTTCCTGTTTAGCTAATGCTTCTTCGGAAGAGATAGCAAAAACATTCGAAGGTTGTAAAGTTTGATTATCCCAAACTTTATTATCTTTATCAACAATATGATAATATGAAGTGTTGGGAATCTTAGATAAATTTTTTTGATATGAACTATGAAAAAGTTTTGAAAGGATTTTAATCATTTAATTTTTTTTATTTTTCTTAATATATTTGTTTTAGCCACTCAATACCCCACTTACCAATTCTAACTACCTTACGATATCCAAATCTTTCACTAAAAAGAGGAGGGTACTTTTTCTTATCAACAACTGATATACCTTTCCCAAAGAGACGAATCCAGAAAATTCCATCATCAAAATAGACGTGAATTAATTTAAGTTTTGACATAGTCATTTTTATCTTTATTTTTATTTCTTCCAAACTCTTTTTTAAATTTTAACCAGCAATTTAATAACCTATCCATTTCTTCTGGAGTTAATTGAACATAAGAAAGGCTACATTCTCCAGGAGCTGTTATTTGAACCATTTGTCCTTCTTCATCGCCTCCCCAAAACTTAGTTAAAGAAACGTTCTCACACACATCTATTGTCTTACTCATTTTATCCTTCCTCTTCTTCTTTAAAAAAATCATTTTTCTGAAGTAACTCTTCTGCCCATTTTATGTCTTGTTCTGTTACTTCAATTGTCTTAGGATCTCTAACAAATATAAGAGGGTAGGGGACAATCTCTATATTATTAAGTAAACATTTACCCCAATATTTATTTGGTACATCTTCTTTGAAATACTTTATTTTAGTCAACGATTTACCATAATGAGCATAAAACCAAAAATCAATCCAACATAAAATTTTTCTTACAAATTTTTTTATCATTTTATTTTTTTTATATATTATCCAAAAACAATGCTAATCTCTCAGCACTTTCATTCCATGTTAAATGTCGATCAATTAATTCCTGGCGCTGTTCAAGGGCTAAACTTTTTGCAATAGAATATTTTTCATAAGCTCTTATCATTAGCTTCTCAAAATCCTTCCAATCAGGCTCCGTCATACCCATTATTCCTGGGTCATATACGTGTTGCCAATACATCTCCGGTCTTAACTGTACCCATTTATAGTTTAAAAGAGTAGTTTTCTCAGGGTTCAAAAAGGTACTTGGAGCAGTGCCACCAGTTGTAATTACAGGCAATCCGCTTGCAAGAGCTTCAACTAAAGGCATTCCAAAAGCTTCTCCAGAACTGGGTAATACAAACACTTGAGCATTATGATACAATCTTGACATTTCTTCTGTTGTCAAAGCTCCATGCACTAAATAAACTTTAGGACCCTCGTCTGGGTTAAGTTTTAAATGTTTTCGAATACTATTAATTTTTTCAGTACAACTTATTTTGTCCATGGTTCCCGCTCCAACACTATATACTTTCACAATTAATCCAACTTCCTTGTTAGTTCTAAATGTCTTGAGGAAAGACAAGATTGTCTGAGCAATATTCTTACGATCTCCATAAGTCCATTGTCCAGAACATAAGAAATTAAACTTTGTTGGAATGTCTTCTTTTGAAAGTAAAGGTTCTTTGTCCAAAGCAAACATATTAAAATCAACTCCAAATGGAATTATAGTGAGAGGAACTTTGACACCACTTTCCATAAAAGTCTTAACGTTAAACGGAGTTGGAACCAAACAACCATCAAGACGATTAAGAATATAAGTCCATGTAGGAGTAATTTTATCAGTTTCGAGCATTGTAAATCCATAATACTTTTTATAATTGTGAGGCCATTGAAATTCAATAGGAATAGACATATGAATAAGAATAGACTCTTCTGGAGGAAATTGTTTTCTTTTTAAAGTATCAAGAATTTCACAATCTTCTGGAGGAATTTCTATATCACCAGCAGTTAACCATTGAAGAGGTTGTAAAGCGATATTAAAACAATCTTTATACTTTTTATAAAAAGCAAGAATTAAATTTCTACTTACAGTACCATATCCTGAAAAATTATCTACTGTTGCTCTGAATACAACTGTTTTTTTATTGTTCATTTTTTACCTCCGATGGGGAGAGCAAGTCTAAAGTTACTCATTATTACTGCTGGTGCTTTACGAATTTTCCAAAGAGGATCATTAAAAAGCAAATATTTCAACCTTTGACAAAAAGTTAAAGGTTTCGATATAGATATATTCCTTTCAATTACAGCATTCTCATTTTTACCAATTTCAAGCATTGGTTCATCTATCCCTCTTTTCTTTCGAGAAATAATCAAGCAATCTCGAATTTTCATTTTTACTTTCCTCCTTCACTTACTTCTTGTGGAAAGGTTGTAATTGTATATTTTGGATATTTTTTCCAACTTACAACTGTTTTTTTATTGTTCATTTTTTACCTCCTTTAGTTCCTATCAATACTTTACACCCTTTTATATCACTTAATGAATCCCAAATATCTCCACACTTCGGACATTCCCAGCAGGGAAATTCCCAAAGTTCTCCAATTAATTTTGAAGATTCAACAACTGAGACTTTACACTTTGGGCATAAAGCATTTTTTGCTATAAGCATAAACGCCTCCAGGAGTAGATAAAGTTTTTCAGTTTAATCACAACCGCATACCTATGTATTAGCGGGTTCTTCCAAATAGAGTCATTAAAAAGAAGATATTTCACCCTTTGCCAAAAAGTCAAAGGCTCTGATATAAATATGTTTCTTTCAATTAAAGCATTCTCATTTTTACCAATTTCAAGCATTGGTTCATCTCTTCTTTTTTTCTGGAAATAATCAAACAATCCTGAATTTTCATCTTTACTTACCTCCTTCACTTATTTCTTGTGGAAATGTTGTAACTGTATATTTTGGATATTTTTTCCAATTTATAACTGTTTCTTTTAAAGCTTCTTCAACTTTCTCCGTCATTGCATCTGCAGAATAATTTTCAACAATATATTGTCTACATTTAGAAGCTTTTTCTTCTAATAATGTTTTATTTGAATCTGAAAAAACATGTTTCATATACGCTTCTGTTAATGCAGAAAGTACATCTTCATCCAACACAAAACGTTGATCAATAAATGGAACAAGATTACTTCCAAATTGCGCAATACATTTAGGTTCTACAAGCCACCCATTTTCTTCTGTAATTAATCCACTTGGGCCAACAGTCTTTGCTGAAATACAAGGAGTTCCACAAGCCATTGATTCTGCTAAAGGTAATCCAAAACCTTCTGCAAAAGCAATATTAATACTCACATCAAACATATTATATAAATGTGTTAAATAAGAATCATCTTGACCTCGAGGATCACTTATAACAACTGGAAGGTTTGGATATAAAGTGCTTTGGAGATACAATAGATTACTTCCTTCAGGGTCAAATGGACTTGAGTGTAAAAACAATAAAACATCTTCTTTATCTTTTGCAAATTTCGCAAATATACGATAAAGATCTAACAATCTTTTGCGAAATATATTTCTACCAACATAACCAACAATAAATTTATTTACAAATTGTGGTTGATTTTTAAAAATACTTGCTTTAAATTCTTGAACCTTTTCCTTCGGAAGAATATCGTATACTTTTGTATCTATTCCCATAGGAGCATAAAAAACAGGAGTGTCAGTATAATTAGCTTTTAGCAAATCATAAATAAACTTAGACCCAGCAATAATAGTATCTGTAGAACGATAATACATAGTATTAAATTTAGGAAAAGGAGCATCGTCCCATAAATGATAAAAAGCTAAAGGACATATACCCCTAATTTCATTATCAATTTCAAAAATATGACGTAAATGTCGTGGATCTGAATTTATAAGCATCACGTCCGGTTTGTGTTCTTTCAAAATATGACGAATATGTTCAATATTTCCATACCCATGAATTGGATAAAAAACCATTCCATTCCAAGGTTGAGGTTGAAAAGGACCAGGATTTAATGATCCTCCTAATATAATAATTTGGTGTCCCTTTGCTCTTAATCTTGTAAGTAAATCTTTTCCTATCTTGCCATACCCACTTGATATTTGAGGAGAATCCGACAAATAAACAATTTTCACAAAACCCTCCTAATTTTATAAAAATAAAAGCATTAGCCTTAACAACTAACGCTTATATTGTAATTTAAAATTTTATAACTATACATTACCTCACTCCAACATTTAATATTAAATACACTAAAACTTTCAAAAATTAAACTTTTTTTATGTTATATTTACAATAACATAGTTTATATAAGTAGTGCCAGTTCCAGCAATTATAGTAATACGTATAAAATATAAAGATGTTGTAGATAATGAAGATATTGGAAGAGATAAAGTATATTGTCCAGCTCCTGCCGAAAAATTCACAGAATTTGTAATAACAACAGCTTCTGTCAATGAATCATATATATCAACCTGAAAAGTTCCTGGAGAACTTGCATTATAAACAGAAAAAGTTATATCCATAGAAGAACCACCAATATGTTTATAAGCTACTTCTGCTTTTTTACGCGTACCGCTAAGAGTATCTATCCAATATATAGCAGGAGATATTTGATTTAAAGTAGAACTAGCCTGAACTGCTTTAATCCAAGCCTCATCCACAACAGATAAAGGTACAACAGATGCTTTTAATTTCAAAAGGGGGCGACAATCAATTCCACCACTTGACAAACATATCCCTCCACTATCACTACTTGGAAGAGAGCCTTCTGCAATAATTATATAACTATCATATATACGAGTATAGTGAGAAACGCCACTATCGTCTGTTTCTATAATGTCTTGTTGAGTATTATAATAAATGTTAACATAATCTCCTCCTCCACCGTATGTACAACTAGGCCAAACTGGGTGATAGTAAGGATCAGTAGTAGTACTTCCACTTGCAGATGTATCAGATGGAACATAAATTAGTCTACCAAAAGAATCAATAGCTACTCCAGGATTTACTGAACCACTAACAACTTTTAAAGCAAGATCACTAAGAGATTCAATAGCTACCCCTGGTTGTTGTAAACAAGCAGCTAAAGATTTTCGGAACGTTCTAATTTTAGTATATTCAATATTATTGAGGTCTTCTTCATAAACATCTTGATCCCCAAAAAATATACTTTTTAACCCTTCATTAATTGCCATTTAAAACCTCCTAAATAACATCAATAACTGTATCACCAACAATTGCAGCAGAACTACATACAGATGTTTCAAGATATATAGTTATATAATGAAAAATATCTTTATTCATAGCAGCGTTCAAACTAAAAGAAAAAGAATAATAATCATTACTTCCAGTATTATTAAAATCATAAGACCCAGATCCACCAGTATTATTATCTACACTAACTAAAAGAGAACCAGAATCAGATAAAGCAAGTTTTAAAAAATGAACATTCATTGTTGTTTCTCCATAATACATAAATGATACTCTTGCTTTTGGAACACTTACAGGATCTGGCCCCAAACATAAGCTTTCTTGCCAAGAATTACTTCCAGCATCATTATTTACTACATTACTTGCAACACTTGCTTGTCTAAAAACTTCTCGAGCACTAAAAGCAGCTGTTTGAAGACCAAATAATAAAAGAGGACGTATATCATTAATACTACCACTCCCTCCTACAATATCTCCATCAGTGTCTACTTGAAAACTTGCTAAACATATTCCATCACTATCATCACTTGGAATACTATTTTCACAAGCAATTCTATAACTATCATATTCTCGAGTATAATGTGCCCCTTTTTTATCATCTGTTTCTGCAATATCTTGTTGCATAGTATAGTAAATGTTAACATAATATGTAGTAACTGCTTCTGGTAATTGATTATGAACAATATTTTGACGACTAGGCCAAACTGGGTGATAGTAAGGATCAGTAGTAGTACTTCCACTTGCAGATGTATCAGATGGAACATAAATTAGTCTACCAAAAGAATCAATAGCTACTCCAGGATTAATTGTAAAATGCTCAGTATCAATATATATTACTTTCAAAGCAGTGTCACTAAGGGAATCAATAGCTACTCCAGGCTGATACATCATTGCTACTAAAGACTCTCGAATTATTCGAAGTTTTGAATGTTCAATATTATTTAAATCTTGAGAAAAAATTTGTTGATCTTCAAAAAATATACTTCCGTGACCACTATAAATGGGATCTAAAGTCATTATTCCTCCTTAACTAACATCAATAACAAGATCTCTTATATAAAAAGTACCAGTACCAACAAAAGTTCTCATAGTAATTCTAACGTCATATATAGCACTTGTCGATAATCCAGAAATATTCAAAGAAAGATCATGTATTTCAGAATTAGAAGTTATATTAATAGATCCAGAAACAACCAAAGCTGCCCCTTGATAAATATATGCATAAACATATGCATTTGTTGAAACCTGAGAATAATCTGGAATACAGAATCGTATATTCATTGCAGTAGAACCAGTACGATGTTTATATCCAATATTCGCTTTTGGGTGAGCATAACTTCCTGCAGTTACTGCCCAATAATTGTTTCCAGCTACAGCATTTGATAAATAACTTGCAACATTTGATTGCGCAAAAATTCTTCGAGAACTTGGCACATAAGGATTAATTACAATTTCAGACAATACTTGCAAAAAAGGACGTAAATCAGTAATTTCTCCATAACGAATATTTCCCTCAGTATTAACCTCAAAACTGCCTAAACATAGACCTACTTTAGAACTTCCCGACTCTGCTGGAAAATCCTCACAACTAATTTCGTAACTGTCATATATACGAGTGTAATGGGAAACACCACTATCATCTGTTTCTATAATATCTAATTGAGTATTATAATAAATGTTAACATAATATCTTGTAAACACACTTGGACTTTTACCATGCGCAATTGTTTCCCTATTAGGCCAAACTGGGTGATAATCTGGATCATCAATAATATTTCCATCCGCAGATGTATTTTCAGGCACATAGATCAATCTTCCAAGGGCATCAATAGCAACTCCAGGATTGACTGTAAAATGTTTAGCATCAACATATGCAACTTTTAAAGCTGAATCAGTTAATGAATCAATAGCAACTCCAGCTTGCCTTAAACAACCTGCTATGGATTTTCGAATTGTTTTTAATTTAGTATATTCAATATTATTGAGATCTTCTTTATAAACATATTGATCATCAAAAAATATACTTCCTTGACCACTATATAACGGATCTGAAGTCATTATTCCTCCTCCTTAATTATATAATCACAGATGTATAATACGGATCAGAAGAACTACTTAAATATTGTTTCATCGAAAATTGATGCAATGAAAAACTTCCAGTAAATAAAGTAAAAACATGCGCTCGATATTGACAATATCTTTTTATATCTGAATAGTAAACAACATCTCCCGCATTTACTATAATCCAATTTCCAGATGGAGGTAAACTATTGAATAATTTTGCTTCAACTAAAATTCGGCAATCATATCCTAAATTAACAACCCAATCATAAGCCCAATCGTAATTTGCATATAATGGGCCAACCTCAGATAAATCTAATATAGGACTTGTATAAATGTTATTAACAATAGATCCACTCGATTTCACAAAACCATAAGTTCCAGGAACTGTTATATTAGTAGTTGAACCACTAAAAGAAGCATTAATAGTTGGAACCAAACTTTTTACTGCCCCATATTCTACCAAAAATACATTATGGTCATAACTTGAATAAGGGAAAGAGCTACTTGAGCCAGAACTAAGTTGTTCAGTTGTTGTTTGCGCTGTATAATAATTTTCATAATCAACGTTTAAGTTAACATGGGCAGGTTTCATATCATTTAAAGCTTTCTCAATTGCAGGTTTTCGTCCTGATTGCCCTTGAGGTAACCAAATAATAATAATTGCAGCAAAACACTTTTCTAATTTATCATATAGTCTAGTATTTGAGCCTAGTTTACTAAAGGTAATTGTATATTCATTTCCAACAGAAAATATATGTTCAGGACGTGTTATTGGATAATATTTTATTTTATTATCTAAATAATTTTCAAGGACTTGACATAAATCACTTGATCCAGATTCTAAAAGTAATGCCCCATCCCATTCACCGTCTTTCCAACTTTTATCTTCATCCCCAATTATATATGGATAACCAGAACTTGCACTCGAAATAGAACCATCATCTGTTTTTAATTTCCATCTTGATATTCTATAAGGTTCTCTAATATCCGGAGTCACTAAAGTAAAAGCATGTCCAACTCTTTTTATTGCATACACAGTACTTCCATTCATAGCCGCTTGCATTAAAAAATCAATTGTTTTACGATAACTAGAAATAGAACCAGATCCAGTTACAGCGGCGAAACCACCAGAACCCGATACTAATGAATAAATAGGAGTATATACATCTTCATTAGCATTTTGATAAAAATATTTAAGTTGTTCAAAATAAGTTCCAAAATTATCATAAAGTTTTTGAGTATTAGCAGTATCAATACTCAAATTTTTATGAGCTTCTTCAAGATCACTGCTTCCAGAGGCAAATTCTGCAGCATATATTTGTAAAATATAATATAGATGAGTATCATTTGAATAAGAAACAGAATAATACCTTGTTAAAGATCTACGTAATTTTTCAATAAAAGTATTAAACGATGTAGACAATTATTTTCTCCTTCTTTTTAACTTTTTACGATAACAGTAATAGTTCCACTTTGAGCATATGAATCCCAAGGAATTACCAAATTACCATCTGAGTCTTGTACAATATTTCCAGTAGAAGAACTTTCTTGAAACTTTGTAAGAGGAACTAAAACATCATCTACTCCTTCTACTGTAGCAATTACTGTTATAATATCTGATTGTTGTACTTCTTGCCCTATTAAATAATCATTCAAAGCATTTGCTATAGCAGTTTGAACATTTGTAATTACATCAGTAATATCATATCCCGCAAACAATTCAATAGTAGCAGTAACATCTATTAACCTTATTTTTGCCTCTTTAATCAAAACATCCGAACTTACAATTTTTGCACTATCTCCCTCAACAGATGCTTGTAATGTAGGGATCAATGAATTATATGTATATGTTATAGTAATAATTTCTCCATCAGTAAGTACTCCAATATAATAAAATTCATCTCTTCCTCGAACAGATCCTTTATAAATACTCTCATCTTTTAAAATAACATAATGAGTCCCTTCAATTAAATTGCCAGTAACACTTCCAATAGCATTAAAACTTCCACTTTCAGTAAAAAGATGAACCGGTTGATAAGTAAATATATGATATTCAGACCCAGTATGATATATAACTTCATCAATTGCTTGAGAAGGTACTCCACCTCTCACTAAAACATCAACAGCTCCAAAAGAAGACCTTTCAGCATATGCGCTACCTGCTTCAATAACTAAGGCATCAGTAACATTTACATCATTCATTACTAACGAATAATAACCGGCTTTTGTTCCAACGTTATTTCCTTTAAGGATGCTTTTTACACGTAATTTTAATGAAGAAATTGTTTCTTGATCTTCTCCCGTTGTTACTGTATTTGGGTTAAAACACCCAGCAACGTTTCCAATAGGAGTAACCATAACACATATAGCTTCAGCATCAACATTTGCTTGAGATCCTCCTGCCAACGCTCTTATAGGAGCTGTGGTTTCCCATTGTCCTCTATCTGGCATAAAACTTCCTGGATCAGATATTACAACAGTTTGTAATGTAACAAATTGCTGTAATA